GCGACACGGGGATTTTCAGTCCCCTGCTCTACCGACTGAGCTACAGAACCATATTTACCTTGCCTTTTTATGCCACTACTATGATTCTCGCAGGGGGTACCTCCCCGCTACATAGGACAAGGAATAGTAGACATAATTTTGAAGCGAGTGGGGTTCGAACCCTGCATCTCTGGTGGACCGTAGCCGCCAGCACTTTTCCCCTTTTAAGCTATCGCTCCATATAAACGGCAGGTATTGTTACGCCCCTGCCAAGGCGCTCACCATCTACCAGCCATGTGGTAAACAACGGGACTTATGTAATCGATCCACAAACCTGTGCCCATGGATTTTATAAATCTTTGACCTGTATGCTTTGTTCTTTGACCTTTAGCTAAGAGTTTAAGCTTTGAACTTTCAACCTTTAACCTTTAATCGTAAACTTTAAGCTTTCCGTACATCATCCATAATTGAGCGATATAGCGCTCGATGTTTTTGGATATCGGATTTGAACCGATGTAACAACCTTTATATGGTTGCGTCTTAACCTCTTGACTAATCCTAAAACCAAGTATTGTTCTTTAAAATATTAGAACACTTGTATTATGACGGCGTATCAGGCCACCTTTTATAAGTGACGACTTGCTTTTTATTATTTTGATTTCGCCAAAAACAGTGCTGTCACCAGCAAAAAGCGAACGATCACAGTTTGTTATTTTCGATAGACAGTGAATACAGTGTGCTTTCTGAGAGATCAGTATTCGATGGTGATCTCTGTGATTGCATTAGAAGCAGACAGGACTGCATCGACCTCGGCTTTGAACTTATCGATCTTGGCGACGAGTTCATCCTTGGCTTTCTTGATGTCAATACCATCGATCAGAACCATAGTTTCGCGCTCAATATAGCTGTCACGTGCGTCTCGAATAGCCTCAGGGTCCATGTTGCTCTTTTCAGAAGCAGATGCAAGACCCTTAGTGTAATCATCCGCACGATCACTCAGACGGGCATTGGTCGTTTCGATCGTGGCAATGGCGCTGGAATACTGACGCTCCATCATAGCGAGCAGCTCACGCTTGAACTCGATACCGTGCTGATTCATATAGATAGCCTCCGCAACAGTATAGACAACACCATCAATGGTCACATGAGTCTCTGCATTGGACTTTGAGATCGCACGCTTGATCGCATCGTGACGAGCAATCAGATCCTTGATGGAGTCCAGAGAACTCTGTGCGTCCTTCTTGTAATCTTCGATAGGCACACCGTTTAGCTTTTTCATGCTCTGCTTGGCTGCTGCACAGAACTTGGCTCCGGAAATCGTCTTAACGATCCGATTTTCCAGAACCTTCAACTCGGCCAAACCACGATGGATTGTCATAGTTTCAGTAGTCATAATCATTCTCCTTATGTAATTTATAATCTTTGACTGCGGTTGCCCGCTGTTCTAATGGTGCTGGAGACAGGGCTTGAACCTGCAACCTGAAAATTACAAATTTCCTGCGCTGCCATTGCGCCACTCCAGCATATAAAGGTGGATTCACTCCACCGATTGATCAGATCAAACAGACGTTTTTCTGCCGCCCGATCTTTTTCCTACTGTAAGGAATCCATATAAGAAGCGAGTTCGCTCTGATATGTAAGCACCTGTTGATGCGTCTGGTTGGTGTACCGACCTTTCCTCAGGTACTGTTTGTACTTCCCTGCTCCGATCTGGTAGCGAAGAAGCGCCGCCGAATCGTTGCCGGTGTACTGCTTGTGATACGCCAGCAGCTGAACACCACATCTGATACCCGTTCTATCATCCAGCAGTTCAGACATAGATCGAACGCCAAGTGTCTTGTTGAGATAATCGAAGTTTACCTCGTTGACCTGCATCAGACCGTAATCGACTGTGCCGTTTGCATTCACGTGAGTCAGGCCGCTTTGGAACCTGCTTTCGTTATAGATCACACCGAGCGCCAACGAATAATCGACATTGTATTCGTCACACACCGACTGCGTGTACGACTTGAGTTCATCGCTCCAGCTCTGATATGTCTCGACCGGACCAGCTGCTTCCCCGCTGAGCAGATTCGTCAGCAGATAAACGCCGGTTACAATAATGGCTGCAATCGTCTTTCTCATTTCAATCACCTCCTATTCTCTATAATGACAGTGTAAAGTGTGAATGGTAAAGGAAAAATTCAGGGGCTGGTCAGGCCCCTTCATTTTTATAATTTTCTTGCTTTCTCTCGCATTATTTGATACTTTCGGAATGTGAGCGGCGTATCATATTGGTTCTGTCTGAATTTTTCAGCGACATATTCGATACCATACTCATGCTCTTCCGACATGATCTCATAGAATTCGCGCAGGTTTTTGATGGTGCTTGTTTTAACAAGGATGTTTTTATAGTTAGATGTTGGCGGAAGCCCATCGACGATCTTCTTTTCTCTTCGATACAGATCCTTAAAGTATCCAATTGGCACAGGGTTATCATTGGAACTGTCCCTGCTTGTACGAATAAGATAAGGACCATCGCCAAGATTCATTTCTAACTTCCCAAGTTGCCCCCTTGCGTGGTTTTTGAAATATGTGGTCGTGTTTTTAGCCTTACAGATGATCGACCATGCAATATCGTGATTGATATATTTCCCGCATACAGTTCTGGTGTCTACATCAACGTCTTTTCTTTTGATAAGACGAATCTCTTCAGACGGGAATCCGTAATACAGCAGGCACATAATTGCGCCTGTCATAATCGCCCCTTCTTCCGAGAACACAGAAACGACGTAGGTGAAGAAATCATCTTCTGATGGAAATACATAGTTTTCAGCCAATTCATCGGTACTCTTGTTTGCAATGGCTTCCAGCTGGTTCTTTACACGCTCAGAGCGGAAGGTGGAACTGGTGTCTTTCTTTTTCCATCCGGACATTTCCATGTCAAAGAACGGATGCTGATAGTATCGCTGCGTTGAGAGCAAACCCTCATCTCTGCACCACATAATATACTGCTTGAAAATAGACAACACAAAGATGCTGTAGTTTTCATTCAGTTCGGAGATCCACTTCGAGAACAGATCGTTTATAAATTCTTCGTCTTTGTCAGACTTGATCTCATAAAAGTCTTTCTCATACTTCTGTTCAAACGCGGCAAGCTTATGAAAAATGCTGCGAACCTTGTTATACCTGTTCTTACTCTTAGCAAGAATGATATATTCGCCAGCGGAATCCTTAGCTGGATCTCCGTTGGAATCCTTTTCGCACATTTTATCCAGAATAAATCTGGTCTTGAGCTCTTCATTATAATATTCCGCACTCTGTCTCATCGTTTGATATCTCCTTACACAGTGGGTCGGTATATGAACTATTAGATTCATTGTACACTATGTAAGAAGATTTTGCAAACAGAATCGTAGATTTTATGATGCAGAGACCAGATTTGTACTGAATGCCGCCGCAAGCATCGGACACTGGATCACCATGGCGTTCGCTGCGCGCTGCCAGTTCTTATCAGAGAACGTTCCGATTGGTTCGCTCAGCTGAGAGTTTAACAGCGTATCGCGGCCTTCGATCACAAGAGTGGATTCATGCGGTAAGCCATCGACTTCACCCACACCAAAATCAACATGGACCGGGTTGCGGCTGTTCCAGCGTTTTGTGGTGAATGGAATCACCTCACACTGGCCAGAGTTTTTGTTGTAGATGTTGTTACTGACGATCAGATAAGGATGAACGCCATAATATTTATGGACAGTTTTTCCTTCCTGCTTAACATCTGCAACATAACCGAGACGAATCTCACCGATTTTTGGGACACTTGAGCCAGCCTTAAACATATTATGACCTCCTTGCTGACCATCTGTTTTACTTTGTGTCCTTATTATACCACACTCATTCACACTTTACAATACCAATTCAAAGATTTTTTAAAAAAAGTGTGATTGGCTCCTCTACACAATCGGATGAAATAATAAGGCGCTCCGACTTTTTCCCCCTCTCAACTTCACAAGAGAACACGTTGCCTGTGATGTTGCAGCAGCAACAAAGGATGTCTGACCTGGAATCAAACTGGCATTCGATACTGATGTAGCTGTATCGCTTACCTTTTCTCAGTGCAACGCAGGATGACTTGGCTTTGATCATACAGACATTTTCTTCGTTCCGGCTGCCCCAAAACTCGATGATGTCATATGATCTGATATGTTCGTACATTTCCTGGGCAGTATATGTGACCCGCATTTTGCCCTCCAAACAACTAAAAGACGTCCTTCTTTTCTAACCAAATTCAGTTCGGTTGTTATTTTACCACAAAACGCAGCACGTTTCAACCCGAAATAACAACTTTTAATTGTTTAGAACTATTGTGCGCAGACTTCTTCTCACTTCCATCGCACTTTCATATTGTTCAATTGCTTCTTCCAAACTTTCCTCTAAGTCACTTAATGCCTCCTCCTCTTCTTCCCATTTGTCATGGGATATACCGTCGGAATCAGGTTCTGCTCTTAATTTTGAATGATTTTTTTCTACAGCTGCTAAAACTGACTTCAAAGCGTCATAAACTTTCATAACTTTCTCATCCACTCCCTCGACCGCTGGTTCTGTCGTTCATAGAAAGTGACTCCTGTCACATCGTTCACGACAACATCATCATACGGAATGCCTTTTTCGTTCAGATGGGCAATAAACCAGCGCTTCTTACAATAACAATATGGGGTTTTGTATGGATTTCCGTACTCACTCGCAGGCTTACCACAGGCATTATATACGTCACCACACATACTCCACCACTCTTTGCGGACACGATCTCGCATCTGAAGGACATCTGGTGTTCCATGATAACCATGTGCTTCACCAAATTCATAATCAGCTTTCTTTCGACTCATATTCTGCCCAGCACTGACCGCGCCAGATGCGCCAAGTCCCAGCAGTCCTAAAACGAACGATACCGCTCCACTCATAATAAACTCTCCTTTGTAATTTATATAGCGATCTTATTCAAATAGATCCGGCCGACATCTTGGAAGATATGACCGACTATCAAGACGAAATAGTTCAGCAGTTAACTTTCCACCGCCCCAATCATCAAGTTCAAATTTCATCACCATTTCAACCAAGGCCATCGTATCCTTACTCTCTCTTCGCTTTTTAAGAGCTTTCTTCAATTCTGATTCCAAATAACACTTCTTTACCGCGTTCGGACGAGTTAGCTCGATTGCGTGCTCGATATCCAAAATTTCGTTGCTCGCATCTGTCAAGTCCTGATAAGCTTTCGCATATGTATCCTTTAACTCTCCAAGCGTCTTGTCTACGATTTTTAAATTGCTCTTGAACTCGGCAAGCCGTTCTGAATCTATAACCGGATACGAAACAGCCCCTGGTTTTTGAACCGCCCCCAAGACTGTCCCCTCCTCTTCTTCTTTTGGCTTTGGTTGTTCTACTACCGGCTCTTGCTCAACAGGTGATGGAGGAGTATCATCAATTCGTTTTGGTAAATATCCATTTTCTCGATATGCTCTTGGCAGCGTCGATAACACATTCCACGCCTTCGCTTCATTCGAATATGTAGAAGCACAGCTCATATTATAGGTTTGGGTAAATTTACCATTTGTCTTTTTTGTAATGTAAGTTGTCCCATTCGCGAGAATGTAGCTCACATCAACACATCCTTCCTACATTATTATAATAGGGATCTGTAAAACCCTTTAATGCTCTTTCAAAACAACGGACTGGCCACGACCCATGACCCAACAGTTCTTGCCAGCATAAGCACAGTCCTCGCAGTGACCAGAACACTCGCAAGCAGTAGCAGGAGCATCACAGGTTCCGTCCTTAAAAGAGACGTAGGCAATTGGAAGATTATGTGGGTTATTCATAGTATAACTTGGCCAGGAAGAAAACAGAATATGTAAATTACAGGGAATTATACCGCCTTTATCCAGAAATGCATTAACAAGGTCGTATTTCTTGGTGAATGCTAGAAACTGGGTGCGAGGGAGTTTAGTTGCGATGCGACACATCATATCAAAATACCGTTCATCCACGATATCTCCACTGACATGCCACCGAAAATAAAAAGACCCATAAGCGGCTGCAGTTGCCTGCATTTCAAAGCCGTCAGGGTCTGTTAACCACAGATTCAAATTGTTGTCATAGGCGTTTCGTACTGTGGTTCGCCAGTCGAAATGACTGACATAGCACGTCTTTGCGCACGGAACGCCTGGAGCACAGGTTTTGATACGGGGCATCGAGATCGACTTGATACTCCCCATCTTGCTGTTTGCGTTCGACACTGACAGCTTCAACATATTCAATTTTCATACCCTCATCCGTGGAGGGTATACTCCTTTCCTATAATTATATCATCCTAATAGTCCAATAAATTACACTTCTAAAATCGGTTCATCAGGCATCAATGGCGCAAATTTCGCTTCCGCGTCCAAATCATAATGATATGGGATATCAAGACGATCTAGTTCTTCCTTAAAAATTTCAGCCAATTCATCTGGCGAATAGTCTTCGATTTTCATTTTACATCACCGTTAGCGCCATTCGATTGATAGTCATAACTAACTCGTTGACACGGTTTCTATCGATGGTGTCCGGCAAAGCAGTGTTCGCCTTATCGTACTGCAGGCGTTTTTCGTATTCTTTATGGAAATCTTTTACGTCGTGCTTGATGTAACCGTTTGCCGCTTGGAATTCACCATTACGAGCCATCATCAACAGGTCGTGGTTCTCCGCCCGATTCGTAATGATTTCACCCTTTTCCAGAATATCAAAGACCATAAGATAAAGACGAATCATATTCATAATGGTTTTGTTCATTCGCTTCTTTGTGATCTGATCTTCTGGGTATTGATTACACCATTCGCCCAAAGTGATTGCCTTCTTGAACAATTTATCTGCAAACCCACCGAACGAATACACTACCTGTCTTGACAAAAACAACTTTTTATTATCCATCAAGAGCTTTGTAGCCGGATGATAGCTGATGACAAGATCGTCAGCATTTCCAAGCTGCTCTAACATATTTGGATTACCGCTGCACATGAGCTTAACTGCTTTGTTAAAGCTGAATACAGTTGTATCGGTAGCTTCGTCAACCCAGTGATCAAATTCGTCCAGACCAAGCAGCTCACGCCCTGTATTAAACGCCACGCCGCGAATATCAATATCCGACCCTTCGATATTTGTTCCGTAAGCGTGGCTGCCGCCAATGGTTAAGAACATCATGTTTTTACCAAGATGTGGATTGGTGCGCAGGAAATCATATGGCTCGCTTGAAATGATTGATTGTAATTCTTCTCGTGTCATTTTTATCACCTCTTTACACTAGAGATCATCAACATCACTGCAATAAAATAAAACGCCCATAACGGGAGAATAAACCATTCCCACCTAAGGCAGAAATCAATAAATCGAGATAATAATTTCAAAATATAGTTCATCACAGTTCCGTTTGCTTCGTATAAAATTCAATTGGTTCACCAGTTTTAATATTGACACCCTGGCCAATTACGCTTGCGCTATAAGCTGGATAGATTTCGTTGCCTCCATTGACCAGATCGATTTTAATACGAACCGTGCCTTTGAAATCTTTGATCAATGTAGTACTCCAATCATTCTTGATGTGATAATCATACTTCGGATTAAATCTTAAGACCGACCGCAAATCCGCTACACAGACCATGCCACTATCTGCGCAAAAGTTGCCGATTGGTTTCGAGTGACCGTCTTCATCCCAAGTAAGCCGGTCGTAAGTCGTACAGCTCCAATCGCCATAATAGGTATCAGATTCAATGCCGATAATTCCATAATTGATCATACAGGTACAATCAAAACTGCGGCGCTCTTCGTTCGTCATATTTACAGACAGATAACACGGATCTGTAATGACAATATCGCCGTTGAAATCCATAACCTTGTCTTCGGCCTCTTCAACCGACACTGTGCCGTACTCCAGATACTCATAATATTGCCCTAGATTTTTATGAAAATGAGCGTAATACTTTGCCGCAGCAGGAATAAATGCCTCTCTATCTTTGAAATAAAAATCAAGAAAATCTTCATCTGTATATGTGAAAAGCAGGTGGATAACAACTGGTTTTACAAGACTTCCCTCCCTGATAGATGCTTCAATGTTAGCGATTTCTGGCCAGAGATTATATTTCTTCAAGCGAACATCCCGATATTCTTCAGGGATTGCATACCATTCATCGAGAAGTCGCTGTGGATAATTTTCAAACTTCTCAGCCAGCCGTTTCTTTTCTTGCTCAACCCATTCGTGTGTCATATTCTCACCTCACTCATCCATCAATACTTTCCCAGATTCCCCCATGATAGCGATGATAACTATAGCCATCTGTAAACGTCTCGATCATATATGTAAGATCATCGAACGAGAATTCGCCAGGATCGATCTTGAGCTCTGGAATAGTGTCAAAATCAATATCGCAATCCTCGCCCAGTTCGTCCCGCAGAGATTCCTCCGAATCGTACCACCAGAAAACCGAGTTGCCGATCATTTCATTATCAAAATCGATTATCAGATCGCCCTCAGACCAGTATTTTTGCTTATCCATTACCTGCTTAGAGATCGCGACAAGGCCATCGTTGCGGGAGCCATCGTTCTTAAACTCAACATTCGGGAAACGCTTATCGAACTCATTCTTATCCTCAGAATCAATGCAGCCACCATTGGATTCGATAAAGCGAACGACATTCAGGATCAACTCGTCTTTCGACTTGGTATTCTCCCATTTGACGTTTTTAAGGATCTTCTGAGCTTCGTCCAGTGCGCTGGTTGTATATGCAGACCAGTGATAATAGATCGTGGCGATATCCTCGTCAAACGCATGAACCGTAATAACCAGCCGCTGTCCCATTATTTTAACTCTCCTTTTTCATATAGTCGCTTTTTATATTCTTTTGATTTTCGGTGCGCTTCCCGCATTGTTTCTGCATCCGGGCGATAATACATCCAGTGCGTTCTGTTGTATTCATCGTTCTTTCGTTTTGCCCGCTGATCAACAATGAGCGAAATCGTTTTGTGCGAGACATTGTACTCCCGCGCCAGACCCCGGAGTGAGTATTCGCCGGTTTCAAACTTACGGGCGATTTCTTCTTTCTTGGCCTTGGTCAACTTCACCCGACGATCCTGAGTTTCTGATAGCCGACAGGTTTGCCACTTGCTTGCCAATCAATCATCCTCCGATTCCGCGAACGCCGATTCAAACTCATCCTCATAGCTTTCGATCTCTCCGTTATCATACTTTGCCAGAGCCTGCTGCATTGCATCGTCTGTATCTTTTGCATCCTTGATATGTACTTCGTAATAGCGATTTGCTGTAATATATACTGTGTATCCCATCTTGCCATCTCCTTTTAACAATGGCAGAGCAACCACGAAACCAGATCGTCATGCTTGAACCAGCCCGCCGGGAACCCGCGCCAGTTGTTTTTATCCGTCCAGCTCCTGGATTTCATCTGGCCGATCTGCTGAAGCTCTACTGAAAGACGCACCATGAATTTCTTGCAGTCCGCTTTATTCTTCATTGCTGTCTGCATTACAAAATTATCCTGCAGCTTGCCATTGACGACCTCACAGATCGCACATGGACAGTTGTGACAGTTCTTTTCGGCGCACATTAAACATGGCGACATTGTAATTCCTCCTTATACACCAGCAATATGACTGGCCATCATATCTGCCGTGTGAGTCCACAGCACATTCTGATATTGGCCAATGGCTCGACCATAATACTTCCATTCGTTCGTATCTGTCTCATAAGCCCCCATATGCCATCGAATACACGCAACTTCTTCCTCTGTCAGGGTGATAACACTCGCCAGCATACAGATAGATTTTTCGCCATGATGACTGAAAATAGAGTTATTCAGATACTCATACGTTCCTTTATCCGGAATAAAAAGATACTGATCTGTTTTGCAAACGTCATGCAGCAGCCCAATTAGATACGGAGAACGTGGATTTTCCCATTTCAGTCCTAATTTATCTGTCAACGAAACAAGAGCCTTCACAACAGCAATGCTATGCTCGGCCAAACCACATGGATGAGAACCATGATATTTTGCAGATGCAGGAGCTACCCAAAAATTATGTTCGTTCAGCCATTGGGTGAGTTTGATATAATCATCCCATGTCAGATATTTCTTCAGATCTTCATAGATCTCATTTTTAAGTTCAGTCTGCTTCTTTTCGATTTCTTCGTTCATATCTATTCTCCTTTGCAAATTATTCTGGCGGCGGTTATGTCTGCCCCAGTACCGCCAATCACCTGGCATCCGGACGTTAACCGAAAATAATAATCTCTTCCATGATTTACTCCTCCTCGTTTACAATTTCGATCTGGCACATCTTCATAGCAGCCAATGCGTTCTTGTGGGATTCAGGAGTAACACCGGCACAGCAGCTTGCATCCACAATGATAGGGACCTCAGGCTTTGCCGTCTTTAAAAGCAGCGCATTTGTAATCACACAGATATCTGTGCAAAGCCCAATCAAAGTGATGGAACCAACATTCACAGGGAACAGCGTTTGATAGATTCTTTGATTATCGTCTAACGTTGCATCAATAAACAACTCATAACTACCAAACGTTTTCTTATGATAGATTTGCTCGTAATCTGTGACAAAATCATTTCCGATTTCGTTTATCAACTTCCATCCGTCTGTTCCTTCAACGCAATGAACAATGGGAAGATGTTTACCTTCCTGAGTATTAAGATAATCTTCATCATGAGTGTCCATCGTGTAGAATACCGGGCCCTCCCAATTCTTGATCTTCTCCACTACCTTCGGCACGATTGCCTGAGCTTCAGGAGTACCAAGAGCGCCGGTTACGAAATCGTTCTGCATATCAACAACGACAAGGATATCAACCTTTTCCATCATTAGATCCTCCTGTTACCACTCAACTTCGTAAACGTCAGGGTTATACACCGGCATCGGCAACAGCTTGAACACATTGGCATCGTACATCCGATCGATCTTACCTGCGGTTACAGTGTCGCCGCCGAAATCACCAGTGCGGATGTATTTGTCGAGAAAATCATAGGTAAAGCCGAAATTATCTTCATCAGTACGGCCGGTCAATCCATCAGCGGGAGCCTTTTCAATAAACTCCTCAGGCAGCCCCAGCTCACGGCCAATGGCTTTTACTTCGGTAACAGTCAATTTGCCAAGAGGGCTAAACTGACCTGCACTGTCTCCAAAAAGGGTGGCGAACCCAACATGATCCTCCGAAAGATTAGAAGTGTTAGCCACCCGGCCATTCATGCTCTGAGACACCATGAACAAAGTCGCCATACGGATTCGCGCCGGCAGATTTACACGAGCCTGCTTGGAGTCGCACAAACCAGCCGCCCGGCCATTGGTCAGCAGCGCATTCACAGTCTCTGCGATATTGATCTCGAACGACTTGATACCCAGATGAGCGACCAGTTCACGCGCCACATCAATATCGCTCTGAACGCCCTGCGGCATCAAGACACCGATCACGCGGCCATTACCCAAAGCTTCACAGCACAGAGCTGCCACGATACTGGAATCCTTGCCGCCAGAGATACCGACCACGGCGTTACACTCAGGACCGTTCTTGCGGAAATAATCCTGAATCCATTTCACGATTTCATCCTTCGTCTTTGCCGCATCAAATGCATACTTACGCATATTATTTGCCCTCCAATCTCCATAGTTCAACATCGACGCCTTGAAATGTAACGTCAATGATCTTTTTGACGGTCTCCCAATCAGCACCACCACGGACGCATCCGATTTTATACGGCATTGCGACCTTCCAACTAAACTGTCTTGCCTGCTCTGCAACATAAATTAGAGCTTCCATCAGAGCGCCAACTGAAGTGTACTGTGCCCCGTTGTAACCGTATTTATCTTGGCCAAAGCAATTAGCGATACAAAACTCGTTGCGGCCACCATATACAGGGACGATCTGAGCCGTGCCAAGCAACCCGGCACTGTAGTTTTTATGAAGCTCGCATAATTCGTGATATTGCTCATACACATTTGGGAATCTCTCACGGACTTCCTTGGCAACGCCTGATCCCATTACGCCCTGACAATTCACTTGATGACAGATAATGTCTGCATCAGAATCAAACACATTGCCTTCTTTTACTACAACAGCCATATCATCGCCTCCACATCATTCATCAAAGTTTTTTCCAACCAACCAATCCTCACATTCTTTTCGAGTTGCAAAGTCTTCAACCCAAGCATCATGGGTCGTATTATCAATTCCAACATAGAAATTCCCATCTTTGTGAAGGAACAACCCCGGATCAGCTTTTAACGGGTTACAAATAATTGCATCCGCTTCTTGGTGGTTTATCTCTTTGATCTCTCCCATTAGAACTTCCCTTCCCACAGTCGGTCGCGAACTTCCTTCAAACTGTATTCCTTGACCATCGCGCCATTACGGAATACGGTTTGCAGCATGTTTCCGTCAGAATGAGCAGCGTGATCCATCAGGCCGTCAGTACAAACCAGCTTTCCAGAATCATCCTTAGTGACATAACACATACCCTTCAGACTCTTCTTAAAGTGATCAGTGTCGGTCTTGGGGTCCTTGAAGATCTGAATCTCTTTGCCATTGACAACGCCATAAGTTGCCTTCACAGCCATGCCAAAAGTATCGCGAGTGAACGGTTTCAACTGACCATTCTGCTCGATGCACTGCATGGAGAACGAACCAACGCCCAAGCTGACATTATTACAGGCGAAACCGTGTGCTTTGAGTTCGGCATAAATCTTTTCACAGCGCTGCACAGTGATGGAATCGCCGTACAGAGCCTTCACATGAGGATCGAGCACCTTGTAGCCCTTACTGTTGACTGTGCCGCCGAAGATATCCCACAGATGATAGACCGTCTGCGTGACGATTTCGACCGGGTCGCCAGAGTCTCCACGGATCAGCAGCGTACCATTATGAGCCATGATTTCATCCTTGAGCTGCGGCAGGATATTATCGACCAGATTCCAGTAGTCGTAGGAATCAGACACCATGCTGAAACTCATATTTGGATACAGCTCGGTCAGCGCCCGGCGGATGAAAGTGATCTCATCGCCATCGACAGCGAAGTTGGAACACATCACACTATGCTCGGTACTAACAGCGCCAAACGCAACGGACTCTTCTTCACAATTGCAGCGATACATTTCCTCCAGATACGGAATCGCAGGGACAGTAGCCGTATTCAGAAAACTCAGACACCAACCGGCGCTTGACTTAACTGCCGACTGCATACACTCCTGCCCACGGAAACTGAAATCACCCAAAGCACGAGCATGAGGCACTCCATCTTCGACGGTTTCATCGTAATACTTGTTCACGATATCGCGATACAGAGTTCCGACTGTTGCAGAAACCATCGGATGCCAGAGTTCGGAACTCATAAAGGACTCCAGAAACTGCGGAACCCATGCGAAATCAGGATGCGTATTGCTCATCTCAAGGAACGGTACATGGATGGGGCAACGAGTACCTTCTGGCAGCGCCTTGATCTCGACAGGCAGATAACCCAGATCATGCAGAGCTGCAATCTTGCTCAGATCGTAAGCATCTTTACCAATGGTCGCATCCAGGATACGCTTGTACTCGGGAACGACTTCATCCTTGGGTTTATTGAAGAACTGCTCCTTAAAATATCGTACCAGATAATCCTTGCAGAATGCCTGAATGCCGAACACGACGACTTCATCTACGCCATCCAGTCGGCTCATGCGTGGAGTAAAATAACTGACCAGCTTGGTAGTGCCGGCAGGAAACTGCTTACTGTGAGTCGTCTTGTAGAAATCGCACAGCAGCATCGGGTTAATGTTGATCATTTCAAATTCTCCTCCAGAAGTTTTTCCACGATTTTATTTGAAGTAATGCTAAAGAAATCACCGTATTTTTCTTGAATTTTTTCGTACTCTTCTCTTGTGCAGTTAACCTTGAAAGACATTTTATCTTTTGACGTATGAATTCGGAATTGAACATAGGAACCATCATAGTTACCAGACAGTTCATGACAAAAATCTTCTTTCCACTTTTCATCAAGAGAGTCATTTAGCATTTCATCAACGCAATCAAAAACATAATTTTTGTCGGTATGAAGATTTGCAATCAGCTGTTCCAAAATCCAATTAAATTCGGCAATCACTTGACGTTTTTCGACATCGCTTTTAACTTCTCGAACTACGTTCAACCTGTAAAATTGATCGTTGGCATTATATGTCATTGCAACCGGAGCAAGCCGCCAACCAAAATCTCCATCCGTATTAAAATGAATATCTAATGCCCAAACTTCCATATCAGTCCTCGTCCCAACGATGTCTCAATACCGTGATTTTATCGTGCTTACCAGTAAAAATACTATCGGTCGTATACACCTTGTGAATCAGTTCCGGATCGTCAAACAGATGACCGCGTTCCTTATCCAGGATACTGTTCTCGCAGTGGCTGACATACATATCGATATCACCAGCATCCAATTCCTTCAGCTTCTTGGCCGAATAGAACATAGTGCCGCCGTAAGAACAGATATCATCGATCATTAGAACCTTTTCACCAGGCTTCACTTCACCAACAACATCCAGACCGAGAATTTTGCCCGTTGCCCAGTCCCGCTTTTTATCGCCATGGATGATATAGGCGTTGCACTTGACTCGCTCCAATGCCCAGTGAACAGTTTCCTCATATCGTTTCATTGCGCCGGCATCCGGGAAGTAGATCACATCAGGCTTACTTTCTTCGATTGCCTGACAAATCTCACGAATCGGAGTATGTACTTCGCACCGATCGATCAGTGCGGGGGCCACATCACTGTGAGGGTCAAACACGCTGACGCAGCTAAATCCGCACCGATTGATCTCGTCAGCGAACCACTTGAGGGTGAATACGTCCTCGTCGTGATAAGCGCGATCCATGCGGGCGTTCGGAATATACGGCATAAACAGCTCAACTTCTGCCCCGTTATCCTTTGCGTCCTTTGCGATCATAATGACCGTGGGCAGCTCGGCCATGGATTCAAACGTCCAGACGATGCTGATTACATTGAGATAATTGATGGTCAGATCCTTCTTGATCAGCGGAGTGCCGTCAGGGAAAGAATCGATCTTATAATGATTTGCTTTGACCATATTGATCCTCCTTAGACCATGTAGTGAATGTCTCTTTCGCGAGTACGGGAAATGATGACTTTGACCACACCATTGTCCTTTTCAAAAGCTTCATAACGATCTTTTTCATCGTCATCGCTCTTGGAATACGGATTGATCACATCAACCTTCTTGCCATCAATGAATTGCTCACCGTTGGCGGGGTTATACTGGATATCCTCAGTGTTGATGTAGCAATCAGGCCAGTAGCCATCTTTCAGCTTGACATCAAAACAGATACGCTGTGCACCATTGAACATATCAAAACGCTTAGTACAGGACGCACGGTAACCATCCTTGAAGATAACAGTGAGCTTATAGCTGGTCTCGTTCATGTTGATGATATTCAGATCCTTGATGGCCTCTGCGAATGGAGTGCCCAGATTCAGTTCAAAGGCGATAGACCGCAGGCAGTCGTAGTTCAGATCAATCTTGCCAGAAAAATCGACCACAGCTGGGATCTGATCGTAATACTTCTCTTCGAGCTTATCCTTGAGATAGGTTTCGACCTCGTCAGCGCCCGGGTAATCGAAGCGGAAGTGATAGTGGAAGCGGCCGGGACGGTTGACCAGATAATCGTTCAGGCCATTGAGCTGGTTACAGGTGACAACGAACAGCTTTTTGCCCGCGCTGGTGCCATCGAACAGACTCAGCATCGTATCCTGCGGACTTTCATTGTCCCTGGCCTTGAATGTCTTATCAAACTCGTCAAACAGGATCATAACTTCCTGATCGATGGATTCGATGAAATTGGCGATACCGCCGATATAGCGGTTAGCCAGAATGACAGGATAGCCCTGCTTGACGGCCTCGATTGCAATCATCTTAGCGGTCAGAGATTTGCCGATGCCTTTGTTGCCGCTGAGGATGACACCCAGATTGCGGTTGAACACTTTGAACGAATTCAGCACTTTGGCAACCTTGCTGCCCTGGACACCATACACCTTCTCGTTGATGACCATATCGGGGCGGCGGGACAGATAGAAACCGGTCATCTCAGAACAGTGGATATCATAGGTACCCGCCGGGATCTTGTCATACGCCTTCATATCGTCGCCATACAGGAACAGATTGCTTGCGCTTTCAACAACTTTCATGTTTGATACTTCCCTTCTCAGTTCAGCTCTTCCAGCTTCTTCATCAGGTCCTCGATGCCCATGTCTTCCAGCGCCTTATCCTTTTTCTTTGCCACAATCTCCATGATCTTATCACGCTGTGCCTTCTTCTCGGCGGCAGACACACGCTCCGCTGCCTCAGCCAACTTGACAGACACGATATACCTGACGATATCGATCTTATTGGCCAGATCCTGATCCTCGGCGCTCTTAGTGGCCAACAGAGAATCCTCGTCGGCGGTTTTCTTCTGACGGTTCAGCATCTTGAAGATGGCATCCAGATCCTCGACCCGCAGACTCCACAGATCCTCTACGGTCATAACGCCCTTGTAGTTAAAGCGATAGCGATTACGGGTTGCGATTTCAAACAGATTCTTTTCCATGATAATTTCCCCTTTCAGATTTATAATAGTGATTCACAGTAACATTCGTTGCCAATTTGGTCAGAAAACATGTCGTCTGTCCAGTAGCGACCTCTTGCTTTGTATTTTTTACCATCAACCGTATCGACTATTTCTTCGATTTCGATAGTCTGTCCACAAAGCTCTATCATGTCTCCAGTTACAACATCTGAAACCTTCCTCCAATGACCGTCTTCTTTTACACCTGATCGCATATAATAATACTTTCTAAGATCTAAATCCTGGCGGACAATAACAACATCGCCTACATGATATTTTGTATCTTGCAACTTGTGCCTCCTTATAACAGAGATTCGCAGCAGCACTCATTGTCTGCCAAACCAGAAAACATGTCATCAGTCCATCTAAAATCATGCATTTCTTCTACGATATAGTGCCCGTTAGAAGAATAATCTTTAATATGAACCAATTGCCCATGAAGTTCCCACATATCCAATGTCACAATGTTACTGTTTGCTTTTGGATAAGGACCAGACCTCATATCGTAAAATGCACCATACTTAAGATCATCTCGAACTAAAACAGCATCGCCTATTTTATATCGATACTCCATTTGACACCTCATAGCAGAGATTCACAGCAGCACTCTTTTTCGTTCGCCAGACCAACAAACATATCATCTGTCCACAGAAATTTCCGGTTCATTTCTTTGATGACATATCGATTGCGACAATACTCAAGAATCGTGACGACTGTTCCTTCCAAAGCCTTTCGTGCATGGATCGAAGCTTCGCTCACACAAATCACATTACTAGGCGGATACCGACTCCCAGAGCGCATATAGTAATCTTTACACTCTCGAATTTCATTGATCACCACGACACGATCACCCGGCTTATAACGATAATCCATTTAGCACCTCACAGTAGAGATTCGCAGTAACATTCATTTTCGTTTACCAGACCAACGAACATATCGTCTGTCCAGAAATCACCATCAGGAGCTTCCGCGATATGATATCCACCATTTTTATATGATTTAATCGTCACAATAGCTCCTGCAAAAGAGAGGTGTCGTTTGGTGCACGAGGCCCAGCCACCAGCACGCGGCCCAGATCGCATCTTGTAACTATCACTATACGTAAGAGCTTCGTGCAGATCATTTTTTACAAGAACCTTGTCGCCGATTTTATACCTATATTCTGTAGGATAAGTTGCCATCAAATCACCACTTTCAGAACTCGCTCAGTTGCCCCCTGCACCTTAACGATAAAACTGTTATGCTGCGTCTCAGAGAAGCCAACACCGGACAGCTGGTCATCCACGGACTGAACTGCCATCTGAGAACCCAGCGCCTCAAACACACGCTTATGCTGCAGCAGGTCTGCCTTCAGGAATTCATTGTAGAAACCATTGGGCTTTTCCGGGTTGACGCAGTCCTTGAGCATGAAGAAGTAGTGACGGTTGCCATTGCCGGTCTGTTCGTCCCAGTAGTTCGGAGAGTACATCGCCACAGACACAGGTACAAACTGATTGGAATTCACACCCCAGATCTCGCGGGTGCTGGTAGAACTAGGTAGCAGCTCCTTAATGGAGAACTTACCATCCTTCAGTGTGACTTTTGCCACGGCGACATTCTGACCACCATGCAGCGGCTTATCATAGTTAAACGAGTAGATGTTGCCATCGAACTCGATCTCAGCACGGAAACCAGTTTTACCGCCACGACTAGCAAAGCAGTTCACATAGAAGCTGTACTCGCCTTCCTTCATTTTCTTAATGTCAGGCCAGGTAATGTTCTCAACAGCAGCCTTATCCCGCGAAGGATGAGTGATATCCACATCCAGGCGGCCATCAGTACGAGAATTCCACTTACTGACATAATAGATGTGATTCTTATCGGGTTCAATGCAATGAGCATCCTCATCGTTTTCATCCCATTCACCCGGCACATCGTTCCACTGAATTGAGAAACGCAGTACACCATCCACCTTACCGCCAGCAGCCTTAACGTTTTCGCGGATATCGCTGTCTGCCATATTGCCGGTATACGCCCAGCTGAAACCATTGGACCACTTGAACATGCTTGGCGCGCTCTTATCCTGCGGCGCAATAAGAGATACCATGTTCTTCGAGAAGCGATTCTCCATGAACAGTTCCAGACCTGCCGCAGTAGGCAGAACTTCTTTGACGAACTTTTCGATGCCGATTTCTTCCGCACGGCTGAACTTCTTAGGGTCGGTACCCAGAGACTTTACCATTGCCTCAAACGGATTCGCAGCGCCCATCACCCGAGGAGCAGCATCACGGTTGCAGAACAAGATGTTGTTTGCAGTGATGTCGTCCAGAGTAGCAAACCGGCGACCCAGACTGTTCATATAGCCCAGCTCAGTGACGGTTTTCTGTGCGTCTTCCAGCATCTTCTTGGTGAAAATCGCCTTGGGGCGCTTATAGTTGGCAGGAGCAACCACCTTCTCAAAAGCAGTCACAGCAGCATCCACATCCATACCCTCGCTCAGGTTCACCAGCAGAGTACCGATTGCCGTATTGCGGATACGAAGCCGGTTCATCGACATACCGCCGGGAGCCATCCAAACATAAGCGGACTTCTTTTCATCAGGCAGACGATCATACACTCGCTTATCGATTTTGAAACCACGAACCAGAGATTCAAACTCCTTACCGCGATACAGACTATTTTGAGCAATCAGCTCAAGCACAGTGTCCACGGCATCCATGGTCAGCTCCTCCAAAGAACGCTTGAACACATTAGCAGAATCACGCCACTGAGCCATCTTGGTAGGCACGTCATCGGGACGCACAATGAACCGCTGAGGAATCTCGACAGCGAAATGATCCCAGGTATGAACCGCCTTATGATCAGCGTCATACTCATAGTTCATCTCAGTGCCAAACTTGCCATCAGAGATCATATTGCGGCTGACGTAATACGGGTTCACAACAGCGCAGGTTTTCATATAGGCAGCCAGCGCATCCACAACCGGCTGATAAACATCGGACTTGGTATCGAAATCCCAGACGGTAACCATCTGACCATCCATAAAGGAAACCAGCTTACCGATGTTCTTTACGAAGCGACGGCAGCAGGAGCAATCATACTCACGACGCTTACGGAAGATGGAGTTCGTGCCAGCCGGGAAGCTGTCCAGATAGAGGTCATATAGCTTATCCTCATCTGCATTGGTAATAAACAGAGGTGCGTCATCCTTCACCATCTCATTGAAATGCTTCTGAATCAGAGCGCGGAATTCTTTGAAGTTTGCCATTGTTTTCATTCTCCTTTTTGATTACAGTAAACTGTCACAAATACATTCGGTCTGGTCTTCAAACATAGACTCAGTCCACCAATAAGGGATTCCCTGTAGTCTATAAAAATCATCATCATCGGCGTAATCCTCGACTTCATAGGTCTTTCCGCTATAGTTGACCATATCGTCGTTACAGAAAAGGTCTCGTTTGCCTGCTGACGGCCCATACCAGACAGGGTAATCGCGATCTGCGGTCAAATCTGAACGAATCGTTACCAGATCACCCGGCTTGTACAATAAAGGTTTCATCACATTCACCTCACAATAAAGATTCGCAGCAGCATTCGCTACTATCTTCTTCAACAAACATATCGTCAGTCCACAGGACGGTACCTCTACATTCTTTGATGACGTATCTGCTAAGGGCATATCCTTCTATCGTAACGATTTTGCCCAAAAGACTATTTCTTATATCAATCGTTCTTTCGCTGATTGTAACAGTGTTTTCCGCCAGCCTATCTGTAAGGGGACCAGATAACATATGATATCTGTCGTCCTTATAAAAAGCATTTGCTTGTACTTGAACCTGATCGCCCGGCTTGTATTTAAAATCCATTCAATCACCTCACAATAAAGAGTCACAAATGTATTCGTTTACCGACATCGGCTCAAACATTCCATCAGACCAGTACAGATGATCAGGGTCATTATCGATTTGGTAATAACCCAGCTCATAAGAAATGATTTTGTGGACTGACCCCTTATATTTTCCGATATGATATACGGTCCCGGGTTCGCATCCAGCTTTGGGACCGGAGCGCATATAATACTGCATGTTTCGATCAATATCGTCGCGAACTTTTACGATGTCGCCAATTTTATACAGGTATTCACCTTCCATGATTCACCTCACAGCAGCGGCGTGCAGATACATTCGTTGGGCGCTGCAAACATCTCGTCCGTCCACCGATCGCACCCATAATCTTCGTCGATGTAATAGCGACCATTGCGCTTGCCGGCAATATGAACCACAGTGCCAAGCCGCTGCGCCTGAGAATAAGTAAGGGTAGCACTGACATCGTTTGCTCGGTAACCGGAACGCATATAATACTGAACACCGCGCTCCAAATCAGGCCGAACAAACACTTCCTCCCCGTTTTTGTACTGATAATATCTTGACATTGCTCTACTTCCTCCATTCCATTACAGCAATGAATCGCAAACGCACTCGTCCACAACAAGCGGCTCAAACATCTCGTCAGTCCAGATGCAGCCATCGATTCCCTGTGCTTTATAAACACCGCGAACTTGTGCGATCTCTTGAATGACGATCTCTTGTCCTGCGTATTTTTTCATCCATGGAAGAGCCAGCCAGCACTGACCTTTATTTTTGCCAGACAGCATTTTATAGTCTTCATTTTCCGAGAGATCAAGCCGAACGCGAACTCTGTCGCCCGGGTGGTACATATAATCAATCATTTTGTTCCTCCATCATCGAACCAGTCCGACACACGATCAGACATTTCGTCCATCTTATCCTGGTCGGCCTTGACATAATGCATCGTGACACGCTGGCTGCTATGCTTAAACTTTTCTTGAAGCATCTCGATCGTTTGCCCAGATGTACCAGCCTTTTTCGCTGTCTGAAGTGCAGCCATTGCATAAGTTTTGCGCATAGTATGAGTGGACAGATCGATATCCAGCTCACACGCCTTCCCTGCTTCTTTCAAGATCCGATAGAATCCGCGCACTGTCAGAGGACCACCCTTGCGACTGCGAAACAGATAATCAGATTGACTGATCTCGAAATTCTGTTCATCGAAATAATCTTCCAAAATGTCGGCTGCCATCTTGGGGATCTTGCACACATTGCGCTTACGGGTCTTTTCTTCGATCAGTTCGACATGCTCTTTCACACTGCCATCCTGTTCGTAAACATCGGCCGTTTTCAGACTGAGAAGATCGCCACAACGAATACCCAGACTGCACCCGAACACGAAAATCGCCTTGTTGCGTAGACGAAATTTAGGGTCGCCGTTGGAAGCGAGATAATTCGCCAGTTTCTGGAAATCCTCTTTGGAACGAATCGGATCAGCAGGCGAAGGTTTGATGCGGCCATCCTTTGTATAAAGGCTGTTGGTTGGCTTTGTCTTGCGCTTTTTCTTGCGAGCGGCAGCCACGATGTCCCAAATCATTTCCTTTAGCTCGGCTTCGCTCATGGTAATGTGAGCTTCGGAACCAGGCTGCTGTGGAAACTGAACCACACGATCTTTACGCTTACGTGCCGGTTCTGCCATTGATCTTCATCCTTTCTATGTAAATCAATATCTGTGTTGATATTTTTCTCTGTAACGCAGGTTATGAGTGTATAGCTCGTTATCGAAATCGTTGATCATGCGGCACTTTTCTTTGTATTGGTACTGCTGTGTCAGCTCGATTTCGACGTACTGCTGGCGCTCCTGACAGTGATCGTGACACCCTGGATAACGCTTGGGAGCTACACAATAATGGCAGGGATTCTGCATTTTCAAATCATTCCAATCATAGTAAACTTTCGCAAACACAAGCGGTATCGTATTCGTACCGTGCTTGGAACATCTGATCCGTCCAGGCATATGATTTATTGTCTTCTTCAATGAAATATTGACCATCAAGATGTCCTGAGATATGAACGGTCTTGCCTTCGAACTCCTTCATTCCGTCAGCAATATTGTTGTATGTGTATGTATTTGGGCCAGACTCCATAAAGTAGCTGCATCCCATTTTGAGATCTCGCTTTACGACCACTGCGTCGCCCTTATTGTATCTGTATTTCATTGTTTACCTCACAGAAGAGATTCACAGCAGCACTCATTGATAGAAATAAACATCTCGTCGGTCCAGCCATAATCAGACTCTTCCAGAGTGTATCCAGCTCCTCCGTGGCGAGGACCCTGAATCGTAAAAACCTTTCCAGCCTGATCTACCATTTGATCAACCACATTGTAGGTATAGTCCCCATTGTGGCTGCCTGACCTCATACAATAAATTTCACGGCAGTTCAGATCCGGGCGAATCATTACTTTATCGCCGGGCTTATACATCAATTCCATATTTCTACCTCATTTTCTTTTTTATCAAAATCACTTTCTAAATCCGATGCTCTGGAAACTGGGAGGACGCACGATCGGAGAGTTCGTCACGCGACCTGGCGCGTGACATCGTCTCGGATCGAAGGACGAGTGTTTCCTGACAAGGATTGGCAGAGGCCAGCTGCACGATCAGGGCCCATGGCGGAGTGCAGCGGCCGATTGCTGGTGTATTCTTCTTAACATCCGCCTTGGGCGTGATGCTCGCTCTTTTGGAACGATATGCAAAGTGATTTTTTTGTTTACTGATTACTGATTGGGCTCATCGAATTCGATTTGTTCGCCCATGGATGCAGCCGTTTCACAGACTTCATCAAATAGGACATCTCTGCCGGCTTCCAGCATTGCCTGGTGAATGCGCGGCTCTGCGGCGGCCACAATGGTATCGCAGAAATTGGTATCGTCTGTGTTGATCGATTTCAGATTCAAACTTTCCACGATCTCTTTGACATCCTCAGGACCCCAAAACACCAGGGCTCGCCGATCCTCTTCGTAGACCACCTCTGTTTCGATGCCCGTGGAATAGTAGATCATATCCGCGACCTTTTCGAGCTCCTTTGATGGGACCTTTCCATCCCGGCACATAATTTCAATCATAGATCATCACTCCTTGTGTATGTCTCCATTTTTTATGCAACAACGCCCTCTTTGGGACGAAGATCCTCTTTGAGCATCGCCATAATATCAGTGCCGAACTTTGCATTGTAACGACGAATCAGCTCATCGATCACCTCAGGCTCGACCATGTGATAATAGTTGAGCTTGCCATTGAACTTTTGCAAATCTTCCAGCTCCCATGTTCTGCCGTGCTGCTTTGCATCGATATAATTCGTCATAGCCGAACGGAACATTTTAAGATTGCGCCAGCCAACCGTGATCTGATTGTCCTTATTCCACATCAAGCCGAGACACCAGTTCTTACTGGAGTGCCTGTTGCCGTAATGCGTTTTCATTTCGTTCAGAGTAAACGGCGCATGGAAAAAGTTCAGCGCATCAATGATAATTTGCTGGATTTCCATCGGGTCAAAGTGATGATAACAGCTGATGAGGATGTCATCTGCATATCGTGTGAAAGTAAACTCGCGATCGATGCCGTCCTTTGCTTTGTAGCCATAGCACAGCTTGCGAGTGATACAGTGGTCAAACGGAATCATCATCACATTGGTAAGCCACGGACTGATGGGAGCTCCCTGCGGCAGGCTGTTGCGAAGGAAGCACAGGTTGACCGCCTTTGCCAGTTCATCTCGGCCACGTGTATCCCGCATGATCAGAGCGAATGGATAGATCACACTCATCATGCCGAGCAGAAAATCCGGTGTCGTACTGGGGAAGAAACCATGGAAGTCGAACTTGACCGCCCAATGATTCTGATAATTGACGACCTTTTTCATGCCGGTCGCCTCATCAACGACGGTTTTATTGTGACCTGCCTGATGCTTGCGGACCGCATCAATAAAGCTACGATTGGGAATATATGCGAAAGCATTCGTGTGATAATCTACGATCATAAAGCTCTTCAGCAGTTCCCGCAGCTCAATCAGTGCATCATAAAGAGTTTTATCGGGCGCATCAATGGGTCGCCAGCCGCCAGATTTCTTTGGAATCTCAAAGTGAGAGTAGTGACTCGGGATATCGCTGGATTCAAGCGCCGCATACTTCACGTTGTAGGCCGCCAGCTTCTCGATCATCTCAGGAACATTGGTGATAGCGCGAAGTTTGGCGGTTAAATCGTTGCGGCACACGGTCATTGTAGATGTGTTGTTGCCGCCATAGTGCAGTGCTTCTACATTCTGGACACCGGCGAGGATCTCATCAAAAGTGATCTGCCGGGTCTTAGGAGGATTCAGATATGTAATGTACATTGTTTCTCCTTTATGATTTCATCGTGATCTAAATGGGTTTCTTGAGGCTAACTTAGCATGCTGGAGGAGGTCCTTATCATGATTGGATGCTCAAAATGGCTATATAACCGCCTTCAGGTGACCCGAGAAGGTCTTTTTGAACTCTGCATTAGCTTTGTTAGCGGACGGCTCCGCGCTCGTTTTGCGATGTTGATGCCTCGGGGGAGGACGCCCTCTTCTTAACAATTCGATACACTTGGCTTGGCCTAAGTGCGCTGTTTATGAAAAAACAACTATTCATCACGATTATTTATTTACGATTTTATCAGAACGCCATGACGCTCTCTTCACCCAGAATGAACGGGGTTGCAACGATCTGCTTTTTCAGCTGGTTGCCTCCCACGAAATTGATAAAGTTCGTAACCGCCAAACAGCAGATGAAACGAACGGTCGGTGCGACACCCTGAACGATGCCACATGCAGACACCGGCGTACTTACCTTTGCTTCCTCGTGAGTGAAGTTCATGGAGTTCTTCAGATTATCGATCTGCTTGCGATCCTTCCAATCGGCCGACCAGCACTGTGCATCATACAGGCCAGTGCGGATATCGAACACACCGAGCAGCTCAGGATTGTACTTGTTCTTCTCCAGGAACTGCTTGCGGATCTCGATGCTGTCCACGGCCAGGAACACATAACCCTTGACGGTTTCGCCCTGCCAGCCATTGGGCATCAGAACCAGATCCTCTTTGATATCAGGATTCACATTGCACAGAATGTTCCCCACAGCTTCCACCTTGGGATGGGCGATATCCTGCTGGAAGAACATCTGGTTGACGATATTCTTGGGTTCGACAAAGTCCATATCCCACAGAGTGAACTTGGTCAGACCGTATCGTGCCAGCAGTTCAGCCACAGTAGAGCCGACCGAACCACAGCCGATGATATGAATGCGACCCTTAACAGACGCAGGGTCAAACACCATTTCGATTTTGCTCAGATCCATTGTTGTTTCCTTTCTTAGTCCTGAAATGCGTCAGCGTAGGGATAGCAGCTCGAATTCCAATTGTTCATCAGGTCGTTCGGATTCTCCTGATAATACTTCATCAGATTGGATTCGCTTCCCTTGCTCTTGGCTGGATCGATCTTAGGGGCGGCTCCACCCGTGACAGTTTTCAGCGCCGGGTTCGTCGTGGCTGCCGGTTTCGTTTCTGTTTTTGTTTTCGTGGACGCGGCTGCGGTGCTTGCGTTACCAACGAACGCGCCTCCCTGATAAGCTGCTGTACCCGCGCTGTAGCTGCCGGAGTAAGCTGCGCCATTGTAGTTGCCGTTGTAGCCACTGTATGTAGTTGTGACCGGCTTTTGGACGAGCGCTTCCGCCTGTTCGAGAAACCCTTTCGTATCGGCCTCTCCAATCGTCACCTTGACATCGTCGCCGCTGTAGATGGCATTGTCCGCCATGTCCACAACACGGACGTTATACTCCCGCCGCTTGTTCCAGATCATAAAGATGTAGTAGTCCTCAGAGCTCAAGGTCTCAATGAGATCCCACTGATTCTGCATATCCACGCCGCTGGGAGAAGTGCCCATGTTCACATGACTGTGGCCCTGGAACCGCAGCGTATTAAAAGATTCATCGTCCAGCTCATACAGCCAGGTCGTATACTTTTCCTGGTCCGTATTCACTGTTGCGCCCGTGACCTGCTGCGGATAGACCAGGATCTTGGTGATCTGGAAATGAGTCTTATCAATGCGATTCACCAGACCGTGCCAGGCGACCTCGGTACTGAAGTGATCGATCAGGGCACACATCTCGTGATAAGCTTCCAGAGTGAAATTCACCTCGACTGCGTCCTTGGCAGGCTTTGAAAAATTCTTGTTAAAGGAGAACTTGTCCGTCTGCAGGTTACCCAACGCAGAAGCCTGTGCATAGAACTCCTGCAAAATCCCCTGGATCAGTTCGTCATTCATCTTAACCGGCTGCATACTTCAAACCTCCTTATGCCGTTTCATTGCTTTCGTTTTCCAGAATCTCAATCACCTCTCCGACGGTGTAGAGATTACCATCCTTATCTTCCAGACACTTCCTGTTTCTATAATCACCGAACAGCTTTTCCATCATCCATTCGACAACCGTAGAATCCGTCCAGTTGATATAAGAAGAAGAGGTCACCAGAGTGGACAGAATGCCGATGTAATCACGACGAAGAGCCAGATCCTGAAGCATACCGCGATAACCGCCGTAGCAGGTAAACCGGTCGATATGCGGCTGAGGGAAGCGATCCTTCATCAGGTCTTCCCGGTGATTCATGTTACTGCTTCTGATAGCTTCGACACGGCAGTCATCATAGACGATCCACTCGCAGTAGACACGCAGATTGAACCGGTGCTCTTTCCAGATAGCCAGGAACAACTTCTTGGTGAGATCCATATCATACGGGCTCTCCTCGTAGATGTAGCTGGACATCTTATCCTGCTTTTCGACATACTGCTTAAAGATATCTTCGTTGTAGTCATTCAGATAGCAGTTCACGCCGACCCACAGCTGATTGCCGGACTTATCCAGAGCGATAAGAGATTTGTTCGCCTTGAAGAAATCGACCAGCTCCTTCTCATCGTCTCCAGAGTTGCAGGCACGATTCCGGAGTACCAGAAGCTTCATCTGCTCTTCGTCCACCTGCTTCATGGCATCGCGGGCGCTGCTCATGTAATCGTTGACGTTGTTCTCTGCCCGGCGAACACGTTCTTCCTGATCATGAATCGAACGGGTGAAGTTCTGACTACAGAATCCCTTGAGCATGCTTTCGACTTTCTTGCCGTAGAAGTCATAAGTTGCATAGATCTTGTCGATTGCTGCATTGAACTTGTCATACTTTTGCTCGGCCAGCATCTTCAGCAGATCGAGTTCGTCCCTGGTTGCCGGGTGATCCTTGAATGCCCACGGAAGCAGACGAGGCAGACAGCTCATCATCATCTGCATGACCTGGATTCTCTTGGGCGAAGGAGCGAACACCATGGTCGCCTGCTTGGTTTCGTTCTGATAGACCAGAGCGTCACCGCTGCGATCGACATACAGAGAGACATCCTCAAGACGAACCCAACCCGCCTTCTTGTAGTCCTCGTCGAACATTTTCACCTGTTTGATGTAATCGGCTGCTTTCTTGTTGGGGATGAAATGGAAATACAGACCGAGCTTGATCTTTGTGAACGGACCACGCTCACCAGCGTAATAGGCTGCTGTCAACTTCTCATCGTCCGGGAGCCGGATCTCGTCCTCGACCACCGGAGATTGCATGATGCCCTTGTTCTCGGGGTCAGCGGTAAAAGTCGCCAGCCGCTCCTCGTTCATCACTGCCCGGAGAACGGTCAGGACGGTGTTATCTTCGGTTTCGAATTTGTTCCTGCTCTTGATGTCAGAGAAAAATTCGTTGCATTCGTTCGAGCCGAGCTTCGTCAGCAAACCAGTGAATGCCATAGTTACTTCCTCCTTAAATTCATATCTTGCATTTAAAAAGCCCAGATACTGGACACATATAAGGCAGACTTTAACCGGCCTGCCAGCGGCTGCAATGCTACTTATCTGTTGTAACCAGAACAGATTTATATTCGGACTTTATTCGAGATTCGCTCGAACAGATTCAGGATCAAGCTCCGTTAATCCCTTAACGGGCGTTGTCCATCTTCTGAACACAGACCAGATAAGCCTTCTCGGTAACGTGCATAGCGGCGAAGGTCTTGTCCATGTCGCCAGGCTGCAGAACACAACCATCAAGAGAAGTCTGACCAGTAGCGTAGTTGATATCGTTCTCCTCCAGGCACTGACGCAGGGTAGTGTCCTCGGTAACCATGACAGTCTTACGGTTGGTGTTGGTACCCACAGTGATCTTCAGCATAATATGTACTCCTTTTTAATTTAAAAAATTTATTGTTGAAACGTCGGATTGACGAATCATCTAAAACGAATGCCGGACGTATTGCGCTGGAACATCCGGCGTGGAACCACAGTGGCGCTCTTACCAGGCGGCGCTCTTACCAGGCGGCGCTCTTACTCGGCGGCGCTCTTACCAGGCGGCGCTCTTACTCAGCGGCGGCCTCGGGCTCAGCGTCGTTCTCGATGGTGATAGCAGCGTTCATAGCGGCCTCATCAGCAGCGATAGAGCCCATAGCCTCGGCGATCTGCTCCTCGATCTTGGTGCAGTTCACGATGGCCAGACCCAGCTTCTCACGAACGAACTCGTTGATCTCCTCGACGGTGGTCTTGCCGTTGGGCAGCTCGATGCTCATGGTAGCGACCTTGGGAGTAGTGACGGAATTCTTTGCGAAGGTCACACCCATCTCATTGGCAGAAGCAGAACCGCTGACACCGATAGCGCAGACAGGCTCCTTCTCCTTGCCCTCGCCCTTGTACAGAACCAGAGCCTCGGGACGGAACTTCTTGACCTTCTTCAGGGTCTCGATGTCGTAAGCGGAAGCGACGAAAACGTTGTTGTACTTAACAGTTGCCTTCATAATATTGATCTCCTTTATAATAAAAAAATGTTATGTAAACGAGCCGGTTTGCTCGTTATACCGTTGTTGTTAGCAGCTCTTTCATATCGTCAAGAGCCTCGTCCCATGTGTCGGCCGACTGAATGAACTGGCCATTATCCGCCGACACGATTTCATAATGGCCGTCCACATACTTGATATGCATCCGTTTTCTCCTTTCATTTGACAGTGTAAAGTGTGTTTGGATGGCGAAAAAATTAAAGCAGAGACTCGCAGCGGCATTCACTGGTTGACTCTACAGGTGCCCACCAATCATCAGGAAGGAAATCGATCAGGCGATAATCCGGGTTGCTCCATGTGTATTCATCGCAGATCTGCACCTGAGGATTACCGCAGTCTTCTTCATATCCGACAACGATTCCCTCTACGCCCTCATTGACATCACCAGGACCCCACGGAGACGTAAGCCTTACGCGATCACCGATACAGAATTTTCTCTCGTCCATGTTACTCAGTCCTTTCTATCCATTTCTTTGACCTTGTCGACTGCATAATCGATCACGTCGGTGACATACTCAGTGGCGTTGTTAATGTTATCCTGTGTAAACATATCAGCGGCGAGCATCTTATAGCAGGTATCTTCAGAAGGAACCACACAAACCAGAACCGCGACAACAAAAGTTGCAATTGCAACCTTGATGCAGAGTTTTACTTCTTCGGCTACATTTTTGTTTTTAAAGCCATAATCGTCTGCATCGCTCATGGTGCACATGAACATAATCGCTTCTACGATCATAAGCACAATTAGAATGGCGATTAGTAGTGCTCTGATGCTATCTACGATGCTGATCCAGTAGAACACCCAAGGATTGATAATGGAGTTCATACGGCTGTCCACTCCTTACTTGAGCCCTTTTAAGATATTTTCCTTTAAGACTTTGCACAAGGAATCAGTGTATGCTTTCTTGGCCTTTTTCGAAATCTTCGTGCTGTTGAGCCAATCAATGGTAGTGGTAATCATGCTGTTTCCAACCACTTCCATCACGTCGCCCTTGTCTTCTCCCGTGTCGAGAGTAATATCGGTCAGTACGCCGTTAAGAGGAGTTGTGCTAATAATCACTTTCATAATACATTGTCCTTTCGGGTTTTATTGTTGTTGACATTCGAACATGGTGCGGCTAGAGGGACTTGAACCCTCACCCGAAGACCAGATCCTAAATCTGGCGCGTCTGCCATTCCGCCATAGCCGCATATAAATTAGGTACACCTGTACTCCCGATTCTCCAAGCAGGACAACTTCCATTCCGGACCACAATATCCGAAACATTAGGGCGCAACAAGGAAGTCGTGGCTATTTTATTGATCGTACTTTTACCACCATGTACCTATTCCCCATTTTGTTAGAGACCTAATGGGCAAAGCTGTCTACCTGCACCGGTTGTGGACGGACTTACCCGGCTGGATTTATATGTAGGAGTCTCAAACCGTCGCACATAATGGAGCAGCGAATGGGAGTCGAACCCACATTTTCGACTTGGAAGGCCGACGTATTAGCCGTTATACGACCGCTGCATAGAAACCCGGCTTACAAAGCCTTGTTGCTTTCGATACGATATAGACCGAAGCATCGTATCAAAAGAGCCGGGAATAACAAGAATGAGGTAAAAGGTTCCTGCTGAATAACATACCTAAAAAGACAGGAACCCTGGTGCGACTGGATGGACTTGAACCATCGACGTGCATTCAGCCTGCTGCTCTACCAACTGAGCTACAATCGCATAAGATACTCGGCTTACAAAGGCACGCTGCACTCTTTCGAGCGAGCCGAGAATAACGTACATGGAAAAATTTAACATTCCCCACAGGGGATGGTATCTCGCACAGGCGCGGCCGGATCTGACCGCTAAAGATCCTACCAGTACGAGATTGGTGCTACAGGTGGGATTCGAACCCAACAATCCATCGTTTCAGGCGCTCCGTCTTAAGCGGAGTGTGTCTCGCCAGTTGCACCACTGTAGCATATCAAGAGCAGGATTTCGTACCTGCTACGACTTGTTCAGTCACGGTGATTCGTGTCTGGAACCCATGAACCACTTCAAACACCTTTTGGAAAGGAGACAGTTTGGGCGACGCAACTCACCCATGGTGTTTCGGATGGGACTTGAACCCACATGCTTGCGCAGAAGTTTTTGAGACTCCCCTGTCTGCCGATTCCAGCACCGAAACATATATGCTCGTCTTTCCGAGCCGCCACTGCTTGCGCAGTTCACTCCTCTACTTCAAACACCATGTAATACATGTGATTATCTTCACCATCGCCGACTGCCGCACCGATAACATACTCAGGATATGGGTTCAACTCGCATCCGCAAAAATCAGCGTAGGATTCAGTGTCAACCTTCACTGCATCTTCATACCGAGCAGCCTCATCTTCAGGCATCCCATTGAGAAAGCACTGAAAACTAACAGCGGCAAAAGCAATCGCATCGTCTCTTGATTTGAATGCTTTATCAATACTTACTGACTTGTAGACATCAGCTTTCTCGTTGGTGTAATCGCTTGCAACGATGTACATCTGAATCACTCCTTCTCAAAGATATCGGTGTACTTCATGTACAACTTACCGTTATGGAAGTAGGTATTGTAATCGCACTGGGTGACATACCACCAGCGCTTCTGATGACCAGCCAACAGGAAATCGTGCAGATGATAGGTTTCCTTGTAGTGCTCGTCCACACGCTGCCGGAAGGTAAGCTCGTCGACTTCGTTAGAATACTCTACGTACTCAGCGATTTTATTGATTTCGTCCTCGGTCATATTGTCATCCACAACGAAAACCACACGAACAATTTCACCGCCAACACGATGAATCTTGTCCAGTTCGTCCATATGATGCAGATGATAAACGACTCGATCAAACCTTTCAAATGGGAAAAGCATGATGTCGGGATCATGCTTAACATCATAATAACTGGTATGCAGTTCAGTCTGACGGCCAAGCTTTCTGCAAGTATCGAAAAAGTGTGCCCACCACTTCTGATGATGAGGCCACTGCCATAACGGATCGCCACCGCCGGATACAGATACCCAGTTGCAATCAGCGCAATCATTATAAAGGGTGCTCCATAATTCATCACGAGAGGAATACTCCCCTGTCGGCGTCATCTTGAGATTGTTGTTGCGGACGACGCATTCAGGGCAGCTATAGTGGCACCCGAAGTTCGTGATAATACTAAGATATTTGTCTGCCATTTTGATTTACTCCTTGTTAATGGTAAGCTGAATAGACCAATAATCTCTATCGTTTCCAGTGTAAATCAAAGAGTCCAAAACTTCTGAGTGCCGATCGCACTCGTGATAGATTTCTGGACCATGGCTCTGAAGCCATCCAGGCTCCACTCCGAACTCTTTAACGATTTCTCCTTCATCAATGACTGCGATACTATCGGAAGCCTTATCTTTCGCTTTTTCAATCATCCATTCAACAATTTCTTTGATATTCAGATTTGCCATGATTCATACCTTCTTTCAAAATGTTACTGAAAATGGTGCCGGTAGCAGGACTCGAACCCGCGCCTCTGTCTTATCTGGACCAAGGGGTATAAACCCAGTGCTCTAGCCGCTGAGCGATACCGGCATAAGAGAGGAGGATTTAACCATGTAACGACATCGGCGAGGAGTAAACGACTTACAAAGTCTGCGCTATACTCAGTCGCGTCAGTGGATACAACACATAAGCGAATTGGTCTCTTATGGTGTCCATCCTCAAAGGCTGCCCTTTAAATCACTCTCCGCCAGTCTGGGCACCGACTAAGCTAGACCACAACTCAGGTCATCCAATAGCCTACTCACAATAGAGCCACACAAGATCACCAAGGGAGCTACCCTGTCGCAGCATGGATTGTTGTTTTCGGATATAAGCGTTATGGGTGTGTCAGAGGGGGAGTATGATCACCCACGGTGGAATTGCGCCACCCCAGCAGTTTTGTACTACACTACGCCGCTGCATCGAACCTAGCTGGAGCCCAACAGAATCGAACTGTTGTACGACCATCGGCTCCATATCAAAGCAGGGTTATCGTACCTGCCCGGCATTTTCAGCCACGAGCGAAGAAAAAGGAAAAGTGAAAGAGAAAAACTTCGCTTTTTTGCACAGGGAGAAAGGATAAAGCCCTATGCTATGGTCCAAGTGACAGGTTACGATCCTGCTGCCTCATGCTCCCAAAGCACGCGCTCTGCCAATTGAGCTACACCTGGTTATATGCCGGTCTTTCCCGGCTGCCAGCCTCAAAGGCTAATGGAGGAAGTAGATAGCTTAGATAGCTGCCGCCACGATCTTTGCAGCCTCCTTAAACACTTTCATGTTCTTATCAGAATGTTGGAAGATATCAGGAGTAGACTTGGGCGGCTTATTGTGAGAACGTACATACGCTTTACGCATTCGGTCCATCTTTGCAGTGCCGATCGCGTCATAGATCTTTGCATAGGTAACCCAATACCCAAGCGTCTTATCGCCCAGCTTTTTTGCAATGGGTTCAACGATCGGAAGCGTGATACTCGGCTTGTAGTAATAATATTTCTTTTTCGGCTCTTCAACCGCAGGAGTTTCGACTGCCGGTGTTTCAGCCGCCGGTGTTTCAATCTCGACTGCGTGAGCCTCGGCCACAACGACCGGTGCGGGTTCTTCAGCAACGACCTCAGGAGCAGGTTCTACCCTGTGGCGAGTAGGAATCATATCAGCAGGGATCATAGGCGGTTTCTTGGTGAGTGCCGACTTAATCCCCTTTCGAACCTCAGCGTCATGCTTTTCGTTATCATACCGATCCTTCATAATCGACATAAAGATCGACTTCCACGTTTCGCTGTCCTCGATAATGTCCAAGCCGCTGAGGTTCTTGATGTCACCCATGTAGCCGACCCGCTCAACATACGCCTTGCGTTCGTCTTTGAAATACCAGCCATAGTTGCGGCCGATATAATCATAAGCCTGTTTCAGAACCGCATTCAGCGTCAGACCAGTCATGCGAGCGATGGAGTTGCCGAGCTTGTAGATCTCAGTCCGCCATTCGCTGCGTCCTTTGTATGTAGTGGTGTGGGTTTCCTTTGCGGCGGCTGTGGCAGTTGTGGCGGTCTGCTCAGGCTGCTTCTGCGGCTGACCCATCGAGATAAGCTTTCGTTCCAGCTGCTTACAGACGAACAACACATTGTCGAGAGCGTTGCGGTCCTGCTGGCGGGCGGCTTCGAGAGCGTCCATCTTAGAATGAATCTCTGCCAGCGCCTGAGTCATCTTGTCGAATCGCTCCTGCCGCTTAAGCTCAGTCTGATTGGCATTCAGCGATACGGTTTCACCCCGCATCAGAGCGGCGATCACATCCCAGCAGAAATCAATGAAAGCATTCGCTTTGGGTTGAGTGCTGTAACGGCAGATCTCCATTACACCTCTCATATTATATACGTAGGTCTGCTGTTTTCCGCCAGGGGTAATCAAATTGATTAACCCTGAAAGCGGGTCGAGACGAGCCGCATTGCGCTTATGAATCGTTCCAATCGAAATTGAAGGATTCTTATATCCCAACGCCGTGCCGACCTGCTCACGGGTCATCCAGAAATCATCCTGAGCTCTGGTGTGATCGACCGCCGGATTCTCATAGACCTGAATCTCCATGTCACCGAACTGCTTGGTAGTGGCTACTTGCATTACTACATTCGCATTCATTTTTTACCTCATCCTTTTCGTTTGATATTGTAAAGTGTGTTTCGCTTGAAACAAGTATTACACAAAAACGTATCGTTGTCAATTGGAAAATATTCACAAATGACAGCATTACATTTTGTTTGTATTTGTTGCTCTTATCACAACCTTCATTATTATAATATAGGCGATTTGTGATCTAAATCTGTCTGAAGCTACTGGCTGAGGATCTGCTGCAGGTCTTGGTCCAGGGGTTGTGGCCCAAATGTGGTTGTTGGATGCGTCGGTTGGGGTGTTGTGAGGCTCTTTCAATCCCATGATGACACCGTTTGGTGGGCTAGCGATGTCTGGTACCTGCAGTCGACGCGTCTTCCGCCTTTCTCGGGGGTATCTCCTCTTTCTAACAATTCGTTCCGTTCGGCTTGGCCTAAACGTGCTATCATAGTAAAACCAGATAACAATTCATCACAAATCTGCTCGTAAAATACGGGGTTCCTCACATGGGAGGGCCGGTTTTCAACATAGTTTTCAACTCGCTTTCTTATTCGATTATGTACTTTTGTTTCAAATTGAGATCTAAATATCTGTGGAGTCCTGTGCCTCCCATGCGATCGCTGCAGCAGGCAGCAAGTAGATGGGCTGCGGATGATCTGCGAGCGCAGCTGGGATTTCGGAGTGACGCATTATCGCTGTATTTCATTTGGACACGACCGTGAGTTCCTCCCGTTATGGCCACGTGCTGAGCTCCTCGGTCTTCCAGTGGCAGCCACGGGTGGGGTATCTTAGACTAACAATTCGTTCCGTTCGGCTTGGCCTAAACGTGCAAACCTTTCGACTTGCTATTCATCTCAATCTGTTTTCGCGGCGACTCTGCTGTACTATGCGGAATCGTCAAAGGGCATTGCGTTCATCTCATTCACCTCCTGATTCAAACCTTGCTGTTTTCTCTATTAGAATTACAAGGCAAAAACACCTAACACATCTCAGTAGAGTAATTTCATTACCGAACCATGATGTATGTTTAGAATACAGTCAAACTCTTTATGAATTCGGCTGAGAATTGATGCTGGCCTTATTCTGTCGAGCCGCTTGTACCTTTTTCATTCGCTCACGAAGCTCTGCACGCTGTTCATCGGTCAGTTCGCGAGGCGCTGTCGGCGTTCCGAACCGAACCAGCTTACGCGTCACCGAATACCACTTGCACAGGATCAGTCCGTCTTTCGTGCGGTGGATCTTGGTGAGCTTGTACTCGTCAGGATGCTTCTCGCACATGGCATCAATCTTGCGCCAGTAAACAGGATCGTTGGTGCACACATCGGCCGTCTTATCCAGGGCTCCAATGGTGATGATGGTCTCCTGTTCAGCTCTGGTCATTGAAACGCCGCCATGCTCAGGAATGGCTTTCATTATGATTTCTTCCACGATTTATCGCTCCTTTTTCTGCTGGGCTCATTCATACCAACACATCGTGACAACGTTGGTGTAGCCAGTTTGGTATTTAACGCCGTCAATTCTGACCGTAACCGTGCCATAAGACACCCAGCAAGAATCGTACTCGCCCTCAGCAAGCAGCGTGCCGTCAGGGTTATAGACCTTGGCATAGTTCACCTTGCGTCCATCTTCATCTTTCGAATTGCCACCACATCCAGTCAGCATCAGTGCAGCAGCCAGTACAGCTGCCGCGATAAGTCTTCGGAATCGCATTTAAGCCACCTCCTTATTCGTCATCACTGTCAAAGACAAAACCTTCTGCCTTCCACATCGAAACAACAAATTCATCGTCACTTCGATCAGTTTTCAAAACCCCGCTCAATCCATGTGCGGTGTCGGTGATATCGAAAACAAACTTACTTCCGTAAATTTTGAACAGATGACCGTCTCTCTTGCGTTTGTTGCGGCAGGTCAGGTAATCCGTCCCACGGGTGGTCTTGCCCAGCTGAACCCACTTTGTAGGCACATGGATCTGCAGATAGGATTTCGAGCCGCACACAATCGTGAAATCATCGTGCTGCTGGACCAGCTTGAGGAAGTCCTCCGGTTTGAATTCGTGTACGCCAAGATCTAAGCTCGCCATAAAAACCCTTCTTTCTCTTTTTCTCCCTGATGGTTCTTTTTCCCCTTAACAATCTCCTTTATCTCCTATAACCCTCTTAAACTTAATCATCAATTTTATTTTCGCGTCGCTTGTTCATTGGCGATTGCGTAATTGAGTTCGAGTTCGAAATAGGAATGAATTATTGTTGCAAGCGAAAGAATGAATCAGCGATTAAGTTTTCAACATTTTGAACAAGTGAGTTTTCAACAATTCGGAATCTCAGCAACGACCTGAATCATCTTGATTGAAGTCGGAATGAAGATTCGTCCTTGCAGCATGTTCATAAAAGTAAGCGTCTGAAGCAGATCGAACCAGTGCGAACTCTGTTCAGCAGGTGCCGCATTCAAATCAGCGATCAGGCTCTCCACAACCTTATCGTCAAGGAAATCGAGCCGCGTACATGCTTCGCCGCGCTCATAGCTGGTTCCGATCTTAACTTTTGCATCGTATGTAATCTGTACTGACTTCATACTATTACGCTCCTTTTTATTATACAACTGTTTGGTGTTTCACTCAACAACTAACAGGCGTTGATTAGTCGCCATTTTCTTCTGAGTCAACGATCTCAACGCTCTCGATAGAGTTCGGCACGTACATGCGCTTTCTGAATCGCTCCATGGTCTCAAGCGCCGTCTCAAGGTGAATCATCACACCGTGCTGTTCTTTTGATCGCTTCTTATACTCCGTATCAATGGCAGCGCATAGCGTATCAACCACATCATTTGGCACAGATTCAAACTGGTAAGTAGCCCTCTTATAATCGAGCCGCATACTTGTTGCGATTGCTGCACGATATGTTACTTTGATCGTATACAAATTAACACTCCTCTTATTGCGTCGCTCGTTCACACAGAATCGCGGCCGCTTCTTTCAAAATACATACACCGGTCGCACAACTTGCCGCATCGATTCCGTGCTGTCGATACAGGTTCCAGAGTCCGCCGTATGTAGGGATCGCATCGAGCCCGGAGCAGTAAAACCCCGCCGCATCATCCCACACAGACATCAGTGTATTATTGAGCAGGTGGTCTTCTTTGTACTTTGGAATCAGATAATCAAGATCGAACGGAATGTACTGTTTGACCACATCCAGACCGCCCAGATAATCGATGTAGCGAGTGTAGCGCTCACGAAAACCGAGTTCTTTGCAAGTGGCCTTATCGATGTTGCATTGATGGATTCCTGTTGCTTCACTGATGGTCATCGCTGCGCTACCTCCTTACTTGTTAGATTTGCACTGATATTTTCGTTCGATCATTTCGGCTTCTACCAAGGTCATACCGTGCTTCCACCGAATATCAACAACGGATTCGACCCAGTTTCCGGTCTTACGATTTTTTACGACACGAACTTCCTCAACATCTCTGTGAATCTGTGTGCCGGGCTTCGGAAGATAGGTCAAAACAGTTTCCTCAGAATGTTCCAGATCATATGACCCAACAAACGTGCAATCACGCTTGATTAGATCAAAAATTTTCTTGCGGTTCTGTTTGGACAAGTTTCTCACGACTGCGCCACCTCCTCATTACTCTTCGAGTGTGATATCATCGTGGCCGGCATCCTCATTGGGCTCATCCGCTGCCAGCGCAATGATTTCGTCGATGTTGTTTTCGATCAGATACTTCCAATCTTCCAGCCGCTGATTGAGGATTTCTGTCGCCTGGATAATGACTGCGTCCGGCGTGATGTGCTCACAGTTGCATTTCAAAGCCAGGATCAAGTCATCGAATGTGACAGGATCAAGAATCGTATCGCTGGGGATCATGTCCTTACCGAGTTTCCAGTCAGCCATAATCAGAACCTCCTGAACTGCACGAACTTGCCATCAGCGTAGCAAGGAGAGTAACACTGAATTCTTGTACCGTATCGCTCAAGGAATGCGTTTACAAAAACAGGTTCGCCCTGGAGAATTACAGCTTCCGGTTTCATGGTCATAACTGTATCAGCCGTATCCCATGCGAGAACTCTGACTCGGACAGAGGAATCAGTCGGCACGATAATAGGTAGCGCACAATCATGAAGAGTGCCATCTGTACACAGCTTGCGAGCTGCATCGAGCTGGGCATTGGACCATTGGGCGATAGAAAGTTCAGTCATGTTGAGAACCATTGCTACGTTTGCCCCCTTATTCTTTTACTGATAGTTCTTTTGCCATGATTCTTTCGCGCATCTCGGCTCCAGTTGAGGAAATGTAATCGCGAGTAAGAACCCATGCATCTTCTTCGCCGCAGATTTCAGCAGGCTCTTTGAACAAATGAACTGCTTTGTCTGGCTTTTTACCACCAAAGATTTCCTTCTTAGCCGCATCTGTGATACAAGGATCATTGTAGATGTCATGCCAATATTTTTCTTGTTCTTTAAGATATTCAAGTGCTCGTTCTTCAGTAGCGAAGAGGTCGTAATGGAAGTTATCGTCATGAATCGTTTCGTCGCGGGCTTCGTGAGACATGAAAATTCCCCAGACAAACATACTGTGTAGCTCCTTTCATTCCATCTCGATTGTGACACTGTTATATTCAGGTGTTTGATACATCACATTAGCTTCCCACATCTTGGCACAATCATAGCTGGCGAATGCACGGCGGACCACTTTGAGCGGGATTTTGCCATTGTTATCGGCATAGAATGTGATCTTGTAATGCTGGAGCTGATAGCCAGCTGCGGCGTAATCACCCATTCTGCGATGCCTCCTCGTCTTTTAATTCAACAGAGCTAATCCACTGTTCGAATTTGTATTGAACTCCAAACATAGGGTCTGTAAAAGTATACTCAAGACTAGCTTCATCGCCGTCTTTATAATTCACATCCGAAACGTTTTCTTTCTTTCTGATAGAACAATATTCTTTGAAGATAGTATCAAATGCCACGTCAAAACTACGATGAGCAGATAGCGGTTTCGTTCCGTTATCATGCCAACCAAAACAGTCATTAACTTTGACATTTTGCATGACAATGTAAATTTCCATGTTTATGTCCTCTTTTTTGATACTCTTACTTCACTTCTTTTGATTCGATCTGGATATAGCGTTCGAACTCATCGCCGTCCAAATTTTTCCAACGATAATGAAGATTGCCGCCATCAACATCAAATACGACGTTATAACACTCCGGATCTGCGCTCACCGATTTTGCCATCTCACTCAGCATCTTCATTGCACGCTTGCGACTGCTATAAACATCACCATTGTAACGATTGAAAATCGCCCACGGCTTGCCTTTGGTTCGCTTGGAATAGGAATTATCCAAAATATGCACCATCATGGTTACAACCTCCTCCTATTTGTTTTACTACGCATGTAGTGGATGTGGTTACGTCTGCCTCGGTACCACCAGTCGCCCGACATGTGCAGAGTAACGCCCCGACTATTATCAGAACGCTATTTATTTAATTGATAATACAATCATCCTCGATGCTGTAATAAGCTTCTGTCCATGTGAAGGGTTCGCCAAGGTCTTTTGGACTAATGGAATCAAGTTTCGCCATAGTCTCAGATGGAACATCTTTCCAAAGAAAAATGAAACCTCGTAACCATTGACCGCTTCGATTTGCCATGAAACACCCTAGAGCACATTTATCCTTCTGGCCTTGCCACGGATGAAGTTTGTATCTAACATGAAGCTTAATGTATTCAGATCCATTCCAATACTCATAAATATCAGGATGGTCACGCATACACTGTTTTGCTTTTTCACGCCAGAATCGATTGTTGCTCATTTTACCAATTTCTTCAGGAGTGAATTCTGAGAACTGTTTGCCAGAGAGATTGGTTCCCTCAAGAAGTTCAAACTTAGGTTTTTCTCCAAAGTTCTTTTTCTTTCCACCTTTAGAAACCGCTTGAACGATACAACCATATTGGTCAGCCATTTTACCTGCTTCATCACAGATATTATCCCAACCCATATCGTCATCAATATCAATAATCCGAACTATTTTATTCACCTCTTTTCGTACAAAGCGTTTATTATATATCACACCAAAAACTTCGTAGAGATTATATCATCTACGGAGTATCCTATAGTGCAATTGGAAATCATTGTATGTAAGTAAATTTTTACCAGTGGCGCGTCGCCGGGTTAGCCCTGTGCTGCCTGTTCGCCAGGGTTGCCACGCTTCTTGCCAGACTTCTTCGGAGCGGGCACCTTGAATCGAACCAGGACAGTAGTCGGGCGAGTGCTGGAATCGACAGAGAGATGGGGTTTGTATACTCGCCGGTCTTTCAAACGACGAACGACTTCCTTCTCAGCTTCCTTGGAAAGCGGTTCAGGTTTTGATTCGACTGCTGCCTTGGAGATATTCGCATCAAAATTCGCCACACGATAGCAGCCCTGGCGGTGAGTCTGATTCTTCTGGATTTCGACCGGCTCCAGGTAATCCATATTCAGATTCAACTTGGTGACTTCCTTCTCGGTGAACAGCTCGTCGGCGATATAGATAGACCAGGCTTCCTCGTTCGCCTTGCGGCCTTTGCCACGGTACATAGGTTTGTTGTTGGCTTCTTTCTTGGTACGATAGTACAGCATAAATTTTACCTCTTTCACTTTTTGCGTTTATGTATTACTGCGTGCCGCTTAGACGTGTGCCGCTTAGACCACAACAGCAATCAACAGAGTCAGGGCGATCGAGATGAGAAAGAAATTGCGAATCGTTTCCGTCATTTCGATCGGATCTACGGTATCAAACCAGCGTGCCAGGGTATCGATGACCTGATTGTAGCGGCGGAAACACCCCAGATAATACAGGCCGGTTCCGATTTGCTGGAGTGCGCCAACCAGAAACAACATGGCGGCGAACACCCAGACAATAGGATGCTCAAACAATCAAATCACCTTCCTTTACTGTGAATGGCAGAGTCAGAATGTGAAACTGCAATTCGATTTGAACACGCGGCCGGAGTCTGCTATAGGGCAGGAAGTACGGGTCAGCCAATTCGATGCGGCGCTTATGACGGCGCTCTTGGGACTGCATCCAGGTGGAATCCGCGTCACTAAGGTATGCTGCGAACATAATTCATATTGCTCCTTTCGATTGCTACGCTGCGGCGCTTCTTACGGCTGCTGCGGCGCTCATACTCTTGTGAATTCGTCCAGATAATAACGAGAGCCATGCATAATGAAATACGCACGGCCCTGATTCGTCTGATAGATTTTGTGGCGGCCAGCCTGTTTACGGCGCTCGCCATTGTTGGTTGCGACTTCGACACACGCCTCTTCAATCGCTGTGATCTCAAGCCCGCCCCAGTTGTTGAGGGGGTAAACGGCGATTGCGTGTTTCTCTGGGGGAAAAACGTCTCTCATAATTCAACCTCGCTTTCTTGCTGAATAAAGATCTTGCCAGCGGAATCATATCAGGACTTTCAAACACGATAAATCCACCCAGGTTATTGATAGATGCAACCAGCAGGCCATATTTTTCAATGATGAGCCAATTCAGGCTGTTCGGATTGTACGGTCGGAATGGTTTCGCATCAGGAAATCCCGCCCTCGCATCACTGAAAAACTGTGGGGTCAGCTCTTTCGTATCCAAATTTACGACACGAATCGGCGTGAGGGTTCCGCTTTCCGGGTCCAGCACAACGGCGCACAATCTGTCATGCATCTGATAGATTTCTGACAAAATCATTAGAAAGTGTCCTCCCCTTTCCAGGCGGCTTACAGCTTGCCGCTCATAATGCCCATCACGGGAACGCGCTGACCTTCGCTCTGTTCGTACATATGGGCTTCGGTTACATTGCCATTGTGAACTTCACGCTTGGCGACCTCAAAGCTCTTCTCAGCCTCGGCATAACTCTTGCAGGGGTATTCCATTTCGCCCATGATAGGATTATTCCATTTGACAACGAGGACGTAGGGAGCTTCTTTGATGGCCTGTTTCATACGCTGGGCCCCGGCGGACTGCTGTGTCTCGGCGGACTGCTCCTTGGCGACGATTTTCTCGGCCAGATTCTTCAGCTCTGCAATCACATCAGCATTCAGACGCCGCTTTGCTTCTTCAGCGTGAATCATCTCGGCGATTGCATTCACATCCGCCTTTGCTTCATCAGCCAACTTACGAGCCAGACTTTCAGCGCGGTGACCTGCATACTGATTGGCAATCTTGTCATAGTGCCACCACTTGTCGACGGCGGCGGCGCGGGCGTATCTGAGCAGTTTCATGTTGTCCATTTTGTTTTACCTCTCTTTTTATTTTATCAATTGGCGGCGCTCTCTACTGCGGCGCTCTCACAGTTACACCAGAGAATGTCCTCGATAATATCATCGAAGTTGTCATCTGGCGTGCCATTGCAATTCATAATGAGGGTCACACTCTGATTTACGGGCGGGATCTCGCTGTCTGGTTCGTAGGAATATACCCACGTATCACCATTTTCATCGTCGAAGAAACAGTACAAAACATCCCGATAAATCCCTTTCGAATTCATCGTGTGAAGGAGATTCTGCTGAGAGACGGTTGCACCGAGGATATAGCGGCCGGCAGCATTGGGTTTCACAGCAGCGGCACTACCAGCGGCGCTACCAGCGGAGCCCGCGCTTGCCGCCGGAACTGGAATCATAAAGATTGTTGCGAACAAAATCACGGCCATAATCACAACGGCCAGACCACGATTGCTCTTAGTCATGCTTGAACATCTCCTTCCATGCCTGCTGCATCGAAATCGTCAGAGCGACACCAATAATGATGCCGCAGAAAAGAATGAACTCCGTGCTGAAATAATCCATAATGATTCTCCTTTTTTTGTTTTCATTTTTGGTTGTGGTTACGGTTACGTCTGCCCTGGTACCGTAAATCGCCCAGCATCGCTCCTTGCGGAGCAGAGAAAAGAGGTAAAAAGAAAACGCCACATTTTTGGTGTGACGAGTACGCTAATTGATTATAGAATTGTTTTCGTTTATAATACTAATAGGAGGCGATAACTTTGAAGCCAAAATTAACTTGTTCTAAGCCAAAATGTAATAAACCTGTTTTTCAAGATGGACTTTGTTATAAACATTTGTGCCGAAAAAGACGTGCCCTAAACAAGCGTGAAGGTATCTTTATCAAAACAAAATTTTCAAAGAAAGAACTTAAAAATTCAGACAAAATAGCTTGTTTGAATTCAAATCTTGGCTTAAATTCTGATTCCAAAATTGGCCCAGATGGACAATGGAATCATGGGAATAATAAATAATTACTTGCGTTTACCAGATTTAACTGGAAATTGCGGTTCAAGCGGTCTACGGTCACTATTATCGAAACATGAACTCATTCCGGTGCCGTCCATATATGTCTGCATAGAGCGGTTCAATTTTTTCTGCTTTCCGTTCATCTCAATGGATTCACCATAAAGAGTACAGCTAAGTTCAGAATATCCATGACCACTCATGGACGATTGACGGTATTTCATTTTGAATTTTTTACGACGAATGCAGTCAGGATTGGATGCTTCTTTGTGCCAAATCTTGGAATCTTTTTTCATTTCATCCCGGTCTGGGTTTACCATTTTGGTTTCCCACTTGTAAAGTTTGACACACTTGACTCGTGCTGCATCGATGATATGCGAAACGATTTCCTTGCTGGGCATATCGTCCCATCTGGTTTTCGTTTTCATATCACGATGCTTGAGTCGCATTTCTTTCGTCTGAGGGTTAAAACGCGGCTCTGCGACAAATTCATAGTGGCCAAAAGTGCCATACAATCCCATGTACGGCACTTTGCATCCGTTGTACGTCATACCCTTGCGGTTGACACACTGAATGACTATTCCGTTTTTGTCCTTGTACATCAAAGATAGCTCCTTTCTCTTCTTTCGGACTCTTAGTTCAAAGCCCCTGCGCCACGTCAAGGCGTTCCGATTGTAGGGGTAGGCATTTTAATGTCATGCCCGGGACGAAAACGACGATGTTAAAAGATGAACTCGTGTCCGTTTACAGAAAGCCGCACAAGCATCCCATTGTGATACAGGCGGACTTCATCATAGAACGGACGATTGCACCATTTACGTTCGGTCTTCTGTTCAAACATATAGATGGCGTTGTCTTTGAACTCCATAACGCGGTAATGGTCGCCAATGTCTGAACGGTCAAGAACCGCCCACTCTTTTGCCATGGGGATAATGATTGCATCATCGTACTGTTCATGACTTGCGCTTGCACGAGTGATACCGCCGACTCTCTTAACCTTGACAGCGGGCTTGCTCTTAGGACGAGAGTACATGATGTACCCATCTCTTGCATTCTCGACGTACCGAATAGGCAGTCCGGCGCTCAACATCTTGAATACCGTGTCGTCGTCCAGCTGGGTGAGCTCTTCGCCGCTCTCCATGACGAGATTGTACACAGGGCGAGTGATGACCTCAACATCTGCGCCAGCAAAGTCGTGGGTCAGGTCATAGGCCATCTCATCGAGCTGATAGTAACCATGCTCACGAACACGGCCAAAGCCGATGTTCTCACGAATGATGTAAGGACAATCCATAGTGAACCTCTTTTCTGAGTGTCTACAATGCGCCACACTCTAAGGCGCTTGACTCCATTGCGGAGCTGGAAAGGGGCCGCTTTTGAACGGTGCGACCCCGAAAGGGTATCCGGTTATTGCGTGTTACTGCTCAGCCTTGGCAAAGAACTTGCTCTTGCTTGCAAAGTCGTACTTGGAAGAACGTGCCTTGCCATCGAAAGAGAGACCCTTGGAGATAGTGACAACAATCTCGTCAATCATGGCCTTGTCACCAAGACCTTTGACAGAGCCCTGTTTTGCCCGATTGGCCGCAATCTTGAGATACTTAATATCGCAGGACAGCGCAGTGCAGGCCGTTGCCAGCTCTTCGGGAAGCATGGCATTCCAGATAGCCTGGAGCTGAGCAAGGCGCTTGCCCTTGTTGACAGGACCGACAAAGCAATCCAGCCCCATATCTTTGAGGGTTTCTTCTACCTTAGTGCTACGAATCAACTTGTCAGCGCCAAGCTCGCTTGCGGTCTCTTCAGAAAGCATACCATTGAACAGCATGACCAGTTTCTCATAGTGGCCATCACGGCAGAGGGTTACGCTCTTGTTGGGCATAGGCTCCCCTTTGTCGTTGGTTTCGACAGCGTTCAGGGTCTGGTAATACTTCTCCAGTGCCTTGAACTTGATGAGCATCTTGGCATCTTGGGTGGACAGAGCACCGCTCTTGGGGTCAGTGGTAATCTTGATACCCATGTAGTAGGGGTTCGGAGCGTAGGAACGCCACATTTCAGAACGTTCCATGGCGCAGAACTCAGCGCACTTGTTGTCGCAAGCGACCTTGTTGTTGTTCTCAACAGCCTTGTTGAGCGTGGTGGTGACGTTCTGAGACTGCTCAGCGGTCAGAACAGTTTTCTGCTCGTTCAGGAACTTCACCAGCTCGGGGATGGTCAGCTCGTTCAGCTTGCCAGCCTTGGCGATTGCATCGTAGTCAGCATAAACTTTCAGCATAGTTGTTACCTCTTGTTTTCTCAGTTGGTGTATATCGGACACGGCGTTTTGCCGTTGGTGGTAGTTGCGTCTCCCCCGGTACTACCAAGCGCCCGGCCTTATGTAAAATGGTCACAATTGTAACCAAGTTAGGTTAGTTTCTCCTCTAGGGTTCCAAACCCATCAAACACTTATTTCTCTGGAGCTTGTTAATTGTCGCCAGCTCTGACTTTGGCGTTTTCCATGCTCTACAACAGTAGCTCTGACCTTGTTGTAACAGTTCCTATTGTGTTATTCTCGGAACCGCCTGTATTCTGTTGTCAAGGTGCACGTCTACACACACTTTCTCCCACGTTCTTGGGAATTCCCCTGTAAAGAGGCCGGATTCTCACCGGTGGCTGTAATGTTTGCCCATTGTGTAGCTACGGCGCACTAACTGCTCAGATAGGAGACCCATGTTTTGGAATGGCAAGGGATAACCACTTGACCGGAAAACCGGCACGGTATAAACCGCCCGCATGGGAAAATCCAAACTTTGCAATTTTCAAGGTGCGACTACTCCCCGGGGCCTTGTTTCCGTAGCCCCTTGGAGTGACTACATAATAGCATATTAAATTTTTTGCACGAAACATCAATGAAAGGATCTCCCCTATATATAGATAAGGTATAAAAGAAAATTCCAGATTTCCAGCACTCGAATGCCACCTAATAACGGAAGGTAGCATTCACCGAAAACCCGCATGATTCCTAGACTTTTCAGGCCATACCGGGGGGATGTTAAAAATTGGAAAAGGGGTCGAGTTTGGGTCATGCGTACCAGTTATTCCATCTCCCCAGCCCGTACCAAATCACCCGGTTTTCGCACCTCACCCTCCTCTCGCTCGCCTCCTCAACGCAACAATCATCCATCCGCATTCGCCCCTAATTCGCAGTCACCAGCACCCAAAATCACCTGTTGATCATCCCATAATCACCCGTCATCTCCCCTATCTGCGCACCCGTAAAACGCCCATTTTTAACCCCCGATTTTGTCTCCGGTAAATAACGTATTATCGTTGTAAAATGCTCCGCGTCAATAATGATTTTCATCCCAATTTCCACGCAGTTGTGCCTCGATCGCCGTGTAACAGCGTCCTAAAAGCACCGTAGAAACGCTTAAAATGCATTATTTTTGCTCGTTTTTGCTTAATTTTAATAATTTTTCTTCCATTTTTACTATATTTTATTTATTATTACAACAGATTATTTTATTCCGGTATTTTGCACAAAACTATTGCTTTTGCAGCACCATGGGTGTATAATAAGGTATAAAGAAAAAGCCCGCAGTTCTCTCCACAGCTGCGAGCTTATATTTTCAGTAGTCAATCACACTTTACAATATCATTATTAAAGGAGGATCACCCGTTAATGAAGTTTTATGACACCTCCGCGCTTCTTGATTTGGGAGCAGCCGCCTTCGAACCTGCCAGTGCAACCGCTTCTAGTGCAACAGCCTCTGGTGCAACAGAGCCGTTTCTGATCGCCGATATGACCCTGCACGAGCTGGAAGAGATTAAAACAAGCGGAAAGAAGAGCGAAGAGATTCGCTATAAAGCCCGTACTGTAACTCGCCTGCTGGCCGAGCATCACGACGACAACACCTTTATGGTAGTGGCAGTCCCCATGTCTTCCCTGTTCTATATCCTAGATGGCAAACCGATCAGCGACAACAACGACGCGACGATTATGGCAACAGCCCGCTGGTACCTGGACGAGATGAAGCGCAATCTGGACGATGCGATCGAAGCCGGGCTCCAGGAAGCACAGCGACAGATTCAGGCCAACATTGATTCTTTTAAATTTGTGACCAGCGACCTGAGTTGCGCCAATATTGCAAGAGGCATTCTTTATCTGCCGATCGAATTCACCTATCCCGATGCAGCAGCAAGCGCCAACAATGACTATACTGGCTAGACTGAAGTCGCTCTTAATGAAGGCGGCGAAGAGGCCATGGCGATGGCATATCAGACCCACGATGAAGGCTATACATATCAGAATCTGTTTAACACTCCAGTGAATGGCTATCTGATTGTTCGTGATCCAGATACAGTAGACGATGATACGCCGGCAGGCAATGCAGTAGGCTGGCTGCGATGGAATGGCAAGAAATATGTACCACTCAAATACAAAAAGATCAGTAATCGCTTCACTGGCGACGTAAAACCGCTCAATGACCAACAGAAGCTCGCATTTGATATGATACAAAACGATGATATCACCGTTAAAATGCTGGCTGGAACATTCGGCAGCGGCAAGACAATGCTTATGGTGTCCTCTGCTATTGATATGATCGAGAAGCACAAAGTTGAGAAGCTGATCTGGATTCGCAATAACATCGAAGTTAAAAATACCAAGGAGCTGGGTGCACTACCCGGCACTCTACTAGAGAAGCTCGGCGCTGCTTCTTTTGCTGGTCCTCTGGCTGATCACTTGGGCGGCGAGGCTGGTTTGGAATACTGGATCAATAATGGACAGGTAGAAGTAGCTCACCTTGGATTTATTCGTGGCCGCGATTACAAGAACGCAATTATTATGGTTTCAGAGGCTGAGAATCTGACCAAAGAGCATGTACAGCTGCTACTCGGCCGTGTTGGTGAGGGTTCTATGCTGTGGCTTGATGGCGACCTGAAGCAGACTGACGAGGCCGTGTTTGAAAATAACAGCGGTATGCGCAAGGCAATTCAGTGTCTGGCTGGCAACCCGCACTTTGGATATGTCTACCTAAACAAGACAGAACGCAGCGAGACCGCACAACTGGCTGACCTGTTAGATTAAGGAGTCAGCAGTATATGACAATCGATAAAGTGATGAACAATCTCTATGATGCTCTAAGCAAACATCAAGATACTATCTGGTTCGATTATCAAGGATTCCGCTGGGAGCTTGGCCATGACCTATCTTTTCATCCACGACATATACTTCATCCAGGAAATTGCTCTGAAGATCGACGTGCAGCTCAATACAGTAGTCCAATCCCCTACTATCCAGAATCAGAAAACGAATATATATGCGAGAGCTTATTATGATAGACAGAATAAATAATTTGATTAACACATATAGAGCCTTAGCAAATGCAGCTGGCGCTAGACCCCATAAGAAAAGGAACCAACTCAGGACGTTGATATATGGAGCGCAATATCATAACTCAAAAACAATTTTTGAAGGAGAAGAAATAATGCGCGTTTTATTCGTAAGGCCATCAATCTATGACACAGTGTGCGACTGGTACGAACGCATGGATACTGTGCAAAAGCATCGCAAGGAGACCGCAATCTGTAAATCACCCGAAGATTTTTGGGATATATTCAATAAAGATAAATTCGGCGCACAATACACGACATTCTATTTTGACGATAGGCTGGCGCTGACCGATACTTTTGAATTTTTCAAGGAGATCGTGCGGCTGTATGGTGAAGAGGATGCGAAGTATATTTCAGAGAATAAAATGCGGCGGATCACCATGAACTATCTGATGAACAACAATCAGTTTGACTTGTTCCAGCAGTTCTCCATCACACCCGAATGTCTGGACGATGTAATCCATGATGCTCTTGCTGATCAACAGTGCGAATATGTGTGCAGACCGCTATTGTAAGGAGGGTGAAATATGGAAAGAATATTAGCGCCACGATACGGTGGACGTACATATGCGATATGTGAATACGCTGTCAAGAACAATTGCGATATCTTGGTGCCGATGGGCGGGACAGCTATATTATGTGCACAGGACTATATCAAGGAAATCGCAAGGAATCTTGATATTCAATATTAGGGGTATAGGGTTGATCATCAATGTCTTATAGTGGATTTACAAAGCAGAGAGCGTGGAGAATATGCTATCCATATACTGACGGCGACTCGCCCTCCTGATAACTACAACGGATTACGCTTTGAATACAAACCACTTGTTGTTGATGATATCGACCGATGTTTTAAACTCATGTGTTTTCCGAATGTACAAATCGATGCCTGTTCTCTGATGACATATGATCCGAGCGAGGTTGCGTTTACACCACCAACTGCGCCTCAAGAAGTGCAGCGGGATGAATGCGTGTGTAACAGCTTGGTATAACAGAGGTACCCGCAATGAACAAATTTGATGCGCTACATGATGATCGCACGCTGCGATGGTGTAAGTACAGATATCCCGATGATATCAACAGTGGCGAGTTTACTTTTGACTGCACGAAAGATGGATTCACATGGACTCTGCCAAGTGATAAACCACTACGAACCACAAATGAAATCGTATCTTACATTGACGCAAATGGTAACCAGCGTAAAGTTCAAGCTGAAGTAAAATACTATGGAATGGGACACGATCCGCTGTGGACGATTGCAATTCCTAATGTTGTCGAGGCAGAAAACGAATGCGTTTGTGAATCACTATTATGAGGCACGATATGAACAATCAATTATTGATACCTGACGATAAGATATACATATATCCATCGGATTGGAAGCAACCTGTGCGAATTCATTTTGAAAATGGATCGACTATCGACACTGTAAATTATGGCAATTCACATCACACTATTCAATTCGACAAATGGGTTGATTATAACACTATAGTTACTGATGAAACTTTACAAAAGTTTATCAAAGACTATATATCGAAAAATTTTCCAAAAGAAGAATACAGTGTATCTATTCACAATGAGTGTTACTGTGAGAGTCTATTATGAAAAAATATATCAGTGAAGAAGTACAACAACAAGCAGCCCTACAATTACATATCGAAATTGAAAATGATTGTAAAATAGAATTTGATAATTTTAGATTTCAAATAGACGAAGACGGTATGACGGTTTGCCGCTATGGAGAACCAGATGAAATGTTTGTAGTTAAAAGGAAAGTAAGACTTTTCTTATTAAATAACGGATTTGAATTCGAAATTGCTGGGCCTTATTCTGAACAGATGTACAGACGATATCTTAAACTGATAAATGGAGATATCAATACAAATAGTGAATATTATTGTGAAAGCCTATTGTAAAGGAGATGAATGAATTGGATACTGTTTTACTTGATGGTTCAGAATACTTAAATCACATTGAAGAAATAAATGGCCGTTTATTTTCTATGCACGATACAGTGAACCATGCGATTGCCAAAGTCAATGAAGCAAATGATCTGTCGCATTTTGCAGTTGAACGTATAGATACTATAAGAGAAACGACAACTTCGTATCAAACTGCGATTGATCAATTACAAGCTCGGATCGCAGAACTTGAACATAAAATAGATTTACTGACAGGGCCATGTATTTGTGAGCCGCTACTATAAGGAGGAACTATATGAAAGAAAACGATTTTTCAAAACAGGATATCTATAATATTGGATTTGCCGTAGCTAATGCTGTGCGCGATTATGATGTAACTTACGAGGGCATCCTTGACGCGATTCAGGTATATGCAGAATAGCAGGAACTGATCGGCAATGCATCGCTTTATGATACGTTGTGGATGGAAGATGGTACGCCTATGTCCCCTTCTTTGACACGATATTTATTCCATGAGATGTACTGCCCAGATGATTATGGTTATGATGAGGAGGACGGCGACGATGAGTGATCGCAAGCGTGATAAGGTATCTAAGAGCAACTATATGCGTAACGCCCGCAAGCAGCGTATGATCGAGAATCAGTTTTTGCAGGAAGTTGAAAAGGCTCAAGAAAGCGGCGAACGCCAGCGGCAATCAGAGCGGCGGAAGCGGCGCACAATGTGGGACGACGACGAAGACTAAGGAGGTACGCAGTAGTATGGACAAAGAGCCTAAGAAGCCGGGCGGAGAGAATGATACAGAGCGAGACGATATTCAGGAGATCCGCGTTAACTCTATTTCGCTGATGGTACTTATCGCTGGCGTTTTAAGTTCCGTTGACTTTGTTGATTGGATGTTTACTATCGCAGAAATGCTTGTTGTATTCGTGCTTACATATCAGATTCTAGGGCGTGTGCTCTTTACTGCCCTGGTAGTTACGCCCATTTTGGTTGTGTTTATCAGTAAGTGTCTGGCGGCCTACGATGAGATCATGTATGGCGACGATGATATGGGCGGCGATGGCGAAGATGACGGCGATGACCACTTTAACGACCACTGGAATAATTTGATTCATTGAGGAGTGATATTATTTGTTTAGTCCACCATTATATAGCGTACTAAAATTTAACTTGAATTATATCGTTTCTCATAACTATAATTTCAAACTGACACCAGAAGAGATGGAGCAGTATAAGGTCTTGCAGGGCGACGATATGCTGTTCAGACAGATCCGGCTCATTTCCGACGACTAGAATAAATTCCAACGCTTTATTATCTTTGTTGATGCAACAGGCGGCCAGAACCACCCTGATGCTATCGATCATTTAGTAGAGCACGGATTCAAATTTAATGGCCAAAAATATCTGTTCTGTGAACGTAGTGCAAGTATGGTCCGTCAGAGCATGTTGAGTTTTGTTGAGCGACATATCTATCCTGAACTCGACCGCCGTGTAAGCATGGAACTGGATTTTTCTGAGACACCAACCGTTCTGAGCAAGTATTATGCTTATCGTGGTTTGATGCTGAGCAGCTGCCACTGCCTGGAGAACTGGTACCCCAAAATGATTGTTGTTCCAGACTATATGACAACGATCAAGAATCAGTGGATCGAGTATCTGGTAGACAAGACTGTGACGTTTAATGACCGCAAAACAGGCAAAGAGCGTACCTGGACTCAGAAAGATATCGCCACAAAAACAGTTGACATTGATATCAACGCCTTTGATGGTGCTGGAATCTGCCACCCAAGTATCATGCGCGAATTTGAAAAGCGTATTGGTACTTCTGAACGGATGAATAGCTTGATTCTGCGTGCTCCATATATCAAGGGTTGTTTACACGAGATTGATTACGAGCGTTTTTTTGAAGAGAACGGCGTTACAAAAATCAAGGACATCTGGGGCATGGAATATGATGTAACACCTGGCAGCGAACCAATGATTATTATTACTGCTTCAATGTACAAGGGTCTCAAATATTTCAAGAAAACTGGTACCTATTCTGACTGGGAGAGATACTGGGAACTTTTCAAGAAGTACGATAACTGCCTTGGTGTAGCTAAATGGAACTTTACGCTTGAACAAGAACCGCTTTCCACCCGTAGTAACTATCAGGTCATTCAAGATCTACAGCTCGACAATGAGTCTTTTAAGCATCTAGCTGACGACAGTATTACCTGGTATCAGAATATTGTCAAAGGCGACCCAATTTATACATACTGCTTTCTTGGTTTACTTGCTGAGAACAACGATCCGATGAATCATTACATGGCTGCTGCCCTGCGTAATCCAGTGATGGTAAAAGAGCCGGCAATTAAAGATTATATTCACTCGCTGCTTGATAAATATCGCAATGAGATGAAGTGTGGTCGGCTTTGGATGAATGCTACTTTTAAGTTCTGGGCCCCTGACCTTATTGCACTGTTGCAGCACATTGGTGGCCTACCTGTGACTGGCTGCCTTGAAGACGGTGAGTTCTACAGTTTTGATCGTCGTGGTGTGATGGAAGGAGCCCGCTTAATTGAGCGCAATCCCCATATCTCTGTTGCAGAGCATGTAAAGGCCAAGGCTGTAGACAACGAATACACCCGCAAATATTGCAGCCATCTTCAGAATGTTGCTATGGTAAATATCAAATCCATCGTGGCTTCAAGACTCAATGGTTCTGATTTTGACGGCGACTTGGTTCTAATCATCGATAATCCACTGATGATGAGTGGTGTTCCTGATAATATCCCCATCACACTTGATGTTGAAGATAAGATCACTGCGTTAGCAGAATGTGATATTGTGAAGAACAAAGTCGCTTGCACCATTCGCGGATTGAAGAGTTCTATTGGCGAGATTTCAAACTACGCAACTGCATACCATAATAAGGTTCCGACCATGGAAAAGACCAAGAAGCTCTATCACGATAATATTTCGCTTTTGAGTATCTGCAACGGAAAAGCTATCGATTATGCTAAAACCGGTGTTCTGTATCCGATCCCGCGTAATGTAGCAGCTTATGGTCGTCCCCTACCCTACTTTATGAAGTATGCAGGTCCTTACTACGCACGTTTACATAATCTCAGCAAGGCACATAGCAACATGAACCTGCTTTGTATGAGTCTGGAGCGTTGGGAGCGCGGTGTACGGTGGCGCAAAGAGCCCGTAGGCAGCTTTGATTGGCATATCATGTACGATCCAGAGGTCTCCTATGACCAGGCAGTCTTTGATGAGATCGAAGCCATTTTCTTGGACTTCAACAAATGCCGCAAGGAACAGCTTGAGTTCGAAAAGAAATGCCGCAACTGGCAATTGTATCATAAGGACATCGAGTCGCGTATTACCAAAGAAGAGGCCAAGACATATGAAACGAACTGGCAGGCGATCTACAATGTCTACCGTAACAAGTGCAAGCTGGTGTGTCCTGATGTGAGAGAGCTGGCGAATATTCTTGTAGTGCTTTGCTATGAGAAGTATCCCAATAAATTCAAAAAGTTCTTGTGGCACATGGCCGGCGCTGGTGTGGTCGAAAATATCAAGCCGGTTCCTGTTCAGCTGCCAGTTCACGACCCAAACGGCGAGTATGAATATCTTGGCCAGCGATATAGTCTGGCTGAGCCGAAAATCTATGAAGCAAGAGTAAAATAACAAAGGAGTTTATCATGCTTAATCTATTCAAAAAGAAGAAAACGCAACAGGAAGAACCACCACAGCAAATGGAGTGCCCCAAGTGTGGAGGGACAATGACGCTGACAAATGGGCTGACATATAAATTCCACTGCAGGGGGCAGGAACTCGAAGCTTCAAATGTTACCGCCATGAAATGCGCGAATTGTGACGAGATGATGTTCAGCTGGGACGAGGCTCAACGTATTCAAAGATTCGCTCATAAATCTGTAGGCTGGGAGGATAAATCAGAATGAAGAGGGTTTTTGTCATATTGATTTCCATCTGTTTGATAGGATGTTTGTTGACTGGCTGCGGTACAAAAGAAGACCAATATGGTAATTGGGCTGACAATCATAGTGATGATTTTTATCATATTTTGAACACTTCTATCGTGTACGCCAAGGATACAAAAGTTATATATTATTACATTAGTGGTGGTGCAGGAGCGAGCTATATGGCTCCATACTATAACGAACATGGACAGCTTTGTCGTTATGTTGATGGCGAAATTACGCCAATTGAATAAGTAGGTGTTACAATGAATATAGCTTAGCAGATCCTTTATTGGAAATCAAAACCTTATTCTTTTATTGATACATATTTTGGCTCTTCACTATATTGGTACCAGAAAATTTATCTATGGATGTTTTGTAATAGGAGGTTAAATGGCATATACAACTTTCTACTGCAATGAAAATATGCTGCTTGATCATTGGCAGGACTATCACGAGTCAAATCTGATGTTGCGAAACCTGCTAAAGCGAACTTCACTCTCTCCTATTGAATGCGCCACGATTTATTATGAACGAATGAAAAATCCTGAGTCTGTCAGCTATGACCGCAGCCACTTGATTCAGACGTTCAGCAGAGGCCGTAAAAATAACGCGCCAATACTTGACGTACATCAAGTTGTGCTTTATCAGAAAGATCTGGACTATATTACAGAGGCGCGCCGAAAGTATCATATCAATTACGCACAATTACGTGTTCTGTTTGGGGTGATATTCTTCTGCCGACTGTACGGAAGTGACACCTTTGCCTTGGACACCGAGTTTAAGATGAAACGTTTTGGTGGCTGTTTTGAAGAACAGACAGAGATCATGTATTGCACTGGGAAGAACTAGGACGACGGCTATAATACAGTGCGGGGTATGAAAGAGATCTCTGATGACTATCACCTGCTGAACAGGACCGGCACCGACGACATTGGATGCTTATATCAGTACCCAAATTTTGCTCTTGATAAGAATGATACGATTGCGTACACGTTCAATGTAACGTTTGAAAACAATCGGCTGAATCTAAGCGCCATAGTGCGAGAGTTATTTGACCCGAAGGAATGCTATTGCATCGTGTGTGGCGAACAGTATCACTCAGAAAAACCAAATGCCAGCAGATATTGCAAAGGATGTGCGGCAAAGAAAGAACAAGCACGTCTGGCGAAAATCAAGCGAAAACGCAGCGAATGCACGAAATGAACTTTAAGTTCTTAATATATGAAAGGGTGTTGTATATTTCCCTTTCGATTATAAATTACAAAGGAGATTTATTATAATGGTTGAAATTACTAAGCGCGAGGCAGAGTATCTGCGTAAGGTTATTCCCGGTGTCCATATCACCCGTACCGTTCACCACTGGTATGCGGAGGAAATTAAGTCTGTGCTAACTCAGCTGCCTGGCAATCCCGAGGCAGAAGAGGCGCTGCGCGAACTGAACCGCACCCAGCGTACCAACACCAATTTTGAGATCTGAGGTGGCGCATGGACGAATTTAAGAAAGCGGACGGCGAAACCTTTGATGAATATATGATGCGGATCGGTGAGGCATGCAGCGAACGTAAGCTGACTTAGGATCAGGCAGCAGAACTGCTGAATGAAGCGACCGGCTCAGACTATGGTGAATGCAGATACCGCAAGACCTATAAGTCGTGGAAAGCTGGTTATGACTACGCTATTGATCACGCCAACGAAGAAATGATCCAGGACGAACTGCAGCGACTGAAGATTGAAAAGATTAAATTACAAGATGAACGCAATGCAGCAAACAAGGTGTATCGCGATGTTGCCCGTGCCGAATCCATCAAGGAATTGATTCTGAAGAACGTTGCTCCGTATAACCCTGATAATTTTCTGAATGTTGTGCAATACGAAGGCAGCGGTCACGATGTGATTGTGTGTTTGTCTGATTTACATGCTGGCGCTGGTATTGATTCTGCGTGGAATAAGTTCAACAAGGATATCCTAAAGGCTCGGCTTGAGAGTTATGCTGCACAGGTGTTCAATATCGTAGCGCGACATGCAGCCGAAAAGATTCATGTGTTGCTGTTGGGTGACCTGATCAATGGGCATATCCATGTTAATACCCGCGTGCAGAACAATGAAAACAGTATTGAGCAGGTTATGACGGCTGCAGAGCTGGTAAGTAATTTTGTTGCTACACTGTACGAGGTATGCCAGCATATTGACGTATATTCTGTGAGCGGCAATCATTCACGGGTGTTCCCCAGTAAAGAGGAACAGGTGGCAGGCGATGAACTTGAGGCACTGATCCCGTTCTATATGAAGGCACGGTTACAAAATCTGGCTGGCATTGATGTCAAGACAGAAAAACTCGATCCGACTTTTGGTGGCTTTAAGGCCAGAAATAGTCTTGTGATGTACGCACATGGAGATAAAGACTCCCCTGCTAATGTCGTTGAGCACCTGACATTGATGGTGAAGCAGCCAATCGACATGGTGTTCCTTGGTCACCGTCACACAAACGGCATGACAACGGTGCATGGTACAAAGGTTATTGAGAGCGGCTGCGTTTGTGGCAGCGATTCCTACGCAATTGGACTGCGCAAGAATGATGTGCCGCAACAGGCGGTGGCTGTAATCGATGATAGTGGCCTTGAATGTCTGTATGATGTCAAGCTGGAGAAACCAGCAAAGATAGTAATTTAATAGAGATTTTGATGCCCTAGGCTACGGCCTGGGGCATTTTTATATGTCGCAGGTGACAGCGCCGGTGTGCTGACCAGCCTCATAAGCTGTGTTTGGATGCGTTCGACTCGCATACCTGTACCCACAAAAATAAATTAAAAAGGAGGGTTTCAAATTAGAGATGGAAGAAAAATATCACAAAGATTTAGGAGGCGATTACTTCTACTGCTATTCCAGACGGACAGCGCTGTTTGTTCGCGCTATGGGAATTTTTTACGAAGAAATTGGAGAGCACCCGGTAACTGGCTCTGTATATACAAAATTCCGCAAGACGAAAAAACTAAATGAAGTTTTAAAACTATAGGATCAGATCAAATATCGCTTCGATGATATGATGGACGATGGAACGGTGGTGATTGGCTATGGCCAGAGTTGCCGCAGATAAGAAACCGCCTCGTATCAAGGTTCCGCCCTCTTGGAGCGGTGGCAAGTGTATGTGTTGCGGAAAGATCTATGATGTGCGTAAGGGAAATTTTTCAAAAACGCAGAGTCAATGGTTTATAGGCAACGATGGGTATCTTCCATGGTGCAATGACTGCCGCGAAAAGATGTTTGAATTCTATGCCAAAAAGTACAACGACGAGGACGAAGCTATCGATCGTCTTGCTATGATGTTTGATACTTATGTTGATGATAAAGTGCTGGAGGCTGCGGAATATTCAAGTACATCTGCACCGAAGATCAACACCTATATGGGTCGTATCAATATGCGTCAGTTTGCAAGTAAATCCTATGATGATGTAATCGATCAGAAGAAAAAGGACGCACTTGCTGCCGGTGATACTAAGGGAACGAAGGTTACTCAGAGAATGATCAAGAACTGGGGGCGTGGTTTGGATGATCAGGATTATCTATTCCTTGAAGATCACTACCAAAACCTTATTACACGCCATGAGTGCAAGACAGCCGCACAGGAGATTCTGTTTAAGCGCATCGCAAAGGCAGAGCTTAACTGCGAAAAGGCCGATGCGACTGGTGACACCAAAAAGATCAAGGAAGCAAACGATAACCTACAAAATCTGATGGGTTCTGCTCAAATCAAACCGAACCAGACGAACGATAACGCACTGGCCGAGACGAATACTTTTGGCACGCTGATTCAGAAATAGGAAGAGGAAGAGCCGATTCCAGAACCGTCTCCCGAGTGGCAGGACGTTGATGGTATCGGTAAGTATTTTAGAGTGTGGGTGCTGGGTACGTTGCTTAAGATGTTCAACTTGAAGAACCCATATCAAGACGAATTTGACGAAGAGTTTGAACGATATACTGCTCATAAACCAGAGACGAATGAGGATGATACCACAGATACTAGCCTCCGCGAAACTATTTTCGGTATTGGCGAAGGCGGTGGTTCCGCATGAGTAAAGAAAAATTAACAGATAAGGAAGTAGCGAATACAAAATCAGAAAAGATAATGAATGCAGTTGCCCTGAGGGCGAGTTTCTATAGAGCGAATCCCCAGCGGTTTGCAAAAGATTATTTAAACCTTACATTGAAACCATTCCAAGAGCTACTATTGTTTTTGATGGTGAGATGTACCGGTTTCTGCTTCATTGCTGCTCGCGGCCTTGGCAAGTCATTTCTAACCGCAGTTTTCTGTGTGATTACATGTATTCTATGGCCTGGTTCCAAGGTTTGTATTGCCTGTAAGGTAAGAAGCCAATCTATCAGTATTTTGGATGAAAAGATAATGAAGGAGATCTACCCCAATAGTCCCCTTTTACGATCTGAAATCAAAAAAGTCGATATCAACAATCAAAAGGCAGAGATTATATTTAGGAACGGCAGCTATATCAAAGTTGTTACTGCAACAGATAGCAGTCGTGGTAGTCGAGCTACACTTCTTATCTGTGATGAATATAGATTACTCTCTAAAGATGTTATTGACTTGATCTTGAAGAAGTTCCTGAATATTGTTCGTCATCCTGGATATTTGGACAAGCCACAATATGCACATCTTGCAGAGCGAAACAAAGAATTCTATCTAAGTTCTGCTTGGTTCCAAAACCATTGGAGCTATGAAAAATGTCAGGACTACTTCGTAAATATGATCGACTTTAATAAAAAATATTTCTGCGTATCCTTCCCGTATCAGATGTCAATCAAGAGCGGCTTGCTGTTGAAGGAGGCTGTAGAGGACGAAATGAGTGAATCCAGTTTTTCTGATTTGACGTTTGCAATGGAGAATGAATGCAAGTGGCTTGGTGCTACTGAGGGTGGATTATTCCAATTTGATGACATCAACAAAACGCGCGTCATTGAAAAGGCGTTCTACGCACCGAATCTTTTACTTAATCAAGTTGCTATGGACGTGCCGAAAAAGAAAAATGGCGAAGTGCGAATTCTCACCGCCGATATTGCATTGATGAGCAGCCGCAAAAACGACAACGACGCAACCAGTATCTTTTTGAACTGTATGCTGCCAAATAAATCAGGGCGCTATACCAGCAACTTTGTCTATTCAGAGAACGTTGAGGGTATGAGTGCGCAAGATCAAGCACTAAAACTGCGACGGTATTTCGATTACTTCAACTGTGATTATATCGGGGTTGACTGTAGAGGCGTTGGATTACCTCTGGTTGACTTGCTGATGCGTGATATGTATGACCCAGAAACAGGCGAAACGTATCCTGCGATCAGCTGCTGTAACAATCAAGAAATCGCATCTCGCTGTGCTGACAAAAATGCTCGCAAGGTCATCTAGGCCATTATGGGCAGCTCTCAGTTTAACAGTGATGTAGCCATTGGATTACGCAGCGGTTTCCAGCAAGGACGTATCCATCTGCTTCAGAGTGAGTATGGATGTGAAGACCAGCTGCGCAAACTCTATAAAGGCTATGATAAAATGTCGCCTACTGAACGAGCCGCGTTGCAAATGCCCTATATCAATACCGGGCTTGCTGTAAACGAACTTGTAAACCTGGGCTACGAAACCGTGAATAACGTTATTAAAGTCAAGGAGAAATCCGGCTGCCGTAAAGACCGCTACTCTTCCCTGTCTTACAACTATTACATTGCGCAGCAGGTTGAACGAAGCATGGAGAAGAAGAATAAAAAGCCAACTTCGCTCACGTTTAACTTTAGAGCGCCTGTATTAAAGAAGGGAGGACTGTAATGGCTGAAGATAAAATGCAGAAAAAGGTCCGCGTAACAAATGCCAAAGATGGCAAGACCTCTTATGTAACATATCAGGATCTTGTCAATGGCGTTTATGCGAACCTGTCACATATCGGTATCCGTAATCTGGCATCGAGTACTGACACAAATCCGACATATACAAAATATACCAAGGATCAGATCGTTACCTATCTTGGAAACCCCGCCAACTATGAGAAGCAGCTGCGAAATATGAGTAAATATCTATTCAATATTTCAAACTACTACCGCCGACTGATTCAATATTTTGCGAACATGTCTACATACTCTTATACGATCTCTCCGTATGGACTTGATCGGTCTAAGACAATTAACGCCAATAAATTTAAGAAGGCATATTATTCTGCTGTGACCGCAGTTGAGCTGATGAATATCCCACATGAAGCCACAAAGATACTGACAATTGCATTCCGCGACGATGTTTACTATGGTTATGCGTGGGAGACAAATGACAGTTTTGCCTTCCAAAATCTTAATGCTGACTATTGTAAAATAAGCAGCATTGAAGACGGCGTTTATAATTTTGCTTTTGATTTTTCTTACTTCGATTCAAATAAAGACAAGCTGCCCAACTATCCTCCTGAGTTTGAGACAATGTACAAACAATATAAAGCTGACTCGCAAAACTATAAGTGGCAGGAGCTAGACAGTTCCAAGTCCATTTGTATCAAAGTAAATGAGCACGATTATATTCCCATTCCACCGTTTGTGAGTTTGTTTAGTGCGCTTGCCGATATTGAAGACTACCGTGCCATCAGTAAAAACGCAAGTGAAACCAATAACTATAAAGCACTAGCGATGGAGATTCCTGTGAATGATGCTGATGGTTCTTTCTTGATCGATTATGATACAGCAAAAGAGTTCTATGACATGATGAGTAATGTACTGCCGCCGAATATTGGCGCAATTCTTACTCCAATGAAGATAAGCAGTTGGAACTTTGAAAAGAGTGGCGTGAACAGTGACTCCAAAGAAGTTGCGAATGCTGAAGCCACATTCTTTACAGACGCTGGCGTGAATAAGATCCTGTTTGGCGGCGGCGAAGATCCATCCGCTACCACCCTGCAGCTGTGTACTGTGAACGACCAGGAAATCGTGTTTGCAGTGATGCGACAGCTTGAGCGCTGGATCAACCGTAAGCTGAAAAGTGTTTCCGGTTCTTACAGATTCCGACTGAATTTCCTACCAGTCACTCATTATAACGTGACTGAGATGCATGAAAGGTATCTCAAGGATGCTACTTATGGTATGCCGACTCGAACCGCAGCTCTTGCAACTACTGGTTATGCGGGCAGCGACTATGAGAATATGACTTATCTTGAAAATGAAATCTTGGGACTTAGTGCTGGTGAAACTCCGCTCAAGAGCTCAAATACTCAGTCCGGTTCCGCCGGGGATGAAGGCGGCCGCCCAACAAACGCAAGTAAGGGCGAAGGCCTGTCTGATGCTGGCAATGTAAGCGCCGATAGACAGGAGGCATAAGATGAGTCAGGAGATTTATGAAGTTATCGTACACGGAGCGCACTCCGCCGGGATGGCAAAGTTCCTGACCGACCGTGGCGCTCTGATGCTACGAATAGACCCAACAAACAAATATGTTTTTGTATACGATTCTGTGTTTGAAAATGCTCTGGCTGAGTTGCAGGTTGCGATTCGCCAGGGCTTTTATTTTGCTGACGAGGAGGTGAAAACAGAATGAATCAACGATATCCGGTTTCTTTTATTAAGAAGGGCGAATACGAATCTTCTGATTTTCGCTTCATTGATGTCAGCATTGATGTAATGCACACTGGAGCAAACCTCAATAAGACAAGTTTCACAAAAGACGCGATCAACAAAGCAGTACCGACAATCCGTAATACGCCGATCCTGGGCTATGTTGTAGATGAACTTGACGAGGAAGACAAGGACTTTAAAGGGCATGAACATGAACTACGGATCACCGACAAGGACGTGAAGTACGTTTATGCTGGTCAAGCTTATGGTGTTATCCCTGAATCTTGTAATCCTCGCTGGATCGTTAAGGATGACGGCACCGGTATTGAACGGGAGTATCTGCGTGTTGATGGTTTGATTTGGACAAAATTTAGCGATCCTGTAGATATTTTCACCCGCGATGGTACGAAGAATCACAGTGTTGAGCTGACCGATATGGCTTGTGGCCCCGCAGATAAGAACGGCAACGTTCCTGTGGGGTCTTTTAAATTTGACGGTTGCTGCATTCTGTCTACGACTGATCCGAGTATCAAGCCCGCTATGACAGGCAGCTGCGTTACTGCCAATTTTTCTGTTGAAGATATTACCGCTCAGATCCGCGACCGGCTCTATGAGTATCAAGCAATTCAACAGAACTATACTGCGCAAAATGATAATCCATCCGATGAGGAGAAAGGAGATACAACGCCAATGAATGAAAATGAAATTAAGACCCCCGGCGTAGAGGAGAACCAGGTTCCTGCTGAGAACACGGTAACCCCTACCGAACCCGCCGGGAATGATGCTACTCCTCCCAATGAAAACACGGTGACTGAGCCTACAGCTGCTCCCGCTGAGGAGAATGTCGCACCTACTACGGAACCCGAGCCTGCTCCTGTCGAGCCCGCCGGAACTGAGAATACTGCTCCTACCGAGAATGAGACCGCTGCTGGTGCTGAGTTTACTCTGAGCGCTAATCAGCTTCGAGACGAAATTTATAATGCGTTGCTGAAATTTCAGGTTCCTTCTCGATGGGACCCTGACTGCATGATTCCTAAGTATTGGCTCACCGATATTCTGGACAGCGAGGTAATTGTGACCGATTCTGGCACGTATCAGCTAATGGGTATTCCCTACTCTATGAATGGCGACAATGTTGTTCTGGATTACGCGAATATTAAGCGTAAGAAAGTCACTTATGAGGATTGGGACGAGGGCGACGTGATGCCTGGCCTGATCACTATGTTCTCTACTTTGACTGATAAGCTTGTTGAACTGTCTGACAGTTTTACTAAAGCAGCAAATGAAGTTAGTGAAATCAAACCTAAGCTGGAAGCATATCAGCAGGCTGAGGAAAAGGCCGCTGCGGCCGCAGATAAGGCTAAGCGTGATGAGCTGTTCTCTATTATGGACGAGAAGCTTGGCGCAGATACTGAGTACATTGCACTGAAGGAGAACAATGAAATCAGCTATTCCGACCTGGAGACCAAGTGTTACGCGCTGGTTGGCCGTAAGAGTGCTGAGTTTTCTTATGTTCCCAATAAAAACAACAAAAAAACTGTCCGCTTTGGCGTGGGTGGCACCCAGAACGGTTCAGATGTCGCGTATGGTGGTCTGATCGAACACTATCTCGGCAATAAGTAATTTACCAAAAATTAGGAGGTACATAATTATGGCTAATAATAAGCATGCTGTTGTGCGCATTGACAAGCTGGGTGGCACCCTGGATGGTGCTCAGCTGGAGAGTGCTATTTTCTACAAGGAGTCCGATGCTGCTGAGATTGATAACGCTCAGCTGGTTGTTCTGGGCGAGAAGCTGGGTCGCGAGGTCTACAAGGCTACCGCTCCTACCGCAACTTCCACCGTTGCTGACCTGTATCTGACCGCTGGCGTTGAGCTGTTCTATGATCAGACTGTGGCACACTATCTGCCCGAGTGGGTCAACGAGGCTGGCAAGCCCGTGCGCGTTTACGCTCTGAATGTTTCCAAGGGTGGCTTCTCTGCTACTGCCGAGGCATTTAACGGCACTCCTGCAAAGGGCAAGTATGTCGGTTTTGCTGCAGATGACACCAAGATCCAGATTCAGGAAGCTGCTGATGACAAGACCTTTGGCTGCATTGACTTTGTTGAGACTGTTGGTTTTGGCGATGGTCGCTATACCTACTACATGATCACCCTGAAGTGATTCCGAAGTTTTAAGAAATCAACATAAAGCCGTCCGTTTAAAGCGGGCGGCCATTTTTATTATAGGAGGTTTATACCATGGCTATTGATTCTAATCTGGTCAAGCTGGCTCTCGATGGCTACAAGGGCCACGTTGCTGGTGATTATTCTGTGAACGACACCCAGGAGGCTCTGCGTAAGGCTCTGGTTGAGGCAAATGGCGGTTCCACTAAGCTGGACATTAAGGCTCTGCGTGACGGCAGCTGCTCCAAAGTGTTTGCCATTGTTGAAGAGCTGGTCAATGTTATTTCTGAGGAAGGTCTGAAGGGCGACGAGTTCTTTATGAGCATGGTCGAGGATCGCAACCTGGCTTTGGGCGACACTCCCAAGTTCCACATCGAGAAGGAGTGCCTGTTTGCTGTTGCCGATATTGCCGAGGGTACTCAGGGCGTGCGCCGTCAGCGTCTGGAAGCCGGTACTGACATTACCGTCAATACTCAGCTGCACGCTATCAAGATCTACGAAGAGCTGAACCGCGTTCTGGCTGGCCGTATCGACTTTAACAAGTTTGTTGATATCGTTTCCAAGTCCTTTACTAAGGATGAGCTGGATTCTGCATACGCCGCATTCGTTGGCATGTTCAGTAAGCTGAATGCTCCCTACATCGAGACCGGCTCTTTTGACGAGGATAAGCTGCTGGATCTGATCGAGCACGTTGAGGCATCCACCGGCGAGACCGCCGTTATTGTTGGCACCCGTAAGGCTCTGCGTCAGATCAAGACTGCCGTTGTGTCTGATTCCGCCAAGGAAGATATGTATGCAATGGGTCACTTTGGCCGTTTCAATGGTACTGAGCTGATTGCTGTGAAGCAGCGCCATGCTACCGGCACTACTGATTTCATCCTGGATGATAAGACCCTGTACGTGTTTGCTGGCGACACCAAGCCCATTAAGCGCGTTACCGAGGGCGATGTTACCATGCTGATGGGCACTCCGATGAACAACGCCGATATGAGCCAGGAGTTCCTGATGATGAAGCGCACCGGCATTGCCATTGTGTTTGACCGTGACTTCGGCGCATACAAGATGGCCTGATCGATAATTTGAGTTGAATGGCGGTGGGGCAACAGCCCTGCCGCTTCTTTTATTAAATAGGAGGAACGAATGGCAAGACGTACAACTAAGACTACCGCCGCAAAAGCCACTGCTCCTGTAGTGACTGAGCCCGTAGTCGAAATTACAAATGAGACCATGGTGGAGTGCCGCAATGGCACAGCTGGCAATCTGATCTATAAATCCACCTTGAATCCCGGCTACACCGTTGAGTGGGAGGCTTTTGGCGATGTTCAGGAAATGGAGTATCGCGAGCTGGTTTCTATGCGCGGTAATCAGCGCCGGTTCTTTGAGGAGAATTGGATTTTGATTGATGATCCCGCCATTATCAAGAAGCTTGGCGTTGAGCGCTATTACAAAAATAGTCTGACCACCGACAATTTCAATGACGTGTTTACAATGCACGCCGATGAGATCAAGAAGATCGTCCCGACACTGCCGGGCGGCACCAAGGATGCGATTGCATCTGAGGCTAAGAAAAAGATTGAAACCGGTGAATTGGACAGCCGCAGTGCGATTAAGGCGCTGGAGGACTCCCTGTCTGTTGAGTTGGAAGACACAATTTGATGTAAAGGAGGCGGGTCATGGCAACCACTTTTGAAAGTATCTATGCCCGCTGTCGTGGGCGCATTCGAGATTATGACAAGGAAGGATATACCGACGAGATGTTTGCAGATGCAGAGAGCGACCTGCTTCAGGCCGCCATTGATGATTTTGCGGACATTTGCGTGCAAGACCTGACTGACTACGATGATGAGCTGCAGCAGTTCAATGTTACTCTAACCCGCAAGGAACAGAGTATTCTGGCGTTGAGCATGATTGTGCATTGGCTGGAGCCGTATGTTTATAACTCTGACGCTTTGAAGAACGCTATGAGCACCAAGGACTTTTCTTTCTTCTCCCCTGCTAAGCTACTGGAGCAGATGAAAGACCTTTTAGCGCAATCGCAGCGTAAATTGACTGCTGAGATGAACTTGTATTCCTTTAAGTCAAACAGTGTTTCTGAATGGACACAGTAAGGCGGTGGGATATGACAAGATCTCAATATAGAGCCATGCTGAAACAGGATGGAGAGACGCAGCGCGACAGGGTGGTCAATAAGGCACTCCATGATACGCGCCTATTAGCGCCAGTCAATCCTTCTTATAAAGAAGTGACGATAGACGACGTACCCCGCTGGGTGAATATTATATCGTCTACTGTTACAAATCAGAAAATATTCCGCACAAGACCTGGTGAGGATTTTGAGATCGGCAGCATTATGTACTGGGGTAAGAGCCACTGGCTGATTACCGAACGTGATGCAGATGATGAGATTACCGTGCGCGGCCGCATTCAAATCTGCCAGAAACAGATCGTGTGGCAGGACGACAAGACAAAAAAGATCGTATCTCTGTGGGCAACTGTGGAAAAGCCGTATTACTCCAACCTGAGTGAGAACAAGGTGATGAGTTATTCAACTCGTGAATTCCGTATTCAAACTCCGTTCGACGAGTATTCTGCCCGTCTGAACATTGGAAAACGGCTGATGTTGGAGATCGTCAATGGAGAACCAAAGACCTATCGAATCACGTCGATTGACCAGATGACTGGCCGAATTGACTATGATAATGACCAGATCGGGTTCCTCTCGTTTAACGTTGAACAGGATCTTTACAACGCAGAAACAGACAATGTAGAGAAAATGATCTGCAATTATGTGCCTGAAGATGCTTCCGATAACGTGGAAATCACCTATCCTGACGATAACATCGTAGACGACAGAGTGCTTTCGATAGAGTTTACGGGCGAACCATCCATCACAACGGGAGGATTTGGCAAGCTGTTTACTGCAAAAATCGATGGCGAAGTGTACGACGGCGCAGAATGGACGCTTACCGGCGATTGTACTCCTGCAGGAGTATGTTTCAAAGGCGGTAATACGATTACGACCGGTGCAAAATGCAAGATCACTTGTGTGGATGATTCTAAGTTGATTGGACAAGTCGTGGTACTGACGGTTAAAGCAGCCGGCCTTACCGAAAAGATCGAATTGGAGGTGATCTGATATGAATCTCGATGAGATCGGGGTATTCAAAAATCGGGTCGTTTCCAAGTTGATCAATGACGAAAATGTCCTTGATGTCCTATTGGGCAACACAGATGATATCGACGATCCCGAAACTCTTCTGCTTGGTAAGAATGGGTCGGGTGAAGGTGGATGCGTGTTTAAGTATGAATATGTTCCAGATACACAGGAAAACTCAAAAACATTTTCGTGTGTTGAGGTTGTGCCAGAACAAACCAGCGGTGATTCTATTACGATGATGACTATTTACGTGTTTGCATATTGCAGTAAAAACCTTATGCAGACATATCACCGGAAAGGACAAGCTGGGACACGCATTGATATTTTGGTCAGTGACATTGATAAGCTTCTGAATGGAAACAAAGAATTTGGAATTGGACCGCTTGAATGGGCTGGAAGCAGCATCTATAAGCCGGCGCAGTGCTATTACGGACGAATGCTTGTTTATCAGGTTGGCTCTTTTAGGAGGGCTCGCTGATGAGAAAAATTTCGTACCTTGATCATCTGAGCCCATATGGTGTGCAGCTAAAAGACGTTGGGCGAATCCACTCGCCTTTTCTGAAAGATATTTTGAAGATTGGCTATACCCAGTATCAATACGCACTGACCTTATTTTTATATACCCCAGAAAAATACTACCATGATGCGGCAACTATGATGAAGATGCCAGACATCTGGGAGCAAATGACAAGCGAGCAAAAAGCAAATATTGCGATGTTCGATATTCTTACATCGACAGATGAATCCAGGGCTGAACTAATTTCGGCTCTGGGTCTTTTTGTTTCTGGGAAATTGGAGTGGGACGAGCAGCATCGAGCAATTTTTATCGACAAAGAAAATAGCGGCAAAAAAGGATTTTCTATCGGTGGCTATATTGACAGAAACAACTATTCGACCGTAACAAAGCTTTGCTTGCAGATGGTTGATATCGACGAAAGCGACATCCCGGAAGAAGCTCCAAAATTCAAGACCGAAAAAGATCGCTTGTTTTATGAGAAGTTCCAAAAGAAGAAGAAAAAGTTCAAACAAACAAAAAAGGCAGACCCGAATTTCGAGCTGCCGAACATGATTTCTCTCTTATGCACTTTTCATCCAAGTTTGAATTATTCAAACATCTTTGAGCTGACAGTTGGGCAGATACGAGATACGTTCTCCCAACTATTACGCGCAAAACAACTAAATATCGCTGAAATGAATTACTCCGTTTGGGGCGGTAAATATGACCCCTCGAAATGGATAGAGCGAATTGACAAAGAAAACGAAACTATAGGAGGATAACAATTATGGCTAACAAGAATGCAAATTTCGCCAACCGCGAGGTCGCCGATCTGATGCTGGTCGACTACTCCACCAAGAAGCTGTTCCTGAATGTTGATTGGGCTAACGTCACTTCTACCTCTTTTGAGGGTGACCGCGTGTTCGCAACCGGCGGCCAGGGCGCACCTAACCGCGTGCAGTTTGACGGCTCTCGTACCGGCACTCTGACCATCGAGGCACAGGTTTACCCCGTCAAGGTCTTCCAGATGCTGTCTGGCAACGACCTGGGCACCACCGCAAACTTCCTGAAGCGCGAGAAGGTCACTGCTGCTGATACCACTAAGCTGGAGGTTTCTGCTGAGATTGCAAGCACTGCTGTTCAGGTCTTTAAGGCTGATGATGATCTGGGTACTGAGATTACTACTACTGGTGCTACTGGTAAGGAAGTTACTTGCACCGTTGAGAGCGGTGTCGAGTACATCGTGTATTACTACGCAAAGCAGGCAGCCGCTCAGGTTGTGCACCTGGATAGCCGTCACTTCCCCAAGGCTTATCGTGTCGAGGGTTCTATTCCCTACAAGACCGAGAACGACGACATCATCGAGGCACATCCCATCTGGTACAAGGCTGCTCCTCAGGCTGGCTTCGAGCTGTCCTGGCAGAACACCGGCGATCCTGTCTCTCTGACCATGACCTTCGACGTTCTGGCCGACGAGAATGGTGACATGTTCTCTCTCATCTTCCCTAACGAAGGCTGATACATAGCATTTACACGAGGCAGAGTCTTTCGGGGCTCTGCCCCTTTTATGAGCGCACAATTATTGCAATTGCGCGTTGATATGAGGAAACTCACAAATAAGAAGAACACCCACGTGGCGACTTTCCGCTCTCTAATTTGCATAGGAGCTTCAGTGAATAATCGGATAATTGGCCCCGCTTATGCCCGGGGCTGGCTTACTTCCATAACAAACTTGGCGATAGTCACCAAAGCAGCTACGAATTGAACGAACTTAGACATGGTGTCGAAGTCAATCATCATACGGGCCTCCTTTCTGCCAGCAGCTGTACTACTGGACTTCGGGAAGCCCCTACTAATTCTCGCCGTTTTAATAATTCCCAAAAGGGATACGCAGGTGTTCTTCAAATTTGAATTTTACCACATCCAGAAAGAAAAAGGAAGTGTTTATTATAAAAATCATTGCTTTTGACCAGGCTCTCGGCAAGACGGGTGTCTGTACCATTGATGGCGACACTGTTTATCACTCGCTGATCGACCTGAGCAAAACCAAGGATGTCTTGGAACGCTCAACAATGATGCGCCAGATGATTCAGAGCCGCATCAAGAACAATCGTCCAGACCTTGTAGTGATCGAAGATGTTGCACTACAAAGCTCGCCAAAAACATTGATCCAGCTGGCGCAACTGCAAGGAGCGATTATGGGGGTATGCGAGCTAAACAATATCCCCTATGAGATCATTAAGCCATCCGAGTGGCGAAAGATATTAGGATTTAAACAGGGTCGAGTAAAGCGTGCAGAATTAAAGCAGCAGGCCATCGACTATGTGAAAACCTATTATGGAGAAGATGTTTCGTCTGATGAAGCTGACGCGATGTGCATTGCGACTGCTGTAAAGATGGAGCTTGAAAACAATAAATTAAATCAGGAGGACTAATACTTATGGATGCAAAGAATAATCTGACTTTGGCTGAACGAATTTTGTTTGTTGACAGCGTGGTAAGCCTGTCTGAGCGTGATGGCCGTTACGAGCCGGCGCTGTATGACTACGCTTTCCGAATTACAACACTGATCATGTTTACTGGTCTTGAAACTGAAGAGCTATCACAGGACCAGATGAGTGAGCTGGCTTTCTCTGATGAAACGACCAAGTTGATGAATGAGGCTCCGCGCAAGTATATTCTGACTACACTGAACAAGGCTTGCCGCGAAAAAATCGAGATTGCCCGCCAGCAGTATATGGCCGCATTTGAAGCCGCAGCAAAGAACCAGCCGTTTGAGCAGCTGATGCAGTTGGCTGCCGAGGTACTGAGCGGCATTGGTAATCAGTTCGACATGAACAAAATGATTGAAAAAATCGCTGAAGAAAATCTGAAGAAACCGGTAGAGAAAGATAACTATAGCGTCAAAACTCCTGAAGGTATGCTCGATGGTGCTCCTTCAATTGATACGGCAGAGCTTATTTCTGCGGCCGCTGAAAGCAAGGAGTAAACTATGGGGAAGAAATCATTCAATACCGTTGAGGGGCTTCAGCGAGAAATTATGAAACGGGCAAATAAAGCTCTGAAAAATGAGGTTAAAGATTATGTGGAAGATAAGATGAAATCTCATGTAGAGCAAGATGTTTATGCAACCTATTCCCCTGTTGAATATGAACGTCGTGAAACCAATGGCGGATTATTGGATGATTCAAATATCAGAGATGTTGTACATGGTCGCGTTTTGACCGTGTATAATGAAACTCAAGTTGAAGGTCCTCGCCTTGCAAACCATAAAGAATATCATAATCCAGATGGACTCCCCCGCTTGCTTGAAAGTGACAACATACGAAATCCATGGACACACAAGCGCTATAGGTGGATGAAACCACGTCCGTTTATGACGAACACTCAGAAAGATATCAATAAACACAATAAAGATATCGTAAATATGGTCGAGCAGCGGATCAATCACGACAATACAAAATAATCAAAAAGATGAGCAGACTTATTAAAGCCTGCTTTTTTTAGATTCGGAGATTGGTTGCTCCAGAAGGAGGAATAAAACATGGCGAGAGAACCAGAATTGAGTATCAAAGTTAAGGTTGACCCGCAAATCAATAAGGCGAAACTTGAAGAAGATATACGGGCGCAAGTCAGCAATATAAAAAAATTACCTGCTGTCCCTATTACGCCTGATGTATCTAACTTACAGGACGAAATTGAAAAAGGATTAGGTGGACCTTATAGTGTTGATATCGAACCAAATCTTGAGAAAAACCTAACGCAACAGATTAACGACGAGATTACTGCCGCACAAAATGGCGCTCAACAAATTAAGGTCAAACTAGACGTTAAAGAATTCGGCAATGACCTTTCAAAGCAACTAAAAGATCAGCTTCGTGGTGTAAATCGCACTCTTTCTAACTATCTAAAGGAGATGCAAACTAATCTTGCACTTGCTAATAAAGCCACATATGGACTTTTTGGTGGTGGAAATCGAGATGTAACGGTTGATAGTATTTTCAATGAAATCTCAAAAAAGGATATTAAAAAAGCGCAAACACTAAATCGACAGTTGAATGATATTTATTCCGAAATGCCGAAATTAAAAGAAATGGGCAAGATTTCAGCAGATAGTGATATAACTTCAATTGATCAAATGAGTAAGGCGCTGATCAATCTTAGCAACTCTCTTTCTTTGATGTCTAAAGCATGGGACGAAGCGGATGAATCTGTTTATAATAGTACATTCAAAGATTTTGAAAAGACATATGATTCTATAAAAAATGCAATCGTTCAATTGGAAGAGTTGTATAATGCTCCTGGTGCATTAAAAAATCTTAACATCAAAGGTTCTATCTTGAAAAATTTTATTGATAATGCAAAAGGTGGCCTTGAAGATATCTCTAATCTCAGAGGTCAAGGTGGAGATTATTCTGTTTTTTCCAAGTCAGTGGAAGATTATCAAGACTTATTAGATTATGCTTCGACATTCACTCATCTTAATGATTTAATCGGGCAATCAATCGATCGTTCTAAAAAGGAAATAGATGGGCTAAAAAAATCCGAGCAAGAATCTATTGGTGCTGGCATCCCTATTGATTCATCTGTTCTCGATGAGAATACAAAGAAAATCATTCAATCTATTGGTGAAGTTAGTGCCGCAATGGATGATTTAGAGAGTAAGTCTAAAAATTTTTCAAACAATCTTACTGTTGAAGTTGATAAACATGTTGACAATATTGAAGAGAAGGTAAAACAGCTAAAGACTCTAATTGATGTCTTACTGAATGGTCAAAAAAATACTCCCGGTGATTCCAAAGGGCAAGAAGATCCTACAGATGGTACATCCGGGACCGAAGACGGCTCATCTTCTGTTTCTATTCGTGGCAAGGTTGTTATAACTAATGCCGATGTATCTGTTGATGTCAAAGATCCAGTTCAAATTCCTGGTGTTGTCGTAGTTGATTCTGATGGCGTTCAATTTGGCAATACAGAAGAGTTGCAAAAAAATGTCGATTCAATTACATCTGCAAAAAAAGCATTACAAAGTGTCGTTAATAAAACTGAGAGCTATGTATCGGAAATAGCTGAACTCGGTCCAGCATTTCAGTATGTAGCGCAGGAAGTCGATAATTTAAGTCATTCACTAGAGAATCAAATTGCTGATTTTACTCGCATTTCTGAACTGACGAACAATTATATCGATAAATCTAATTCTATTAAAATCGATACCTCCACTATCGCGGTCACTGGTGAACCGGCTGCAATTGATGGTAAGGTTATTTTGAGTGCCGATGATGTTGTCGCACCCGAAACACCAGTAAATATCAAAGGCCATGTTACTCTTGAGGCCGCAGATATAACTCCTCCAAAGACCCCGGTTGAAGTTAAAGGTAAAATTGTCACAACGACTACTGATACCGAGACGAAAGGCAAAAAGAAGAAATCGCAAAACGACATTGAAAAGCAAGAGCTTATTGAGTTGAAAGGTCACATCAAACTTGAAGACAAAGATATTGAGCGACCTGATCCAATAGTGATGAATGGCAAAGTAACTGTCACAAAAGACAACATTAAGTTACCAGAAGGCGGTATTGATGTTAAGGGTAATCTGATTCTAAAAAACGCTGAAATTGCTAATGCCATTCGAGATGCATCCGAAAAAGCTTCTAACCCCAAAGATACTACTAAAACAGCTTCTACTAATAGAAAATCTTCTACATCTCGTCGTGGTTTGATTAGTGACTTAATAACAGTCAATAAAAAAATCGCTGAGACAAAGAACATACTCAACGATGTTTCTGAGGATGAGGTCGACACCATTCAAAAGCGTCTTGAAAATTTAAGAGCAAATCGTGATGAAATCGTAAAGCTGTTAAACGACACAAATACAGATAACGACAAATGGTATGTTGATCGAAAATTCCGATATGCTAACAAAGAAGTAGACTATACTCGACTGCGTCATGCAGATTCTAAGAGTGTAAAAGAAAGTCAAGAAAATATCCAAGCGGCTCAGAATGAAAGAGACAAATACAATAATGAAAAGCTTTCTGCCTATCGCACATATAGAAGTGAACAAAACACATATAAGATAAAGAAAGCACGTCTGGGTGAAGATGAGAATTCTGATGAAGCAATCGCTATAAAAAATGCAATTGATGAGTTAGAAAAAAAGAAAAATGCGGCCTTAAATTCGATGAAATTAACGATCCAGGAATACACCGATTTAATGGATCAAATGGGAAAAGAAGATGCTGAAGTCGAAGAAAAAGTCGATCGCCAGATCTCCATTATAAAGGCCCATGAAAGTAATAAAAACAAAGTTGCACAAACTACTCGTGGCAAAAAGATCACTGATCAGTTGACAGAAGCACAAAAGACTTACGGTACTGTTGAAGAAGCTAATGCAGCCAATAAACCCCCTACAGCTATTCAAGAAGCTCTTCATGTACAACAGCAACTCGTTGATGAAATTGCAAAAGCCACTGCTGGCACAGAAGAATATAATAATGCAGTTAAAGCAGCAGAAGATAATTGGAAGAATGTTATGATTGCTATAAATTCTTCTAAAAAAGCAGAAAACGATCTTGTTTCAGCAGTTGATGTTATTCGTAAGAGATTTGCTTTACTTAAAGAAGAGGTTTCACAGAGTTCTAATGACGAGTTAAAAGACGAGATCACAAAAATCGAAAAACAAGCCGCAGAACTTGCATCTAAGAATCCGGCCGAATATGATAATTATGCAAGTGATCTTTTGGCTTTGAAGCAAAACACTTATTCTGTTCAAGCAAAACATACCCTGTGGCGCAAAGGCTATAAGGGACTTGAGAAGAAAGGCAATAAAATTGCTCAAGGTGTTGAAATTGCACGACAGATGCAGCAAGATGGCACTCTTAAGGATGTTGATTTTAAAAACATTGATGAACTGATTGCAAAACTCAATAAACTTCCTGCTCAAACCAGTGAATACGCTAAGACTCTGGAAGAAATCATTCCCATTTGGGAGGAAATAAAGATAAAGGTTGATGCTGTAAACGATGCCGAAAATAAAGCTGTAAAACAAGCTAGTGCTCGAATTGCAGGAGCATCCGCAGTGAACAAAGCTATGGGCTCCAATCAGTCTTTGATTGGGAAAGTAAAAAGCAATAACGGAACAGACAAAAACTTTTATTCTCAATTAAAAGAAAAACAAGACAAGTTAAGCAACTTACTTACCAGTGTCGAGGGAGAAACCGATCCTGTACAAGCTGCAAAAACATAGGCCACAAGTAATTTAACAAAAACAGCAGCTAGTAACATCAATTCTATCACTGATGCATTAAACGCGCTTAATAACGAATACAGTGAAGCAACACAAGAAGCCAAAAAATTTAATGCAGCTACTTCGCAGGAGCGTTCATTTAATAAAGCATCTACTGAAGTTGCAAATTTGAAATCAATGATCCATGATTACCTTGATGCAAATAAAAAACTTCAAGGCACAGACACAGGAAAAGGATTTTATGAGTTATTAAATGCTTTGAATAGCAGTGATGCACCTGCACGAATTGGCGAACTAAAAAAGAGGTATGCTGAACTTCGTGCTGAGTCAAAACAACTTGGACTTGAAACAGAAACTTTAGTTGATAAGTTTGAAAAGCTTTTTGGCCAGCATCTGAGCACCATGATCACCATGGCCGCTTTGCACAAGATGCAAGACGCTCTGCGGATCGTATATCAGAATGTAGTTGAAATCGATACAGCTGTTACAGAATTGCGCAAAGTCAGTGAATACGCCGGCAAATCTCTTGAAGAGTATATGGGTCGCGCGTCTGAGCAAGCACAAAAGCTTGGTGTTTCGATTAGTGATTACATCAATTCGACTGCTGATTGGAAGCGCCTCGGTTATTCTGATGAAGACGCCGAGAATATGGCTACCTACTCTACCCTGCTCAAAAACGTGGGAGACGGAATTGATGACGTTAACACTTCGTCTTCGTATCTGATTTCGACATTGCAAGGCTTTGGTCTGCTTGCTGATCAGGCAGAGGACGTTGTTAATAAAATTGATGCTGTAGCAAATACGCAACCTGTTACCGCAAAAGACCTTGGTGAAATCTTGACTCGCAGTTCTGCTGCTATGTCGGCCGCTAATAATACGCTGGAAGAAACTATTGCGCTTGGTACCGCTGCAAACGCAGTTATCCAAGATGCAGATACGGTCGGTACAACTTTAAAAAGTCTTTCTATGTATCTCCGTGCTGCTAAAAGTGACGCAGAGAATGCAGGCGTTGAAGTTGATGGCATGGCCAATTCTGTATCTGAACTTCGTAGCGAACTGAAATCTCTGACTGGCGTTGACATCATGCTGGATAGCAAAAATTTCAAGAGTACATATCAAATCATGAAAGAGCTGTCTCAAGTATGGAGTGGTCTATCCGATGTAACGCAGGCTAATGTCACTGAAATGATTGGCGGAAAGAGAAACGCAAATGCTGTTAGTGCTATTCTAAATAATTTTGACGTTGCTGAATCTTCCATGGAATCTGCTGCAAACAGTGCAAACGTCGCATGGGCTGAGAATGAGAAATACCTTGATTCCATTCAGGGTCGCTTAAATCAACTCGATGCGTCTTTCCAAGCTCTTTCTACCGATGTACTTGACTCCGGCCTGGTCAAGACTGTCGTATCTCTCGCAACTGGACTTACAAAAGCCGCAGATGCAATGATTAAATTTACTGGCGCTATTCCAATGGGTGCTGGTATCGCAACCTTTATAACTCAGCTGGGTAAACCCAAAATGACGGGTTTCACGATTGTGCCCAGCAATACTCCGGGTGGTGACACGGAACAAACCTGCTGTACTTATAATATTAAGTGCTGCAGTGCGAGGGAGTATTTAGTAAAACCGACGAACATGGCAGCGTAAGCTGTGGCGAGTTTGGGTAATTCTCGTCCGGGAACCGAAAGGAATCCGCAGGCAAGCTCTGTATGTGCCTACATTATTATAATACGCACTGCCAGAGACGCTTCAGAGAGCATAATGTCGGAGTGGAACTACGTGTGTAACAGCGCCGTAGATTCACTATGGGATGCTCCAAATCACTGCTACGCATGTTAAACGCATGTGGACAGAAAAATTACAGGTGGTCTCTCCCCTGCCGTCAAAAGTAGAGAAAAATGATTGAATAATTGAACAAAAAGAAAAAGTACACTGTTGTTCGTTGACAGCGTACTCTAAAAAGTGTATAATAAAAGCAACCAGGAGTTCCAATAGACGGTTCCCTCGGTTAGCATCAAACAAATGGAATCAAGATCTAGTCAATCTCAATCCCGCATGAAGAGCTGCCTACTGGACATAGGCGGCTCTTTTACTTATCACGGCTTTCGCTGTGACGATGTAGCATCTCTCGAATCTCAAGAACTGTCTTAACAAAGCCTGCGAATCCGAAGATCAGCATGGCGGTATAGTAGACAGTTGTAATCTCTAAATCCATGGCAACATCCTCCTTCCGACAATATTGCCGGAAGGCAGTTAAAGAAATACACGCTCCTTCTTGCCTTCCGGCTGCTGGGAGGGTGACCGCCTATTTTTTACATCTATGAATGGCGAAGTTCGAAGTAGAACCCCTGATTGCCCATTTATTATACACGCATCGACACGGCTGTGTCAAGGCTTTATAATGTAGTTTATAATACATGAGAAACAGGTTGCTTTTTTGAAATTTTCTGGTTATAATAAAAGTACAGTCGCATATCAAAAATATACGGAGGTATTATATTATGCCAAGACCCAAAGGAAGCAAGAATAAAACAAAGGTTCTCGATGGCGTCGATTACGCAGCGCAGATCGCTGAGAAAAATACTGCCGCAGAATCTCTCGCTGAAGAAATTGCAGCACTCGGCACGAATATTGCCGCGTTGAATGCTGACCGCAAGGCAAAGGAAGTAGAGCTGAAAAAACTCAATAAAGAGATTGTAAAACTCGAAAAGAAAAAGGCTGATGCTGACGCAAAGATTGCCGCAGAGCTGAATCGCAAAAAGGCAGAAGATATTGTTGCAAATGCACTGGCCAGCGGTATGACTGCCGAAGAGATCGCCGAACTTCTGAAATAACTGCTGTGCAGCTATCATAATGAACAAGCCCGACTTTCCTACTACTGGGAGGCCGGGTGTTTTAATAGTTGACAATAAAATTCCATTGTGGTAGCATAATATAAAGAGGTGATAGTTATGAAAAATGCAGCAAGCCAAACTTCTGATTACAAATGGTTTACCGACAATTATGCCTCTCTATGTGAAAAATACGGAAATGCTTTTATTGCGATAAAGAATGGGTCCATTCTTGGAGTTTATCCTTCTTTTGCAATAGGAGTTAAAGAGACGTTAAAACACGAGCCTGTCGGATCTTTTATTGTTCAAAAATGTTACGCTGATGGGCATATGCACATTGATAGTATAGCATCTATGAATTTTATGTAAGGGATACTGGAAGTTAATGAACGAAGAACGTCAACAGGCATTTACGCATTCAGGAGATTATATTTTAAATTCTTTACGATCCGTTTCTAACGTTTCGTATAATGGAAAGAGCACTAAATGTATTACATTATGGGACACAGGTGCCACATGCAGTGCAATATCAATGGATGTTGTAAGCAAACTCAACCTTGTACCATTTGGACAGCAAGAGATTCATACACCGTCTGGGACTAAGACAGTTAATTCTTATTTGGTAGATATCGTATTGCCTAACAATTTAAAGATATCAGATTGGCATGTTATCGACTCAGAAATTGGTGATCAAGGATTAGATCTTCTTGTTGGAATGGATATAATCTCTAAGGGAGATTTTTCTGTTAGCAATTACGACGGGAAAACTACATTTACATTTAGGACACCTTCTCAAAAGAAAACCGATTATGTGCAACAACTCGCTGTGCAAAACACTCTTGCCCGAAAAGGCGGGATGCCACATAAAGGCAAAAAGAGAAAGTAACAAAAAAAAACAAACGCTCGGAGATATGTAAGTTCTTCGGGTGTTTTATTTATGCCATACGAGTTAGACCTGTCTTACCACTCATACCCACAATTCTTACACTTGAACTGTTTGCCGAGCTTCGGTACCTAACTGTGCGGTTATCAGTCATCATCGTCTTCATCAGTATGAAATTTAGCCAACTCTTTCTTTTCGAGTTCTGTAAAGTCAAGATGATATCGTGTTTCAAGGTAGTCAAGAACTTCTTCTAATGCATATCCGATATAGAGTTGGTTTTCACCAAAGTCGTATCGCATACTTTCTACAACATCCGAATTAACGTAGACAGCTCTTGTGTCCCATTTGTATTCTTTCCCATCATGGACATCTTTATAGTTGATTGGATAGCGATACCAGCCGCCTCGTCCATAGTTGTTGTGTTCGTTATAGGTGTTATTGGCTATCTTTTCTTCTAATTCTGAAATAAGTTGTGCTTTTTCAAGTGAAATTTCCATTATATGTCCTCCGCGCAGGCTTAGAAGTTGCTTCCGCACTGCTTACAATGCCACTGTTTGCCGATCTTCCCGCTGGCAGCCCCCACGAGAGACACAGACACGGCGCGGCTTACGGTGCTGATCTTTTCAGTGTTCGTGGACTTGCAGTATGGACAGATGACACGCTTGCCGCTGGAAATGTCTTGCTGCTCTTTGCGGGCGGCCTGTTGTGCCTCGGCTCTGTGTTGCTCGTGAAGATGAGCCATTTCTTGACGATGGGCTTCTTTGTTCTGTCTACGGATTGCTTCTTCTACACACAAAATCCCTGGATGATCTTTCTCTCGAAGCTGGTCATAGTAGAATTGAAGAAACTCTGAATTATTTCTTTTATAATGGATTTTATTGTCTCCAAATAATTTCCTATTGCTTGTTTTAATTTGTTTGTAGTGTGCTTTCAACTCTTTGTGATCTTTTAAAATACAATCAGTTAAATATGCCCTTGTAACATTTTCATAATACTCTTCTAATGTTTTTGTATCAGGGTCTTCTTTTAAATATTCATAGTCTGGGTATGTTTTAAGAATTTTTTTTGCCTCATTCCACCAAGACAGCCTTTGAAAGTACCCTTCTGGTTTTGGAAATGGTATATCTTTTTTTATGATTCCTATTTTCATAGCATCCTCTCAATCGTGACAAATAATCTTAACCGACCATTTTGATTATTATACGATATGACAGTCAATAAGTCAATGATTGAGATTGGAAATAGTCTTGACGGAACAATCAAAAATACTGTTGACGCTGTAAAAAAAATAGAAGACATTCCAAAGGCATACCAGAAATTCATGGTATCTGGAGATTTTGTCTAGGGAAACGGGCAAAAAGTTGATATATCTTCTTATGGAAATAGTTCAAAGGAACTTAACAATTATATTGCTCAAGTTTCCACATTAAACAAAGAGCAACAAAAAGTTGTTTTCTCTATGACAAATTTCAGTGATGGACAAAAAGAAATTATCACCAACACATTGAATGAAATTTCAACAGGGGAAAAACTAAACGGCATTATCGCAGAGCAAGTGTTAAAAGAAAATGGATTTGACGAAGCTGCCGTAAAAGGATTGACTTCTATTTACAAACTAAGCGACGGAGCTGGAAATTATGGAGTTGCTCTCACTTCCAAAGTCATCCCTGCAATGGAAGGATGGATTAACAAGCATACAGAATTGATTGATGCGAATGAATTATTAAAAAACAACATCATTACTGGAACTGTGGGGAACTATAAATTTTCTGATTCTTTTATTCAACTTATTTCCAATGAACAAAATGCCATCGTTGTGACCAAAACACTTACCGCAACTCAAAAAGCGTGGAATATTGCAACACAATTTAGTAAACAACTTCTCTTCTCTCTTAGCGTAGCGGCTGTTGCCTTTATCGCAACCAAAATTGTCGATTATCTGATGAACCTTAAAACGCATTCAGAAGAACTTGTCGCTACAATGAATGATTCTCACGAAGCTGCACAGCAAGCCACCAAGGATGTTGAAGAGATTCAGTCCAAGATTGACGATTTGAACAAATCTCTGAAGGACGCGGGCGTTGATAAAATCGAAGACATTGTTGATCCTGCCGAGCGCGAGCGGTTACAAGCCATCAACGATATGTTGCAGGCTCAACTCGAACTTAAGAAGCAGCTGGAGAAAGACGCGAACGATAAAGCAAATGCCGACACAAGTGCTGTTGTAAATGATAAAACTGAAGACAGTATTGTGAAAACACGCACTGTGAATATTTCTTATGCTGAGGGTGGTGCAAATGCTGGCACTCATCAGGTTGCAGAGAAAGTCTCTAAGACTGAATCTCTAAACGAGCACTCAGACTATCTTGATCAACTCGTTCAAAAGCGGCGTGAAATGGCGGCAGCCGGAAAAGAAGAGACTCAGGCATACAAAGATAACGAAGTTGAGATCGAAAAAGAGAAGACCAAAATTGAAGAGCTCTCCTCTGCCGTGTCGGAGCAGATGAGTAGCTATAGCACCAACGCTGATAGTTTCGCCCAGTACAAAGACGAATATGTTGCTGGCACTAACGCAATGACCGTAGCCACCAAAGCTTTGGCGAATGCAAATGATGATGTTAGTGTCAGCACAACAGCATACGATGTCTTACTTGAAAAGATGCAGCGTGTCAAAACATCTATGGATCGCCGTGGCAATTCTGATTCTAAGGGCAATGCATATGTTGGCGCTGTTAACGCTCTCAAAACTTCTGGTCTTGAAACTGGAGATGACATTCGAGAGCTTTCTTTTGTTCCGGCTAATCAAACAAAAGAACAAGCTGCTGCGATTGCGGTGCTCCAAAAGGCAGCAGACGATGCTCATGTTACACTCGATCAATTTATCTCCGCTCTTGAAACTGTCGGTCTTATTGCTGTTAGAAATGTAAGTAAGGTAAAATCTTTGTCTGACGCAATGAGCGCACTCGACAATATGCAGTCTGCTTATCAGTCCTGTGCAGAGGCGGTTAAAGAGTATAATAAGACAGGCTATGTATCGATGGATACACTTCAGTCTTTGTGCCAGCTTGAGCCGCAGTATCTGAAAATGCTTGAGTTGAAAAATGGCAAGTTAAAAATCAACACAAAAACAGCTCAGACTTTGACTCAAGCAAACCTCCAACTGGCCAAAGCTTCGTTGCTTGCCGACACCTTAAACAAGATTAAAGACACGAACACTCTTGCAAAAGCAGAAGCCTTGTTAGGTGATGTAACTGCTGTAATCAAAGACGCTGATACTGCCATTGATGCCGCTGTTGAGAAATCCGCACAACAAGTGAAAGAGAGTGATGGCTGGGCTGGCTACGATAAGGTAAAGCGAGCAGGAGACATTTATAAGCAGAATTATCATACATTGTCAGAGTTGTTTGAAACATTAAGCAAACAAGATCCTAGCGAAATTTGGGGCAAAGATGATAAATCTTCGAAACAGGCGTCTTCTGCTATTGATGCATGGTCTACCCTATCTTCTGCAATGGAGGAATATAATAAGCAGGGTTCTATCAGTTTGAATACAATGAAATCACTGATGGGCCTTGAAGAAAAGTATACCGCCTGTTTGAAAAAGCAAGGAAACGAGCTGACTATTGATGCCACAAACTTCCGCAATATGATTCAGGTAGAACTTGCGGCTGCTGCAGCAACTGCTGACGCTTCAGATAAGACGAAGGCCAAAGTCTCTCAGTACACGCAGATTCTTCAATACCTTGATGAAAATGCAAAAGAAGGAACCATTTCTCTGAATGAGCTTCGCGATGCGATTGAAGGTGTTGGCGCATCTCTTGATAAAGCACAGGAGAAAACGTCTGGCTTGAAGTCTGCATTTGGCATTATTCACGATATTCTGAACACAGACAATCCTGCTGGCGCATTAACTAGCGACAATGTTGAAGCTGTTATTGATTTGATTCAAGAACACAGTGAGCTCAAGGACATTCTTTATGATGAGTCTGGAAACCTTCAAATCAACGAAGAATCCTTGAAGGCGGCAACGATTCAGCTGCTAGAAAATGAGAAGGCTGCAACAAAGAATGTAGCTATCCAGGCTGTTTTACAAAAATCCATTGACGATCTATCGAATGGTGTTATTAGCATTACGGATTTCTTAAAGGGTCTAAATACAGAGCTTGACGACATTGATGCAAAGTTAGATAAATTCCAGAGCGGGTTCTCTGATATCACTGCGATTGTTGAGGAATACAATACATACGGACAATTGACGCAGGACTCTTATCAGAAATTGATTCGCCTTGATCCAAAATATCTGGAATGCTTGCAGAAGGAAGGAAATCAGCTTAAATTCAATGCGGCCGCATACCGTATGCTTTATGCAGAGCAGCTTAATACTCTTGCAATGACCGCAAAAACGTCTACTCAGCGCGATACATACACATCGATGCTGGCAGATATTTTCGGATTTACGCCAGAACAAGTCGATCAATATAAAGCTTCTATCAGTGAATATAACGATCTGGTGCAGCAATATACTGCCGAGGGCGTTGATCATTATGGCAATGTAAGTAATATCAGCCGCAACAAGATTGATTAGACTCCTGAGAATATGGAGAAATATCGTGATTTTGTTGACGAGACGAATGCAGAAAACCCTAATACTATTGTTGAGGGCGGTTATTCTACGATCCTTGGAACGTCTACTAACATTGATGGTCTCGAAATTGCTTACACTCCAATGCTTCAAACTGACGAAGGACTTATTCCTCTTACTCAAGATCAACTTTGGAACTACTTAGACAAGGTTATTGATGGAGCTTATGAGTCCGATGGTGGATTTAATGCCGATAACCTGCTCAAGATTGATGCAGAAGGTTTCGATCAAGAGATTAACGGTACTGTTGTTCGTGTCCACGGTATGATTGCCGGCGCTGAAGGAATGATCGTTAATGGCGTAAAAACAACCGGCGCTGATATTGCGGCTATTGCTGGTGCCACAGAGGATGAACTCCAAAAAGGCTTTGGTCAAACCAGTTCTTTTGTTGGCAAGGACATGCATACTCTTCAAGCTAATGCTACCGAGGCAAAAGACAGAACCGGAGACTTGGTTTCCATTTTGAACGAGATGGGAATTGACGGCGCTGCTGCTTTACAACTGCTCGAGGATCACTTTGGAGACGTAAATACATCTGCCGAAAAATTTAAATCGCTGCTTTCTGGTATTAGTTCTCTCCTCTCTGACTTCCTTGGAATTTTCGAGAAGCTGAATGATACTAAGTCCAATGACCTCAAGCTCTGGGGCGAGGCCATGACTGAGGAAATCGACAAGCGAATTGATGCTCTGAACGAGGCCAATGATGCTCAGGAGCGTTCTATTGAGCTTGCAAAACTTCAGGACGAATACGAAAAAGCAAAGGCTAACAAAACTGTTCATGTGTATGGAGGTCGTGGCCAAGGCTTTGTTTGGAAAGCTGACGATAATGCAGTACATGAAGCAGAACAGAATCTGTCTGATAAACGCCGCGAGTATAAGCTCAAAGATGAAACAGATGCTCTGAATAAACTGAAGGACAAGTACAGTGAGACAATGAATCTCATTGGTACTGACATTGACGACTACAACAAGAAATTGGAGTATGCCGCTAAAATTCACAATATGTCCTTCGAGGAAATGAGCGATGGTGTTACAAACTACAAAGATAGTGTTATTGCAAGTCTTGGCGCTGTAAATACCGTGACTGATATTAAGAATACTATTTCTAGTATTTCTACTCTTATCTCTACACTGGAGACGCTGGCGAATGTCTTGAACCTCCTCAATGGTGGAAGTGGCGACGGTGGTGGAGTCTTTGGCTTTATCAACCAAATCAAGAACATATTCACTGGCGAAAATGGTGACTTTGATCTTGGTGGCGGTTTCAAGAAGATGTTCGATGGAGCTGCTAAGGTGGTTTCTGACGGTTGGAACTGGATTACTGGTAAGAACAGAAAAAGTTTCAATGATCTTATTTCTTGGAATAATGCGAAATTAAAAATCATCGGTCGCGATGTATCTGTTGGTACACGTAGTATTGAAGGAACATCTAGTAACTTCTTTGATCGTCTTTTAAGTGCAACCAATGGAAATCTATGGGATATAAGCGGGATTTTCAATAGTGTAAGTGATGCCATTTCTGGTAAAACAGGCAACCTGTTTACTGATATTATTGGGTTCTTTACGAACGGATTCTCAACAGCAAATAATGTCGCTAATGGTGGTTTGTTAAATATTGTTGATACCATCGGAAGTATGTTTGGCCCAATTGCGGCTGGCGCACAGTCTATCGGTAGTGCCATCTCGTCTGGCGTTGTAAGCTTCTTCCCTTCTATCTTCGCCGGACTTGGTACTCTGGTGACGAGCGTTGGCAGTGCTATGGCCGCTATGATGCAAGCGATTGCTGCTGCTCTTTCTTCCATTCCTATTGCTGGTTGGATTGCTGCCGCCGCAGCTGTTGCAGGTGCAGTTGCTCTGATTGCTACGATTGCTTCAATTGCAAGTAATGTTTCCAGTACACAGGTTGATGAACCTACTCCCGCATTCCAAGCAAAGAAATATGCAAAGGGTACTCGTGGCGTTAAGAAGGACCAGATTGCAAACGTTGATGAAAAGGGCGAAGAGCTGATTGTTCGTAACCCCGATCAGGGACGCATGACCTATCTTGAAAAGGGCGATGGTGTTATCCCTGCAAAGGAAACTGACAACCTGATGGCGATTGGTGCTAACCCAGAGGGCTGGCTGGCAAAGGGTTTGGCCGAAGCGACCGGTAGTGCTGCTGCCGGTGCCGGTATGAGTGCCAAAGGTCCGAATGCTCAATTGAGTGGTGCCGCAGCTGCCGCAGCCGCTGGCGTTGGCTCGGTTTTCAAGGACGAGTATGATGAGATCCTTGGCGATACAAATGAGTTTATGTCTGGACTCTCTGATATCTTCAAGAAGAGTGATAATCCGATCATTGCTGCCATTCAAAGCATGTTTTATTTTGTCAATAAGACTGCGTATCGTATGTCTACGGTTGGCAAGATCAACTCCTCTAAGACAGTGACAGAATCTACCAGCAACACAAAGAAGGCGGCTCAGAGCCAAATTTCGTCTATGACGAGTAACTTTGAGTCTAGCTGGAAATCTGTGGCTGGCGAGCTCGGTCTGGACACAAAGGATATTGAAAAAACCAGCAAAAAGATGTCTGAGAAGATGAATGAGCTGGTGAATAACACCTTTGATGCACTGAATGAGAATACCGGTCTGAGCGCCGAACAGGTTGAAGATGTTACCAACACGATGTTTGATTCGCTGCAAAAGATTTATACCAGTGGATGGAATAGCCTCGCTTCTACTTCCGGCGACATGTCTGAAGAGATTGCTAAAAAGCTGAATGAGTCTTACAAGTCTTCTGTTGACAGCACAAATAAGGCTATGAACGAGATCTCCAAGGCATTCGGTCATAGCTGGAATAAGGTTGGCGGCGGTGTGAAGACCCTGAGCACCAATGTTCAAAAGACAATGGAGCAGGCATGGGCTGACACCAGCAAAGACACCCAGAAGCTGATGTATGATATGCGCGCGTGCTTTGACAATAGTTGGAGCATGAACGAAGCTGGCGTAACTCATCTGGCAGACATGACCGAGCAAACCATTGGCGGTGCTTATAACGAGATCACCTCTGATGCCGCAAATACGTTTGGCGATGGCGGTTCTCTATCCACTGAGACGGATAACGCATGGGCAAATGTTGAGCCTGGCGCAAAGGACATTAACACCAATCTGACTTGGATGATGGACCAGTCTTACAACGCCATCAAGGCCGGATGTGAAGCTGCCGTTACATCGATTAAAAACGATTTGGCGACCACAGGCGATGCATTTGAAGCCGTTGGTAAGAAGGCTGCTGATACTTCTGCCGCAATCAGTGAAGCAAGTCAAAAAGCACAACAGAGCACACAGCAGAATACCGGTCCAAGCAAGGGCGTGACAGCCGCTGCTGGTGCTGGTATCGGTGCTGCCGTTGGTTCATTCCTTGGGCCTCTGGGTGCAATTGGCGGTGCTGCAATTGGCGGTTTCTTTGGCAGTCTGTTTGGCCATGCAAATGGTCTGAAGTCTGCTAAGTTCCCGCACATGGCTAACGTTGACGAGCAGGGTCCTGAGATGCTGGTTCGTAAACCGGATTCCGGTCGGTACACTTATCTTGAGACCGGCGATGGTGTTGTCCCAGCCGATATCACCTCTCGCCTGTTTGAGATGGGCGGCAACCCGGATGCATGGTTCCAGAAGCAGATGGCAAAGTACGGTTCTCAGCCGATTGTTCAGGGCGGCGGTGGAGATGTTACAACTTCGATTGGCGATATTATTATCACAAATCCTGTTGGCAGCTCTGATGCTCTGGCAAATGAAATCAAACAGAAGTTACCGACTAAGGTTGCTCAAATGCAAAGCAAGCGGTAAGTAATAGTTTTTACGGCCGATACCACTAGGATAGCCTAGCGGGTCGGCTTTTATTTTTGATTAGGAGGAAAAGAAATGGCAGATAAATCAGCTATTGATGTGCTGGCCGAGGTTGTAACTTCTGCCGCTGAACACGCTGTAAAGAATGCAAAATTTGACGTGTCCGCCTATGGAGTAATCACAGAAAAAGAAGACCAGCACTATAAAATCGCTGTATTCGGTGGCGAGTACGGCATTGTAACAAACCATGACTATATTGTGGGCCAGAAGGTTGTTGTAACTGCATTGCAGGGCAACTTTCGTAACCTGATTGTATCGGAGAGTAATACCAGCGTTGAAATTCTGACAGTGAAATCTCTGGTGACCGGTGTCGATAGCTTGAACGCCGAGTTTGAGTCGATGAAAGACAAGTCCCAGCAGACAGAAGATACTGTTCAGGGTCAGCTGCGAAATACTATCAATACTTGGTACAGAAATGGTCATCCGCATACATACAACTACCCTGCTTCAGATTGGAAAACAGATGAAGAGAAAAAAGCACACGTCAACGACATCTACTACGATAAAAGGACTGGTATTTGCTATCGCTGGGTATATGACCAGGATAAGCAACAGTATTTCTGGATGGAGATTGTGGACGCCGGTGTTATCAATGCACTGTCGATGGCAACATCCGCACGAGATCTTGCGACAGAAAAAGTTCGTGTTTTTACTGACACACCGACTGCTCCATACGATGTGAATGATCTATGGCTTTACGGCGGAGTCGGAGGTGCATTGTATATCTGTATTACTGCGAGAGGTGAAACCGAAAAATGGACATTCAGCGACTGGGCTGTTGCGACAAAGTACACGGATGATACGACCGCAAACGCAGCGGTTGAACGTGTTGGCGCACTTGAGACAAAAGAAGCTAACGATGTAGCTAGTCTGTGGCGCTCGATGAATGGCTTCAATGATAATTTTGGTGATTTCACAAACAAAGACTATACCGCCACAAAGAAACAGGTATACAACAATACAAGTAATATTGAGCAAAATACTTCTGATATCTCTTTGTTAAGGACAGACCTCGATAAGGCAAAAACAGCTGAATCTAATCATTATCAGGATGTGACACGTAAGATTTCGGCTGCGAACTCAAATATCTCGACCTTAAAAACGAACGTATCAGATATCAATGAAACGATTTCTGGAATCACTGTTGATAATTTTCTGGCCGCATTGAATCTGGCCGTAAATACCAATGGTGAGCTTTGCTATATATCGAAGGAATAATTCGGAGGTGATAACTTGAAACCAATTCTATCTAAAATCGGCGCATTTGATGCCACAAAGGATCACACATTTCAGTTTGCCGCATACGCAGACATTGATATCATTGCTCTTATCGTCTTCGATACTCCGACGGGCAGTATTTTACAGGGTGATACGCTCTCAAAAGGTGTGTATAAGTTTGGCACATTTCCGGCTGGAGGCACTGGTCTGGCACGATATTTTACGATTTCGGCAGGCACGTTTGAGAACCGCAAAGATCCGTACTATATGATTATTCGCTGCCGACTGAAAGGCACAAATCTGTTTTCAGAATACTCGGACAAGCTGCTGTTTTATTGCCATGAGGAACCGACAATCAAACTGAATGACCTGAGTTCTTCCGGCGTGACTACTATCCCCTACCCTTCTTATTCCTTTGAGTTCTCTTACAAGTATAAGGTATCGGAGGGTGAATCTGTAAATCGTTATGAATTTTGGCTTTATGATGCGAATCGTGAGCTGCTGAAAAAGTCGGTGAGTTACTATTATCGCGACTCATTGAAGGGTTTCCAGATCGATGGACTGGATAACCATACCCTGTATTATCTGAGAGCAACGGCAGAATCTGTTGGCGGCTATCAACTGGACACTGGATTGCAGGCGTTCCGAACTGACTATCCAGAGTATGTGGATGACGTAGAATTCACCGTGCAGAATAATTATCGTATGGCTAATATCAGTATGCACGCACAGTATTTTCTGACACGGAGCAGTGGTGCAAATGCCATGCGAATCAAGCGGCGCAAGAAAGGTGCGGCAATCTGGACTTCGCTTTATCAGGAAGAGATCGATCTGAACCATGTCATTATGAAGATGGGCTGGTCGAACCTCCACATCAATAAAACGACTGGTCAACCGATGGGCAACTATAAGACGGTGACTTCTGATTATATCGACAAGGACAGAGTTCTTTCTTTCCAGTTCAAATCCGAGGACAAAGCGTTTTGTCTGATTGCATATACCGCTGACCGAAAGTTTATCAAGGCATCAAGTGATTTTACATCGACCGACGAATTCAGGAGTTCCAGCGAGTATAAAGAGTGGTTCTCTGAGACTTTCTTAAACAACATGAAATACTATCGTGTTGAGGTGTCGACAACAAAGAATCAGGATTTGGAGCCAAAAGACTTCAATGACTTTTATATGTACGGCGCTGACGATGGTTATGTGATGATTGATTATACCGATCTATACGCCATTGGACGCAAGACCGACTATGAGTACGCCGTAGCTCCCGTTGCAAATGGCATTGAGCTTGGCTATGCGAAGGCCAGCGTTGTAAGTGACTTTGATGGTGCTGTGATCACTGATGGCAATAAGACCTATCATATTTTCCTTGAGCCGAAAGTCGACAGTGTTGAGAAGGTACGTTCTGCTACAGTTGTCGAGACGATGGGAAGCAAGTACCCGTATCTGTTTGCTGGCAGTGAAGCCAATTATTACAGCGGCCACTTCTCTGGTGTTGGCATCCGTTTTGATAACACAATGAAAGACTTTGATATCAATGGCGGCAATGCGTTCCGTGATGAACTGAGCGAGTGGCTGACCAACGGTAGTGCGAAGCTGTTGAAGATGTTTGATGGCCGCAGATGGCTAATGGGTGTCAATGGCAATGTGTCTATCTCCTGCTCTGATCACTACGACAAGGGCGTATTGGAGTTCGACTTTGTGGAGCTTGGTGACGCAGAGAGTGAGAGCGACATGTATAACAATGGGCTGAGTGATTATCAGCCGGGAGGCAGCGTATGACATATCTTCCGACTGACGCAGACCTGGCGCTATTGAACAATCATTCGTCTAATATTTACTGCCGCATTGATATGCTGAACAAAGATTTTATTACAATTGATAGTTTGGAAGGTCTTGTGATCGATGGCTCTATTTCTATCGACTCAGAATCTGACGTGCGGCGAACCTTTAATGTGACCCTGTACTTGGGTAAGAAGAGTGGCATTTCCAACCTGACGGAAGAAGATTGGATCAGTAAAAATGTGCGTGTATTCATTGGTCTGTCAGGAAGAGGAATGTCGAGAATCAGTGCTTCAAAGAGTATTGACGAGATGATCAGGGAAAATGCGGATTATCAGCTCGCTGCGAAGAATTATGATGATTTGATTCAGGACATCACAAACAGAGGCTATGCAAAATACGGCAATATCGACAACCTGAATCGAGATGTGCTGGTGTGGACACGAGCCAATATCTCAAAGTATCATACGTTCTTTGACCAGATCAATGACGGCACGCCACCGGATGACCCAGCTGAAGCAGAGGAATGGTACACCAAACTTGGTGATTACTCTACAGTTTTGGGAAGTGATGACCCAATTTGTCAAGATGGACCTTATATCGCATTTACACCGATGCTGCAGACCAAAGACGGACTTGTACCGCTTGTGAAGGATGATATCTGGGCTTATCTGGATGCGGTGGCAATAAAAGCGAAGTCAATGAGTGGCGGTCTCTCCCCTGCTAATATCCTTGAGGTAGATAAGTCAGGCATCGATAGTTTCGTGTATGGCAATAAAATGCACGTCCATGGGATGATCGCTGCTGTTGAAGGTATGGTTCTGAACGGAGTTATGCTTGGCAAAGTGGATGTTTCTGCCATTGCCGGTTAGAGTGAGGACGAGCTAAGAGCGACCTACGGAAAAACTAGTGTGTTTGCAGGACATTCTATGCACGACATTCAGGCAGAAGTGATTGACACAAAGACCGCGCTGAATGAGCTATATAACGACCTGTTCCTTAGCTATTCCAATTCACCTGACAGTTCTTATGTCAATGGTGTAAAAATCTATTGGTACAACGAGGGGTGCTATACATTTACATCCAATGGCTTTACATATAGCGCAACAGAAAATACTGTGCAGGCAAGCTGTGTTGATTTGGTTTCTCGTATCAACGGAGACTTGGGTGGACAGCTGGTTGGTGGCACACATCGTATCGAGAAAGGCACTCGTATCGGTGATGCCATCTGGGCGGTGTTGAGAGATGAAACAGAGTTTAAGAAATATTCCATCGACTATTGGAGCCGCACTGTTCCACATGATCTGGATTATGATACCGGCTCGACTGTTTGGGATATTCTTTCAGAATTGCGTGACCTGTATTATCCGTTTGAGATGTATTTTGACGATGATGTGTTTGTATGTCGTGAGATTCCCAGTGGATTTGATGACCCGCCTGTGCTTGACCCAGAAGTATTCGAGAAGCTGGTAACCAACGATGGCGAATCGGCCACAGTAGATTATGCCGCTGTCCGAAATTGCGTTGAAGTGTTTGGTGCAACGATTGAAGCAGACGGAGCAGCAACTGTAAAAGGATGGTCTGGTACAAATAAAACAATCAATCTTGTATTGAACGCAACCGAATCAACATGGAAAAGTGAAACGAAAGTATCTTTTGTGGCTCCTGCAAATGTTGAAGCTGCCAAGACGGACAAAAATGGCAACGTAACAAGTGGCGCTATGACAGTTGTGTTGACATTTACATGGAAGTACAAGGATAAAGACGGCAATGAGCAAGTTGGCTCTGAGACAAAGACAAGTACACTGTATCGTTCTTTGACTGATGCCAATGGTTCAGATATCATTCAAGATCCAGGATGTATTAAGGCTACAAAGTATTATGTTCTCCAGTGGAATCCGAATACTGGCCGCATTTACTTTCTCGGTCAACAGCAAAGTCATGCTATGGCAAAACTGGTGGACGAAATCCCAGCCGCTAAAGAGATCGAAGCTCAAAAGGCAGAAGATAACTGCGACAACATGGCTTTCATCTGTGTGAATGACCCGAATAATATTGATGACCTATACAATGCACGATTATCAATTGAAAAGATCGGTCGTAGAACTGAGATTTTATCAGGTGGAGACTACGAGAATTACACCACAGATGATGCAGCCATGGAAGTTTGTCAATACGAACTGTGGAAGCGTGCCCGCCTGACAGATGGCCTGAGTGTGACCACACGACTGGTTCCGTGGCTCGATGTGAACGAAAAGATCCAGTATGCTGCCAAATATTTGGGCGGCAAGACCCCTGTTGACTGGATCATCAAGAGCATTTCTATGAATCTGGGCGAAGGCACAATGTCGCTTTCTTTGAGCCGCTATTACCCCTATTACACTTATATCGTAAACAACAAATATACGTTCTATCAGGACAATTTGTTTGATAAATATTTCCCCGAATTAACTGCCACTACGGCAGATGAACAATAAGAGAGGAGTGAGCAAATGGCACTATCTTTTGGAGAATCTAAGCGGTTGGCCGCGAAAAAAGCCGCAAGTACCGCAAATGCTTCTGTTGATGATATAGATGTCGCAACTCTGGAATTAAACGACCAAGACCAAATTGCCGTGTATGACGACAACGGAGAAGAGACATTTGAGCGTAGTGGCAATTACACCTGGTTTGCTGATTACTCTGATGACCAGTGGTCTTACATCGACAAGAACAAAGACATTCAGCTGGATGCAAATCAGATCAACATCACACAGGAATCCAACTCGCAGGTCATTCCGTTTGAAATGCCGCGTTACTACGATGGTATTGACCTGCTTCAGATGACGATTCAGATCCACTACCTGAACGCAGACAGAGAGGAAAACTACGCCTCCCCTATCAACGTGAGCTATAGCAACACCAAGATTCGCTTCTACTGGCTGGTAGCAAATGACGCTACTGCAAAAGAGGGTGAGCTGCAGTTCGAGATCATGGCATCGGGCGCTGTGAATGTCCCGAATACAAGCACTACAAAAAGCTATCTGTGGCGCACCCGCCCGAATGGTCGACTGAATGTGCTGAAATCACTGACCGGCAAGCAGATGGTTGATCCGTCTGGCAATGACTGGTATACCCAGTTCCTGGCAACAATGAGCCAGAAGGTTGGCGAGGCACAGGTTGCTGCATCTGCTGCCGAGAAGAGCGCACAGGACGCAAAAAATGCAGTTGCAAGCGTAGATGAAAAGCTGGCACAGTTCTATAAGAAGGACGAAGTTGATGGCTTTGTTACAATGCTGCGTGGTGAGATTGCCGCCGTGGATGGCCTGGCAAATTTCAATGTGCAGTATGACAACGATACCCGCACCCTGACGTTCCTGAATGGTGCTGAAGAAATCACAAAGATCAAGTTGAACACTGACCCCTCTGCTGAGTGGGTAAGCATGTACAACGGCATTGTTGACAATAAAATCAGCACTGCTGTAACCCCTGTTCAGACTGAGCTGACTGAATACAAGACAGCAAATGATGCCGCTGTGCAGGAATTGAAAAATAGTGTTGGCGACCTGCCGGAGACTTTGAAGTCCTCCTATTATAATAAGGAAGCCACCGACGCACTGCTCGATAAGAAAGCAGATAAGACGACCGTTGACGTGCTATCCAGTGATGTGAGCGGCCTGAAGAATACGGTTGGTGGCATTCAGACCTCTGTTGACTTGGCAAATGCGGATATCGCCAAGATTCAGGAAACTTTGAAAGACTTTAAGCCCGATGAGAATTCTGGCCGCGAGTACGATATCACTTACGAAGATTCCAAGCTGAACCTGTTGGAGAACGGCACGGTCAAGACCACTGTCATTATTGAAGGTGGCGGTGGTGGCGGTGGCAGCACCTCTACTATCACCATTGAGCGTATTGGTGAATCTTCTATCGCTGTTGTTAAGGGCGATACCGCAACTGTCGAGTTCAACTTTACTTCTGTGGATAACTCTGGCGAAGACACGGGCGATGCTACCGGCGTATGGTATGTTGGCAACACAAAGGTCGCTACTACGACTGTTTATCAGGGCAAGAACAGCTTCGACATCACTCAGTATCTGCACAATGGCGATAATAAGATCAAATTGCAGGTCACTGACTCCGTGGGCAGCATGGGTTCAAAGACTTGGAATATCAATATTGTCGAGTTTTATCTGGAGAGTATTTTCGATGATTCTCTGGTTTATAGTGGTGAAGTTACTTTCCGCTTTACTCCATACGGAAATATCAATAAGGACGTTTCCTTTACTCTGGATGGCAAAAAGCTTGGTAGTGTTACAACTGCGGTTACCGGCAGACAGATGACTTATGCGATTCCGGCACAGAGACACGGCGCTCACCTGCTGGAAGTGACCATGACTGCAAATATCAATGGCAAAGCTGTGACCAGCAATACCATTTATAAAGATATCATGTGGGCAGAGGAAGGCAATAACACACCGATCATCAGCTGCGCCACAAAGGAGTTCACCGCAAAACAGTATAGTACCACCAGCATTGTTTACACTGTCTATAACCCGGCCTCTTCTACTGCAAACATCACATTGGAAGTTGACGGTATTAAGACTTCTACACTGACTGTTGGCCGTACTGCTCAGACTTGGAGTTTTAAATCTTCTGATATTGGCACTCACACTCTGACCATTACTTGCGGCGCTACCATTAAGAGCATTACCGCAAAGATCGAAGACCTGGGCATTACCATTGAGCCCGTTAAGACCGGTCTGATGCTGGACTTTAACCCCGCTGGCCGCAGTAACGCAGATGTGAACCGCCTGTGGAGTTCCGGCAGCAACAAGATGACTGTCAGCGACAACTTTGACTGGGTGAACGGCGGCTATCAGATCGATGAAGATGGCGACACCTACTTCTGTGTCAAGGCTGGTACGACTGCTACCATCAGTTATAAGCTTTTCGCAGACGATGCAAAGAAGAGCGGCAAGAATTTTAAGCTGGTGTTTAAGACCACGAACGTCCGTAACTATGATGCTACTGCTGTAACTTGTTTGAATGGCGGCGTTGGTCTGAATATTCAGGCTCAGAAAGTTACGCTGACCAGTCACCAGAACAGTATTGATTTGCCCATCTGTGAGGACGATTTCCTTGAGTTCGAGTTCAATATTCTGCCGGACAAACAGTTCCGCGAGATGGTTCTGTGGTGTGACGGTATCCCCTGCCGTGTTGAACTGTATGATACCAGCGACAGCTTTACTCAGGCTGCTCCCGTTGGCATTACCATTGGCTCTGACGATTGTGACGTTATCGTGTACCGCATGAAGAGCTACGGTATGAACTTGACGGATGATGAGATTCTGGACAACTTTATTGCCGATGCGAAGAACGCCGAAGAGATGGTCTCTCGCTATATGCGCAACGACATTACGGATGCGAGCGGCGAACTGACCCCTGACTTGCTGGCAGAGAAGTGCCCCGATCTGCGTATCATCAAGATCTCAGCACCTACTTTCACAACCGGCAAGAAGAACGAGGTCGCCAATACCACGATCCAGCAGATCTATAAGAATGGTCGTGCTAAGGAGGATAACTGGACTGCTACCGGCTCCCACAAGGGTCAAGGCACCAGCTCCGACCACTATGGCGCATCCGCTCGAAATATTGACATCAACTGCAATGGCGGCTTTACGTTTGGTGACGACACTACCGGCGACACCTATGCACTGACCGAAAATAGCGTTCCTGAGAAGTATTTTAACATCAAAGTCAATGTTGCTTCCTCTGAGAATGCAAACAACGCCCTGCTGGCAGACGATTTTAATGAGTTCAACCCCTATGTGCGTCAGGCTAAGAAGGATAATCCCAAAGTGCGTGATACAATGGCGTTCTATCCCTGTGTCGTGTTTATTCAGGAGACCGATACCACCAATGCGACCGTATTTAACGATGGTCAGTGGCACTTCTATGCCTGTGGCGACATTGGCAACTCCAAAAAGAACAAAGATACGATGGGTATGGACCCCGAGAATCACAAAGAATTTATCGTTGAGATTGACAACAACGCCGATGAGCAGACCCGCTTCCTGAGTGGCGATTTCTCGCAGGAAACTTGGGACGGCGACCATTCCTTTGAGTTCCGTTACAGCAACCCTGCCTGCACTGAGGAAGAGATCGAGGCCGGCAAACAGGCGTGGATCACAGCTCAAAACTGGGTGGTGAATGCGGATGACGAGGAATTCAAGGCACATTTCAAGGATCACTTTGATCTGGATTCTGCTATTTTCCATTATCTGTTTACTGAACGCCACACTATGGTTGATAACCGTGCAAAGAACGTGTTCCCACACACCAGCGATCTGGTTCACTGGGACTTCTGCTTTGACTACGATAACGATACCGCCATGGGCAATGATAACGAGGGTGGTCTGACTCTGACTTATGGCTACGAGGACACTGATACCATCGGTACAAAGAATGTGTTTAACGCTGCTGACTCCAAGCTGTGGTGCAAACTGCGCGACTTGTTCCCCGATGAGATGGCAGCGATGTTCCGCAACCGTGAGAATGCGCTGGCATGGAGTGCGACCCGTATTTTGAAGAAGTTCGAGGATTATCAGGATATGAAGCCCGAAAAGCTTTGGATCATGGATATGCGGCGCAAATATTTCCGCACCTACGAAGATCCCACCATCAATACCACCAGCTATCTGCCCATGATGCACGGCAACAAGCGCCACCAGCGTCGGCAGTTCCAGCGCTATCAGGAAAAGTACATGGCATCAAAGTATTCCGGTTCTGCCGCAACCAGTGATGATATGACCATTCGTGGCTATACTCCTACCAACTGGACTGGCGTAAAGCCGGACGGCACATTCCATATCACACCTTACGCTGATACCTACGTCTCTGTTCTGTACGGCTCTAACCCTGTAAAGGTGCGTGGCAAGCGCGGACAGACCTACACGATTGAATGCCCCATCACCGCAATGAACGATACTGAAGTTTATATCTATAATGCTTCTATCATTCAGAGCATTGGTGACATCTCTGGCTTCTATCCCGGCTATGTTGACTTCAGCCACGGTGTTAAGCTGACAGAGCTAAAAGTTGGTTCCGGTGTGAGCGGCTATAAGAATACGAACATGACCGATTTCGCTGTTGGTAACAACACTCTGCTGGAACATTTGAACCTGCAGAACGTGCCGAACCTGAAGAAGTCTATTGGTCTGACCGGATGCACCAGCCTGACAGAGTTTTATGCTGACGGCTCTGGCATTACCGGTGTCTCCTTTGCAAGCGGCGGCAAGATCAAAATCGCCCACCTGCCTGCAATCGCCAGTTTGACCGCAAAGAATCTGAACTATCTGACTGACCTGACGATTGAGGATTACACCAATATCACTACGCTGATCGTTGAGAAGTGTGCAACCATCGACCTGAAAGATATGCTGGGCAAGTGCACCAACCTGAACCGTGTGCGCATCACCGGCATTGATTGGGAACTGGCTGATACTTCCCTGCTGAATCGCCTGTATGCAATGAGCGGTCTGGATGAAAATGGCTACAACACTGACCATTCTGTCGTGGAAGGCAAAGTGCATGTGCCCATTATCCGTGAGCGTGAAAAGCTGCTGTACACAGAGCGCTGGCCTGATTTGGAGGTCACTTACAACACCATGATCAACCAGTATACTTGGAAATTCGTGAATAAGGATGGCGCTGTTCTGGATATCCAGTATATTGACAAGGGCGAGCGTGCAGTTGACCCTGTGACACGTTCTGACAATCCGATCCCGACACCTACCTTCCCGAGTACCATCAGTACGGTGTTTACATTCAGCGGCTGGGACACCGAGTTCACTCCTGTTTTTGAGAATCAGACTGTTACTGCTGTGTATGATGAATCTGTGCGTCAGTATCGTGTGCGCTATATGAATCGCGGCGCTGTTCTACAGCAGACAACTGCTCCGTATGGCTCTATGGTTCTGTATGATGGCGACACACCGACCTATACCAGCGAAGAGACTGCTTATAAATATTATCTGTTCAGCGGTTGGGACAAAGGCGGCTATGTCAATGGCGACAAGGATATCAATGCTGTCTATGATATATGCGAATACGTCAGCGGCTACTTCAGAGACAAGCAGCTGAGTGACCTGCGCCCTGTTGAGATCTATGCCATGACTAAGGTGAATCTGGAGCAGAGTGTTGTTTCTGACAAGGATGCTATCACCATCAAGATGGGTAACGACTTCACCTTCAGCGACGTAGAAGAGAAAGTTCTATTCAACGAGCCAAAGATCTTTACTGGCAAGAATTATGTCGATACCGGCGTATCTCTGCTGGCCGAAGATCGCAGCTGGGTTATGGCACTGGACTATCGAATCGACGAAGATTCTGCTGCAAACTCTGTGATTGCTCAATGCTTCCAGACCAATGGCATGAACGGTTTCCGCTTCTGGGTTAATAGTGGCTCTAAAGTTGCATGGGGCACTGAGTCTACAAACGGCGCTCATCTTGGTTCTCGTGATATGATCGTTCTGCGCCATACTAAGGGCGAAAATGGCATCCATGTTTATGCGGCAAACACCACTGCTGCTGAGATTGGCTATATTCGGCTGAACCGCACTCGCACCACACAGACGAACGCCACTCTGGTATTTGGTTGTGCTAAAGCAGACGACGGTGCTTATGAGCGTTACGCAAAGGGTACGATCTACTGGGGCAAGCTCTGGTATACCGACCTGGGTGACGCTGCCTGCCGGAAGTTGGCCGCATGGACACATGAGGACTTCACCTTCGAGGCTTGTGGCTTCAAACAGTATTACCTGAGCGACAATTCCAACAAGCGTTGTTCTATTAGCTTTATTCAGGCTGGGCTGCTTGGACAGAAGATGACTCTGAATACTGGTTCCACCAACACTGGCGGCTGGGCAGATGCGAATATCCGTACATTCCTTGACGGTCGTATTCTGAACGCTCTCCCGATTGGTTGGCAACAGATCATCAAACAGGTCAAGGTTGGCAGTACCATTGGCGATAAGAGCAGCGAAGTTGTGACTGCGGATAGTTATTTCTATCTGCCCTCTGTAGCCGAGCTGTTCCCCTCTCAGAATGTCGAGCCTTATATTTACGAAGGTACGGCAATCAGCTTTATGACCGATAATACCAGCCGCATCTGCAATGACGAGAATGGCAATCCTGCCGCATATTGGACACGAAGCCCGAATGCTCAGTATGGAAGTTATTTCTGGTCTGTGACTGTGACTGGCGAATATTACGGATTTACCCCTGCAAACAATGCACAGGGTATCCGCCTGATGTTCAGCGTTTAAGGAGGTGTTGAGAGTGTACTACAAGGTATTGAAAAATGGCCGGGTGATCGATGCTCTTGACCACCTGCGCTTTGTAAAGTATCAGCCCAAGCACGACATCATGGTGAACTGTACGGAGGATGATGCACAGGGAATTATCAGCAGCGACGGCAGTCATATCTGGCATGTGGACGGGTATTATCTCATCCCCTGCCCAGAGTATGACACCGTGGAACTGCAGGAAATTGACCTGTATGAATATGAGCAGCTGAAAGCCTTGGGTGGTAAAACGCCTGAGGCTATTATTGATGCTTACACTTTGAGTTTGATTCAAGGAGGGCTGCTATGAGCGACGAGAGGAAGTATAGCGAGTTCGTTGAGAGTATGCATCGGCTGTACAATGACGGAATGATTCAGGACAAGCTCCTGGACAATCTGTTTGCCGGGCACAAAATCTCAAAGGACGAGTATCTGTATATCATCAGGAAGGAGGTGTGATATGTATACCTTTTTGATCAATGAGGATAATACACTGACCGTAAGTAAGAGAGAACGCATTATGGAGCGCAGTAAGCAGGTGGATACCCTCCACTTTCTGGCTGACACTACATACAAGGGTGTTGACATGAGTGAGTTCACCGTGATGCTTGAGTATGTTCTGCCCATCAGCAAGCGATATAAGACAGAGATTCTGAAGAAATCAGAAGAGCTTTATAAGAACAAGCTGGAGTATAAGCTGCCTATCGACACCAACCTGACCAATGAGCCGGGCGATATCCAGATCCAGCTGACATTCGTTGATGTGACAATGGACCCAGATGGCACGACTGTTCAGCATGTGCGGAAGGTTGGCCCCGGCGTGATTACTGTTGTTCCCATCCAGAATTGGAGCGACATTGTTCCTGATGAGGCTCTGGGCGCACTTGACCAGCGTATTATCGCACTGAATGCACAGATCAAGGCACTGAGTGATCGTAATAACGCTATTCTGGATGGTAAGGCTGATGATCTGAGCTACAACGACGACCATACTCTGCAGCTGCTGGCCAACGGTAAGCCGATCGGCAGTGCGGTCAAGATTACTCAGGAGAGCGTCGAAACTGAAGACGGTAGTTTGCGGGTGGTTCCGTTCTAAGCCATCCGCTTCTTTTATAAGGAGGCAAAGATGGCACAGGCTAAATATTCCAAGCTCGGATATGGTAACGCCGAAGATGTAGAAGCTGCGATTGCGCTGGGAATGTTGGACGGCAGGGATATGATCATCACAAAGGATTCTTCAGAGTTCATGTATGTGCGTGATGACCTATCCGTTCAAAAGATTCGTCCCCGCAATCGTTGTTTTGCAAGCGTTACTGAAGCAAACGAGCAATTAAATGAGACGGAAGACACTTATGCAGGTCAAACCGTTATGGTGAAAGACGAAAATGGTAAATATGCTCCGTGGATCGTTCAACAAAGCGAAGCCACGGGGCTTTTTTCTATTGAACCTTTTTACGTTGAGCCGACAAATTTTGTTTGGCAAGAATTTTAAGAAAGAGAGGCAAAGATGGCTAATGTAAATTTTGGCTACGGTACAAAAGCGAATTATGATAAGCTGACTACCAAAGATGCCAATACATTGTATTTTATTACAGACACACGCCAGATTTTCAAGGGTACAGATGAGTACACCAAGAGCTGTAAACTGGTGAGCGCTCTGCCTGCAAGCGGCCAGATTCAGGGCCTGCTGTATATCCGTATGACTGACTATACCTTCCACATTTGGAATGGCACTGAGTTCGTACAGCTGAATCGCCCCATTGTGACTGAGATTCCCAATGCGGATGCAAGCGACGACAATCTGCCCACAACCAAGGCTGTGGCTGACTATGTGAATGCAAAGATCGCCGCAACCGAGGGCAAGGAAGGTCTGTTCGTTACGGATGTCACCTACTCCCCTGCTACCGGCACTCTGAGTGTGGCAAAGAACGGTGCTCCTGTCCCCACCGTGATGAGCGGCCTGACCCATGATCCTACCTATGATGCTGAGACCCGCACCATCAAGCTGCCTGTGTTTGGCGGCGATGAGCTGGTGATCAATCTAGGCAAGGATCTGGTTGTGAAGACCGGCACCTACAACACAGAGACTCACGAGATCGAGCTGACTATTACCACTGGTGAGGTCGTGAAGATTCCTGTTGGTGCTCTGATCGATATTTATGTTGGTGTAGTCACTCCTACTGCTGAGGTCACTGTTTCTGATGATAACAAGATCTCTGTTAATGTGCGTGTGTCCACCAAGGGCAATAACAGCATCACCGTTGAGGAGGATGGTCTATATGTTGCAGTGCCGGACGCTTACACCAAGGCTGAAGCAGACGCGAAGGTCAAGGTCGTTAATGACAAGCTGGACGAGCATATTAAGGATGCTGTAAAGCATATCACTGCTGACGAGCGCGCCGCTTGGAACGTAAAGCCCACTCAGGACGAGCTGGCTGCTGCGAAGGCTGAGGCGATTTCTACTGCTGCTGCTGATGCAACAAAGAAGGCTGATGCTGCTCTGGCTAGTGCAAAGACTTATGCAGATGGTCTGAATACCACCATGGATGGCCGTGTACAGGTGCTGGAAGGCGCTATCACTTGGAAATCTCTTGATGGCTAATTGATTTGTTTCACCACATGGCAATGACGCTGTGTGGTGAATCTTATTAAGCAAAGGAGTTGAGTATGGCAAATTTATCATTACGCGAGGTCGCACAATCTCAGCTGGATCAAGCTCCTGTGATTGACGGCCAACTGATCGTATGTACTGATACTGGAAGCACTTATCGAGATATCGGCACAAGACGAATTCAAATCAGCAAAGACTTGGAGATCGTAAGCTCGCTTCCGCTGGCTCCTTTGTCTAATAAGATTTACTACCTGCGTCCAGACAGCTTGTATGTTTATAGCGGCGATGACTGGATTCTTTTGAACCCATCAAAATTCACACTGGAAGCCGACAAAAACGCAGTCAATGGAGAAGTTAATATCAATTTAATCCTGAACGGTACGGCACAGAATAAAATCAAAATCGCTGGCGGTGGTGTGACCACAGTGACAACTGGCGAGACGGGCGATATAACGATTGATACCCCGCACCCGGATGAACTGCTGGCTGCACTGACGAATGATGAGATCGATGCGATCACTGGTGGCATGGTTGATGACAGCGGCAATCCCCTGCCTACGCCGCAGGTTGTGGTAGATGCGACACTGACTGTATCTGGACGTGCTGCTGATGCAAAAGTGACCGGCACAAGGATCTCTGAGGCGCTGAGTATTGCAAAATCGGCTGATGCTGGGCTGACCAATGTACGCACCGAGCTGAACAAGTTGAAGCTGGATTCTGTTGCAGTGGATAAGACACTGACAAAAGAGAATTTCGCTGCAGATGCCAAAGCTGTTGGTGATGCTCTGGCGAAGAAAGCGAGTGCAGAACATAACCACGATGACCGCTATTATACAGAAGATGAGGTCAATGTGAAGTTATCTAAGAAAAGCGATAGCGACCACACCCATGATGAGCGGTACTACCAGCAGAATGAGATTGACGAAAAGCTGAAGGTAAAGGCAAATACGATCAATATTCACACACTGACTATTCCAACCACAAGTTAGCTTACTGACGATACGGTGGACCGATATTCAAAATATATTGACCTCGACATCGACGGGATCACCTCAAAGGATGTTATTTCTATCAGCGTGACACCGGCCAGTGCGAAGGCGGCCTCTTATGCCCAGTTTGCAAACCCGGAGACCTTTGATGGATATGTGCGTCTGAGAGCTGTATCAGTTCCAACGACTGCGATTACAGCTCAGTATTATATCGTGCAGGGCGGCGGACAAACAGATAGCGGTAGTGGTACTGTTGTTGAAGGGTATACCAAGGCACAGGTGGATAATAAGATAGCGGCGGCAATTAAGGTGGCCAAGGAAGAACAGAAGCTGCTCGATCACCCTGTTGGAAGTATTTATCAAAGTGTAGAACCGACAAGCCCTGCTGAATTGTTTGGAGGAGAGTGGCAGAAAATTGAAGATCGTATGTTGATTGCTGCAAGTAGCACGTATCCTGTAAAGAGTACGGGTGGCGAGGCGACACATATTCAAACAACTGAAGAAATTGCTCCACATAGTCATATAATGGTTCAGACAGGAAATAAATCCACTCATTCTATTCTTGCCATGGGAAGAGATGGCTCTTATGTTGATTCTGATTACTATCTTTCATTTGGCAATGCGGTTCAGGCTTTTGATGATTATAAAGTTAGTATTGGGACTACAGGTGAAGGCAAACCTATGAATATCCTCAACCCATATTACGCCGTTTACACATGGCTCCGTACTGCATAATCACATTGTAAAAGGAGGACTACGAAGTATGGCAATCGGGAACTTAAATATCGCAGGGGGGGGGGTTAGAAGCCTACCCTATTGGCTCGATTTATATGAGTTTTAATTCTACTGAACCAAGTATACTGTTTGGTGGAACGTAGGAAAGAATCAAAGATAGATTTATTTTAGCAGCTGGAGATAGCTATACGGCTGGAGCGACAGGCGGCGAGGAAAAGCATGAACATAATTGGGGTTTGCGATATAACTTGTTTTATGGTGGATTCATGGGTGAAGACAATAAAGTTTTAAGAGGATTAAAGTATAATGAAGCTAATATTGCAGGAACTGTCGAAGGTGTAAATATAGGAGATTCTAAGGAAATGGTTTCAAACACAGGTATTGGCGATGCCTACACAACAAACACTCGTAATTCTGCCGGATATAATTTGATTTCAAACACCAGTTCCGCATCTTCCATGCCGCCCTACTTGGTCGTTTATATGTGGTATCGCACCGCATGATTGCGGCAATTTTCACTGCTAAAATATTCGTTTTATAAGGAGGAAAAATATGGCGCTAGGAGAAATGAATAGCGGGAACGAAAAGCTCCCTGAATGGAGTGACGTGCAGAATAAACCGAACGAATTTAACCCTGCCGCTCACATACATAATGACCTTTACCCTGAAGGAGACAATCGGAATGATAACACTTCTCCGTCTGATTATTATGGTGTTGATGGCGGCTATAATGGTCGGCTGATTTTTCGTGGTTTGAAGCTTAGTAGCAAAATTGGGCTGTCAAGTGGTCATGCATGTGCGTTTTTGATTGGTTTATCTTCTTGGTACGATGAATCAGGCGGTGGTTCTTTTGAATTCGCTTTTAGCAATGGTAACATTTACTATCGTCAAGGCACAACTTCATGGGGTGACTGGAAGAAAATTGCTACAGCTTAAAGGAGGTACGAATTATGGCTTTAGGAAATATGAATATTGGTGTTGATAGTGAGTTTATTCCGTCCAACCTCAATACGGTTCTTACCCCCCCCCCACAGATTCTGACGAAGTTGTGATGAATACGAGTGCCGCAGGGTATCACCGCAAGCCACTAAGTGCATTGTGGAGCTGGATTAAGAGCAAGATGGATGATGAAATTATCACTATCACAAAGAGCATTACTATAACAACAGACTGGCAAGATACAGGAATTAAAGGGAATGATATTCCTGGATTTGGTACATACGCGGTACAGTTTCATGGTGGAAATCCAACGATAAGTATCTGGGGAGATTATTTTTCAGGTATTATGACATGGTACAACTCTGAGACAAACAACGATGATGCAGACGAAATATCGCTTCATTGTGCTGGTCATGCTCGAAATGGTAAATTGTTTTATCTTAGAACATTGCGTCATGGTCGAGGCGGTGATGATTTGACATTGCAAATTAAAGGAAGTTCTGCTGCGTCGAGTGCCGATATTTTTACATTCAAATTCCGCAAACTGATATAAACAACGCATTGCAAATAAAACGTTTTATAAGGAGGCGATCACATATCGATGAATGATGAAAAGAAAAGTTGGCTAGACAGAGCGGGCGCGGTTCACCTCTGGAAAACGATTGAGGCTATACTCGGAACAAAGGTAGATAAAATTGAAGGATTCGGCCTGTCCAGCAACGACTATACAACAGAAGAAAAAAAGAAGCTTGCTAGTTTAAGCGACCCTGATGTAGCTACTACTGAAAACAACGGCTTGATGAGCTCGTCTGATAAGGCAAAGCTGGATGGCATTGAAGAGGGAGCAAATAATTATACTCACCCAACATACGAAGAAAAACAAGCTGGGCTATATCGCATTAGTGTGGATAACACAGGTCATGTGGCGACAGCAGATAAAATGACAAGTGACGAGCTGGCTGCAGAGGGTGTCTCCCCTGTTAACCATACACACGATCTGGGCAAATTGGCAGATACACTGGAGACGAGTGCTGACGCTGTCGAAGATGCTGACACTGTCATGGTTGGCGCTACAGTTACAAGTGGTGATGGCAGTGCGACCACGAAGTACACCCGCAGACCACTGGCTGCCTTATGGAACTGGATCAAGAGTAAGACGGATACGTTGTATGCTACTGTTGGACATACACACAATTACGCTGGTTCTCCTGAACCAGGTGGTGATGCAATCAGAGCGCTTGCCGTAAAGGATTACGCTGGCAGCCAAACAATTGAAATCGGCTATGCATCTGCTGGTCTTACAACTTCTAATCTGACGCACATTGCAGGCTATACGGATAACGGCACGAAGATTAAAGATGTTTCCAAGGATGTGCTGAAGAGTTGGATTGGGTTGGCGGATTATCTGCCTCTGAGTGGTGGCACGATGAGCGGTGCGCTTAATTTTGCAAACAATACATGGAATCCGGTTGGAGATGACGTACAAATTGGAGACCATGACACATCTGGCTCTTTTTATATCCAAGGTTTAAATGGTCCTACAAATATTAAGTTGAAGAAAAAGGGTGACACGTCAATAGGATCTGGTGACTCTGCGACTATCACCTACGATGGTGGCAATTTAATTATTGATAAAACTATTCAAGCGAATTTACAGGGCACTGCCGATTATGCTAATAACTTAATTTTTCAAAAAGATCAAGGTATAGACACGAGCTCTTTGAACGTAAATACATGGTATCCTGTTATTTGTCAGCTACCTTGGACGACACTTTGTCATATTGAGTGTTGGACGGGACTTGGAACCAGTGGCAAACCATCGTGGGCAACACATAGTTCTGGATTTTACGCAGATTTGGATATGCTTGCCACAGCATCTGGTTGGGGCTGCACAAATGCACATACGGTTAAAATACTTGATACATGTAGTTGGTGTGATACGAGTGCCGGTAAACCTATTGGATATAGTCAGGTTACTACGGATTCACTCGCTGTTTTTTGGGTGCGCGGAGGAGGATATTATCACTTCCGTTCCAGTACGGCAGAAAATTAGACATTGATAACTGGATCACATTCAACAAATACTGGAACATTAAAACCCACTACATCGTATCCAGGTATAAATTATACACCAAGCTGTCTTGATCCTGCCTCAGTTATATCGAATATATATCCCGTTGGTGCTATCTACATGTCCACCAGTTCAACCTCACCTGCTTCCATATTTGGTGGCAGCTGGCAGAGCATTGCTTCCGAGCGTGTGCTGATGGGCGTTTCCAGTTCCCATGGTGCTGGTTCAACAGTGGACGCTGGTCTGCCGAATATTAGCAGTGGTAGTGATGCCGCATTGGATATTCAAGGTTCGTGGGGTGCTCCCAATTGTAAAGCTCCGTTTGCACAGACATGGCAGGGTAACTCGGAATTGTCTTCTTCTACATGGAGCAGCACACCAAAAGTCATTAGTGCACGATTTGATGCTTCTCTGTGTAATTCGATTTATGGTCGCTCAAGCACTGTTCAGCCAGCAGCCTACTATGTCTATATGTGGCGACGTACTGGCTAATTGGAAAGGAGAAATACTATGAAAACAATTGATGAATCTGGCAATATTATCGAAAATCCCGACCTTGAAAAAGGCTATCTTGAGCCCGCTAAGGAAACGGTGCACCATGAAGCAATTGAAGGTGTTGAAGAGCAGTATCACTAGGAGACTATTGCTGAATATCCGAATGGCGGCAAAGACGTAGAAAAAGTCATTGATGTTGAAGGTGTGAAAGCAAAAGATGCATGGGATGAAGAAGTCGATGTGATGAAATATGTCCTATACACTGAAGCAGAACTGACGCAGCGTCTTAATCGCTATAAAGAGATGCGTATCAACGAGAGTAAGGACAATCTCTCTACCTTCCTGTCTCTGCATCCAATTCAATGGTCTGATGGCAAGTATTACAGTGTCACCAGCGAGAAGCAATCTCTTCTTACAAGCAATCTTGCCCTATATCAGATCTCTACAGCCGCCGGGCAACCTTTTAAACTGACTTGGAACTCTACAGGTGATGAATGTGTGGAGTGGACTTATGATGATCTGGCCGCACTGGCACTTGCGATTGGTGTGTATGTGAAGCCCTTTGTCTCTCATCAGCAGGAATTGGAGATTGGCATCAAGGCATGTACGACCATCGCAGAGGTAGACGCTATTGAAATTAGCTATGATGCTGTATTGGCAGAATATCTGGATCTTCACGCAGATAAGGATGTGACAGAATGAGCAACAAACTTCGTGAACTAATCAAATGTGGCATCCTCTTTTTGATCGGAGGAGCGCTTTATTATTGCATTGAGATTCTGTGGCGCGGGCACTCTCATTGGACGATGGCCGTTGTCGGTGGCATCTGTTTTCTTGTGATCGGTGGACTGAACAACTATATTCCCTGGGAAATGCCACTTTGGAAACAGGCTGGTGTTGGAGCGTTCTTTGTGACCGCTATGGAGCTTGTGGTGGGTATCCCGCTGAATTTGATGCTTGGCCTGCATATCTAGGACTACTCTTCCCTGCCGTTCAATCTGTTGGGCCAAATTTGCCTGCCGTTTACAGTGCTATGGTTCTTCCTTGCGCTGCTGTGCATTTTTGTTGATGACTGGCTGCGTTACGTTCTATTCAATGAAGAGCGCCCGCATTATCATTGGCGTACTGTATGTGATGGCGAAAAACGCACATAAAGAGAAAGAGCCCCTGTGACGATGGCTACATCACAGAGACTCTAACTCACGCAACAACTCATAAAAATGAGGTTGTACTAGCCCGATGGAGGGTTTGTACTGCTCTCACTATATCATGTTGGTAGTATTTTGTCAATTGAAAGGAGGAATTATGGCGCAGGAAATCTTAAAGCCGATGTTGTTAGACGAAACAGGCAAAGAAATCGTGGCAGCACTGAACGCTATTGTTACACAACTGACCGCGATCAATGAAACACTGAAAGCCAAAAACACAGACAGTGGTATGAATGGTGGTGAAAAGACATGATAGGAAGTTTGAACGCCGCACCTCACGTCTATTCTTTTACCATACAGCAGCTGTAGGCCATGTTACTGAGCATCTGTGGTGGCATCACTGTTATTTCAGCCGCTATCGCTGTTATCATCAAGGCAATCAATCATGCGAAAGCCCCAGATGACAAACAAAACGAGCGACTGAATGCCCACGATACAGAGCTTGAGAAGATCAATAGAAAACTAGGTGCAGATAAAGACAGGCTCGACCTGTTTCAATCAAAGCTGGTCTCATTAGAAGAGCACCAGAAAGAAAACAGTATCACGCTGGAAGTACATGACCGCAAGATCCTCGAAGCAGAACAGCGTATCGGCCACAGTGAGCAGGGCAACAATGTCACCATGAAGGCTCTGCTTGCACTTCTCAGTCACGGTATCGACGGCAATGCGATCGAGCCAATGAAGGAGGCCAAGGTTGCACTTGAAAATTATTTGATCGATGGTCAGAACAACACAAAGAATATTACGAACTAACCCGAGACTGCGTGTCCCGGGCTTTTTTATTTTGGAGGTTTATTATGATGGATATTATCAATGAGCTGGTTTCCGTTATCGTCCGCCTGGTTATTGCTGGCGCTGGCACTGCCTTTATGGCCTATGGCATCCCCTATCTGAAAAAGATCGGTGTGTACAAGCTGGTACAGATCGCTGTTCGTGCCGCAGAGAAGCTGGGCGCAACCGGCGCTATCGAAAAGGCCGACAAGAAGAAATACGTTATGGAAGCTCTTGAGCGTCTGGGTGTGAAGATCACTCCGACCATTGAGACCATGATTGAGGCCGCTGTCAAAGAGATGGACATCCAGAACGATAAAATCAAGGACGAGTTCAAAAAGAATTGAAGGTGTAATGAAATGGGTGTTATTACATACTCTATGAAGAAGGACTAGAACAAAAAGGTGTCGGCTCATTTTTCCGTCTATGAGTTCGCCTGCTCCGATAAGAGTGATACAGTTCTAGTTGATAGTCAGCTGATTGAAGTGCTAGAACAGATCCGCGCTCACTTCGGCGCTCCTGTCCACATCAATTCTGGGTATCGTACTCCTGCCTATAACATCTCCATCGGTGGAAGCCCTCGTAGCCAGCATTGCCTTGGTACTGCCGCTGATATCTGGATCAAAGGCGTTGATCCGATTCGGATCGCACTGTATGTATCTTCCCTGCCCTACTTTGCCAAGAGTGGCGGTATTGGATATTATAGCCGTGCTGTGCTTACGAGCGGCTTTGTTCATGTTGATGTGCGCACTACACGCAGCCACTGGATCAGTAAATCCGGTACAAAATATATCAGTGTAGCCAATCTTATGCCGACTATCAGACAGGGTGCGAAAGACGCTACGAACGGCGCTTCTTATGCTGTGACTGTACTGCAACGGCATCTTGGTGTTAAAGCTGACGGCATCTTTGGCGCGAATACCAAGGCGAAGCTGATTGAGCATCAGAAAGGACACGGGCTGGTTGCAGATGGCATCTGTGGACCTGCTACATAGGGTTCGTTTTGATGGCAGATAACCAGAATACATTTCGTGCAGGAGACAAAATCAAATTAGACGGAATATTATTTTCAAACAGCCAAACACACTGCGGTATGCGCCGCTCTGGTGAATGGTATATTTTTGATGGGAAACTTGTGAACGGGCGCTATCGAGTGACAAATCTTGAAAGTCGCATTGGCAAGTATCCAATTTCAGTCAATGTATCGGGCTATGTAGAACCGAGTGATATTGAGCTGATATAAAACGAATGGGGTATTGATCCTTAATTGGACCAGTACCCCATTTTTTAGCATTTATTTCTTTTCAGCGCAACTACAAAAATCGTCAGGTTTAGTATACACAGGCTTAGAATCATCCAGCGTGAAGTGGGCGCAGCTACACAGATCTCCATGCTTGTCCCATGCGTTCCAAAAATCGCAGTCTCTACAACGAATAATTGCAACGATATCTACAGCAGGAGCTTGTTTCAGGAGGCTCCTCAACGTTCGGTATGATGTTTCTCTGCAGCCTTTAATGTTCTCTACTCCAACCATAGGCTCATACATCCCACAACGAACCCACTCCTGTTGATAAAAAGCATCTGCATCAATAATTTTCCCCATAGCATTCTCCTAAATCTCAGCTTTTATCAAAAATCAGAATGCAGCACAACCGGGGAACGACTGTCTACATCACAGAACACGCACTCCCATTTTGGAGATTCCTCGTAATATTTATAGTTTCCTTGCGGTTTCCATGTTAAAACTAAAACATTTTTTTGACTGCTATAATAAGCAGCATTCACCCCTGTTGCATCACATTCCCAGCCGCTATCCGTTTCGATAAAAACATCACTTGGTAGCTTTTCCAGAATCTTAATTAACTCTGTAGCAATCATATAAAACTCTCCTAGAACTTAACTTTTATCATAATTTTAAATAATGCGCAGGAGCATCTTTCATAAGAAGCAATACAATCTGTTCGTATCGTTTATGCGCTTCTTCCGTAATGGCATATTCCAACGCTCTCACATCGGGAAACTGTAAATTTTCTGATAAAATCTTGAGCGTCGAAGTTGATTCCAACACACCGTTTCCGTTCTTGAACTCGTAAACGCTCTTGCATAATGCAATCAAATCGTTATCACTAACATGAGCGATATAATTGTTCATTTCTCCATAGGTCATAAAATTCTCCTAACTTGGCTTTGTTTACTTGATCTCCTCTGACAACCACTTTTCCCAGCCGCCAACTGTGTGCGGGCAATTATCCTGCTGTGCGACCAGTTCATTTAAGAGCGCTGCCAACTCATCATCTGACATCTCACGAATGGCCTGCGCTTTGTTATTTTTACGACCGAATTCATTCAGGCCATGTTTATGTAGAACGAAGCCGAGTGCGACATCAAGTATTGCTGGATTGTTCATTGGATTTGTCCCCTTTCATTGCTTCAAGAGCGTCCTTCATTTCTTGTTCCCAATTAGGATGCTGATCAATATATTTTTGATATATCATCTTCTCAGCTTCTTTTCGAGTTTTGATTGCATCGTTAATATCTTCATACATGCCAAGGTGGATTCGCCTACCTTTAAAGGTTATGGTCGCTTTATACTTGTTACCATCTTTGCAAACACCTGTCACGCCAGTAGTCGAATTGCGATTTATCTTTCCTTCAAGTCGCGCCTTTATAGACGTTAAGCTGGAACCGTCTACGTTTGATATCTTTTTAATTGTCTCAGCGGGCTTAGCAATATTATTTGTGCATTTCTTACACTTGTTGATTTTCTTCACTTGAGACAAACGCATCTCTGCTGGACGATTACATAAAGGGCAAAGCCCAGTACAAAAATAATCTCGTTCTCCTTCTTTTTTATAAACGTCGGTTATCTTCCATCCGTTTATGACAGAGCCGATATATTGTTCTCTGCGCTTTTTTAGAATAGATTCGCTACGTTTTTTATCGCATCTTGTAGTTTTAGCTGGACGACCACCATCTGGTTTCATATTACTTTTCCTCTTCAGGTAGTGGCCCAAGCTTATACATCCAGTTCGGGTCTTTCCGCATTACAAATGGTTTTCTTAGCTCACAAAGATGGTCATGTCTCGCTTTATATTCAAAATAATTTTGTTCGTGCTCAGGAGTATCACGATTTAACTCGTACATGACATATTGCTTGCGAAGATTTCGAAGCGCTTTAATAATAGCATCTTCTTTTTCCATAGACATTGGTTCAAGGGCATCAATATAGTCATATTCACCAGTCGCGTCAAACTGTCGCTTTGCTTCGGCACTAAGCATCTTCCAAGTGATAGCTTCATACGCCAGCTGATACATCATTTCGTCGCTATAATGAGAGTATGGATCAACAATGCCGGTGCCTTTTGATAGTTCTACGTCACGATCGTGTTGTTTTTTAATTTGTCTCTCGGCTTCTTCTACAACAGCATCCATATCAACGTTCATGGAGACACCTTTGTATCGCACTACAGATTTGAAACCGAGCTTCTCACACATAGTCATCGTTGATATCCTCCTGATTTATTTTATACCCGTTCTTTTGCAGATAACAAAATCTTGCGGTAGAATCCATCAGCAAACCATGCGCCTTCCCAACGATGCGGCAATGGCTTCCTCAGCACTTCGATATCCACAAGACTCATAAGGCCGGTACTATCGTCTCTAAAAACTTGAAGGCGAACGATTCTATTCTGCTCAAGGCCAATTTCGCGAGTGATACGACCTTCGTCATCGAACGGATCTTCACATACCCATTCTAAGGCATCTAGGAAGTCCTGTGGCGTGATATCTGTGTGTTCGACCCAGTTGTTACATATGCGGCTTTCGCCGGCCTGTACGATTCTCTTTTTGGCCTCGTAGTTCACAGAAGGATTCGTCATGGTTCTCGCCTCCGTTTTTCTTTGACTACATTATATCACAGGCTGTATACGATAGCAAACAAAAGGCGCAGGTTACCCCACGCCTTGTGATGATGCGCCGCTTGGCACATCGGTTCAAATACGGTTTTCAATTTTAATGCTTCTACTAAAAAATCGCCGGATTGTCACATCAAGGCTCTGTTAATTAAGACTCAAAATCGGACTTGATTGCTACGCTTTGTGCGGTCTGTGAGTGCACCGCTGTGGTGTAGATAGAAAATTGGTGTAGTAGTGGTGTAGTAGAGAAGAAAATCCCTCTATTTTAATCGTTTTTTCGTAACTTTTACAAATAGCGCTCAAATGTGTTCAAAATAAGGGAACGGCGTGTAAATTACAGAAAGAGAGCTTTTGTGCGGCATAACAACAAAAAACGCCGCCTCCCAAAGGAGACGGCGCTGAAAAGACCAGTAA